TAATTTCTCTACACATAAGAAACATTCTTTTCAATTTTGTTCATAATAAATATAACATTTTCTCGTAAACTTTTCAACTTGTCAATGTCTTTGGTTTGACTCGTTTGATTTTCTGACAACGATATTGCTGTATCTATAAAATTTAAAGCGGTTTTGTAGTCATCGTTTAATAGCAAATTATCTATAGCTGTGTAAAATGACAATTCGTCTGTAATAAATAAAGGCTGCGCCGACGAGATCATAAGGGGATTCTTGTATTTAATTCCGTACAAGTTTTTGTTTATGTTAACGATAAGTTTGTTCATTTCTCGCCGCAATTGATTCAAGTCTTTTGTAGTTTTATAGTCACCCTGCAGCATTGCGTTAATATCTCTAATAAATCGGCTCTTTAAAGTGTTAAGATTTGTTATTCTATTTATTTCTAAATTCATTTGTCTAACTTTTTCTCTTCTTTTAAGTTCATCAATTTCATTTACTTCAGGTACAGTGTCGGATTCGTTTATTTCGGGTACAACTTCGAGTTGTAAAATATGTGAATTTTTAATTAAATTTAGTTCAGCAAATATCAAATCTTTTTTATGCATTTTGGTTTCTTCATCATCGGAAAGGGCAATTTTTTTTGTTCTTTTTTGTTTTTGCACTTCCCAATCTGATGGATCATCGGACGTTTCCGTGAGGTCATCTGAAGTTGATTCTATAACACGTCGTCTTTCATCCATTGTGTTGGCGATAATTGATAGAATCGAAGTATCTTGTTTTTTATTTTCTTTTTTATTGCTCATAATTTTTTTTTCGATATCAGTATTGTTTTTTTTATTTTTAAACTTGAGAGCCATTTCATCCATCAGATTCATTGGCGCCGGTTTTGACGATTGTTTTACTATTGATGTTTTTAATTCTGTCAATGTTGGCGGAGACATATTTGTTTCCAACGATAAAGGAGGAGGTGGTGGTGGTGGAGGAGGAGGTGGTGGCGGCGGAGGGACAGCTGTAATGGGTTTAGGATCGTTTATAGTTTCTATTAACATATTAGTTTTTGGTGGTTCAGGAACAATAATAACATTTCCAGTTTCATTTTCTAATGTTTTTGCATTTTCATTTTCTACAAGTTTAACATCATTTTGATTAGTAACAATGTTAACATTTTCAGTTTCGTCATCTTTATTTTCTATAAATGAATTATTTTGATTAGTAACAAATTTTTTCGAGTTTGTTTTTTCGGTAATTTGATTTGGCATTTCTTCAAATGGTTCGGTAACAATAAAATTATTGTCCAATTCTATTATTTCGTTTAATATCGCATCGGCTTTGGACATTTCGTTTAATTCTTTTTCTCTACCGTAGTCTTTATATACATTATAAAATTCTTGTAACTTTGCAGAACTATAATTGAATTTCAGTTCATCAATAATTGTTTGCAACAAAATTTTATATTTATTGCTTTTATTAATTTTGTCTACCATTCCTTGAATTGTACTAATTTTATTAAAAACGTTAATATTGACCGGCGTCGCATCAGTCATTATATGATTCATAACACTTTTGTTTTCATACACATATTGTCCTAATTTTAGCATCTCTATTGCCTCTTTTCTGGATAAAGTCACAATTCTATCAGAATGTTTCATAGCATTTTGTAAATTTTTAATATTTGGTATACTTATAGCGTTAATAAATTGCCTAAAGTTTAGTGTATCATTAAGTAATCGCAAATTTTCTAACGTTGAAATTCGATTCATTTTAACAATGACAATTGCTTGTGACTTAGAAAATTTTAGCAAACAATTTGCCTTACATAAACAACGTAAAGAGAATAATGCTTACGATTCGATTGATCTATTCGTCTTGCAGAAACAATACAATTTAGAAAATGGTAAATACGGCAAAGTGTGCGTTTATAAACATGAACCTACACAAAAAGAGTTTCTTGTAAAATATCTAACGTTAAAGAGTTTTAAACCTATCGAACCTCTTGTTCACAATTTAATGAAAGACGACAAACATTTTATAAATTTATACCATTATTATTTTGACACAAAAAACGCCGTTCTAGTTATGGATTTTATAAAAAAAGGAGATTTATTTGATTACATTCGGCAACAGCCAAGATTAAAAGACAAAGAGGTGAAATTAATAATTCGTCAATTGGGCGAGGCGTTGAATGCGTTACACAAACATAACATAATACATAACGACGTAAAACTAGAAAATGTTTTGTATAACAATAATTTAAAAAGGGTCTATATTTGCGATTACGGTCTATGCAGTCGAGTGGGTACAAAATCTCGACTAGAAAATGGTACATTAGACTACTTTTCGCCAGAAAAAATCAAAGAGCTCGATCATCAATTACATTTCGACTGGTGGGCAATCGGCATATTGACTTTTGAATTGTATACAAAACAAAATCACCCATTTAAACGAAATTTATCTGAAGAATTAACTATTGAAAAATTGGAACAGAGACAATCAAAGCCAATAAAGTTTCCTAGCTACATTAACGAGGAGGCTAAATCATTTATTAATAGTTTATTAACCTACAATATTTCACATAGACTAATGGATTATGAAAAAATAAAAACTAATACATATTTAAAATAATTTATTCATGTTTTGTTATTTTATTAGGTACAAAATAGTTCACTATACAATATTTCACATAGACTAATGGATTATGAAAAAATAAAAACCAATACATATTTAAAATAATTTATTAGGCACAAAATAGTTTACTAACCTATGGATTATGAAAAAATAAAAACCAGTACATATTTAAAATAATTTATTAGGCACAAAATAGTTTACTAACCTATGGATTATGAAAAAATAAAAACCAGTACATATTTAAAATAATTTATTAGGCACAAAATAGTTTACTAACTTATGGATTATGAAAAAATAAAAACCAATACATATTTAAAATAATTTATTAGGCACAAAATAGTTTACTAACCTACAATATTTCACATAGACTAATGGATTATGAAAAATTAAAAACTAATACATATTTAATGTTTTGTTATTTTATTAGACACAAAAGTGTTATCGTCCTTTTTATTTTTACTGGACGAAGCTACTTGCGAAAATGTGCGTTTGCGCTTGTTAATTCTAAAAACAAACCCTTGTTTGGGTTTAATATCATCCGACGCAAAAACAATTTGACAATCATTGTCATCATTGTTGTCGTCGTCAATCACTATTTGAGGCTTCTCAATCGAAACAATCTGACAATCGTCGTCTTCAGGCTCTTCGATCTCTTCTTTTACGATTATATCCTCGACATAATCATAATCCATTGTTGTTTCTTCATAATCTATTGTTTCTTTTTTAATTTCTTTTTTAGGGACGATTTCTTCATATTCTTCATTTTGCTCGCTCGTTGGCAATAACGAATCATCTACCCTTTCTCTGTTATTTGGAAAGGGCAGTTCTAATTCATCTTCAAAACCAACATCAATGTATGAAGGTTGTTCTAAGGTTGCTAAAATGGACGGAGTTGTGGATCCAATTGCGACATCTTCGGCATTTTTTAATATATTTACGGCTTCTTCCACAACATTTTGAAATTTTTTCTGATTATTCATAATTTTTTTTATATCATTAATAGTGTCATTATTTTCAACACTACTATCGCTACAATTTATGTTAGTTTTTTTATGTATTACCGATTCTAATTCAGTTTCATCGATAATGTTTTCTGGTTCAGTTTCATCGATAATGTTTTCTGGTTTACTATTATCAATTATCGATTCTAGTTCTTGATCACTTTCATTGCCGTTGTCCGATTGATCACTTTCATTGCCGTTGTCCGATTCTTCTGATGATTCTTCTGCTTCAGTTTCTTGTTGATATATTGAAGCGTTGTCCCTTTCTTCGTCGTCTGCAACCGATTCATCGTTGTCCGAATTTGAAGATCTTGTTTCATCGGCTAATGATGTAGAATTGTCATCATCGGCAATTCTTTCAGAATTCTTCATTCTGTTGGAAATCTTGCACACCAAACATTCTTCTTTTTGTAAACTTTCAAACGCACATTTTAAACACAAGCGATGTTGGCAAGTTTCATGTATGTGATATGTGTAATACAATTTACACGCGCTACACATGGTGAACCAATTGTCGATTTTATGCTGCTCAAAATGAGAAACCAAAGGAATGGTCTGTTTGGTTATTAAAAACTGCAATTTTTGATGGTGTTCGTTGATTGCTTTAAACACATATTTATCGATTTTATACAATATGTATCTAATGGCGCCATGAAAATCATCTTCATCTCTAAATTCTAGGCCGATTTTGTTGTAGGTTTTGTATAATTCCGCGCTATGTAAAATTGCTTCTTCGCGAGTGCCATTTTTAATGACTTTATTGATGTAGTCATAAATATTGATATACTTATCTTTGTCGCCGATAATTTTCTTGTAGTGACGCACGTAATCATCCAAACAAAATTTGACATGTTCGATCACGCAGCATTTTGTTAGCGAAGTTAAAAAACCTTCTAGTTTCTTACGTATGCTTGATCCCGCCGGTATTTGTTGGATGTGTTGTGCAAAGTCTTCAAATTTGCTGGTAAAATTGTTGCGCGTACGCCAGGTTACGTTTCTAAACGTAAATGTTTGGTTTTGTTCGCACACAAAACCGATATGCTGTTTCTTGTCGCTCCGAGACAAATGCAGGTAAATGTCCATCCGTGTAGTAACTTTGTTGTAATTGAACTGAAGGCATCGATATGATTCCTTCAGATTCTCATTCTGTGGACAAAACATTTTAATTTAATTACAAATAAAATTATATAATAAATAAATATATATATATATATGTATATATATATATATTTCTCAATACGCTATCTAATTTTTTATTACTCACCAATATCAAAGCCATAGCTGTAGCCGCACGAACCGTTGTAATGGATTGAAACTTGAAACAAAAATGAATTCCATTTTCGATTGTACCCACTTATATACTGGCCGTATCAACGTTTTATTTTTTGATTAAATTAAATGCCCAATCATCAAATGATATCATAGATAATAATATCAGAGATAATAATATCATAAATAATGATATCATTGATTGTAAGTTTTTTGCTGTGCAAAAATGTGACTTAAATCGTAGTATATTGAGAGCATATAGTACAGTGAAGACTATGTAAGTAAAATAGTCTACGAATCGAAATTTTCCACAGGATATGGGCGAGTCATAATTAGTGACCTTTTTTGTACTGCAAAAAAATTCATATCTGATATGGTGATCAAAACAGATAGATTAAATGATAAAATAAACAGCCTCGTGATTCTAGTCACGTAGTCACATTTGGTCAGTGGCAGTTCTGTATATATAGGCGGCAGTTTCGTGATGTTAGCATTCAGTTTCGACTGTCCTCTACCAAGACTACACTACAAGCGAACCATCGCTCTACTACAACTAATCATCGCAACCGAGTAAGTTTTTATTTCATCATGTTTCGCCACTCCAATGCCACCGCCGCTCTGAAGAATGGAAAGGTCAGTAAGATCACTAGGAGACCTGTGACTCGATCATTATCCAATGGACCCATAACTAGGTCTATGTCGACCACCAGAAAGACTACTAAAGTAGCTTCTACCGGAATCAAGACTAACTCGGGCCGCTCCATTGCATCAACAAAGGTACCTAAATCTTTGTTTGAAATTGACTCGCTCGGAAGAGTTAAAATTGACTCACTCGGAAGAGTTACACTTGTTAAACCTAGAAGTAAAATGACTAAGCTAGAATTGTGGAACTGCGACATAGAATACAATAATTTAATAAAAACCAATAGAATAATGACATATCTTGCGGCACAAGAAATTGACCTATGTTTGGCGGCAGAAGAATTGCAAGACAATAGAAAAATCTCTGATGAATTAGAATCGTGGCAGAGAGATAGGAGAGAAATCCTTTATCAATTACTATTAGAAGAAGAAAAAGCCGAAGATGCCCAGGAACCAGAAGATGCCCAGGAACCCGCCGAATCAGATGAACCATTTGAAGAACCCGAAGATGCCCAGGAACCCGAAGCTGAAGATATCCAAGAACCCGAAGCTGAAGATATCCAAGAACCCGAAGATGCCCAGGAACCCGAAGATGCCCAAGAACCCGAAGATGCCCAAGAACCCGAAGCTGAAGATATCGAAGAACCCGAAGCTGAAGATATCGAAGAACCCGAAGATATCGAAGAACCCGAAGATATCGAAGAACCCGAAGCTGAAGATATCGAAGAATTCGAAGGTACCGAACTATTTGCATACACATATTAACAAATTGTAAATAACTTTATAAATGTATTGTAATAAAATATTATAAAAAATTAGTATTTTGTTTTATCCCTCACCCCATATATAAGCAGGTATTGACTCAAAACCTTTAGTTAGGCTCAACATTTCGTTAAGCGCGTTACTGCTCTAGGCTCTATCTACAGTTGATTAGTTACAGTTGATCTAGTTACTTGTAGCCACACACTCTAGCTCCTAGTTACTTGCTCTAGATACATTAGCCTCTAGCTCTAGCCACATACTTTAGCTACAGTCTTTATGCATTTGCTCTAAACGGGTTACAAATGGACCAAACACTGCTATCATATTCGCCGTCATACTCTCCGGTGCCGTTCGACGAAGATATTGTAAACTGTTACAAAGGGCGAGAGCTGAACTTGGAATTGTTGCGGAAAAGAATTGAAGAGATAAAAACTGATGCGACGACCAACTATTATTCTTCAGAAAGTCCCGAGCTGAGCCCCAATAAAATGCGGCCGTCGTCTCCACCGTTGCAGACACCGACGTCGCCCCACATAGATGAAAAGGTGTTTGAAAACAACTTAAGAGAAGCTTCTATCACTGCAGAGAAACTGATGGCTTCAACTCCGTTGCCCAAGCGCAACTATGGCGCCGACAAAAGTAGTTCCAAACGAAACGCTAGGCGCAGACTAAACTTTAATCCATACTGATGTATGACACATGTGTATATATCTGGTTAAATAAATGTAACAATAATAAGATGCTGTCTTTTAATTTATAACCATGAGCTTTTTTACAAATTTACGTAGAGTGAACAAAGTTTATCCCAATAACAATCAATTTGTTTTAGACAATTTACAAGTGATTAACACAGCACCGCCTGGCTTTTCCAATATATTATCTAATCCAATAAGTGTAAATATTGGAGATAGGTTTTTACCTGGATATAATATAGGAAATAATACATTAGTTAGCACTGCCGATGTCAACAGAGTTATGCGTAATAACGATGTCGGTGGTATAAGATCAATATTTACCAACGCTAACAATAATCAAATAAACTCTTTGGGACAATTGAGGCGAGTAGACAACGTACCCGACGCAGGTTTACATAGTAACAATATACGTCGCAATGCGGTTAAAGATAACTTTCCCGAGACAAATACTCGTACTACGGAAGGTGTTCAAAATGTATTGAATCAGAATCCTTCTTTAAACAACTATCTAACGAACCTAAAAACGGCAGGTGTGGCAGTTTTGTTAGGAGCCGGCGTATATTTAATATTTAGCGCCGCTACCCTTGTTCAAGACATTATAGCCGCACTAAATAGAGTTGGTGGTAGCTATTATATTAGAGGCAAAAATGGCGGCGAAGAAGCCGACATATGTTTATTAGTCAACAGAACTTGTCTTATGCAATCTAACCTAAACAACCAAGATGTTGTATTTTGTCAATTTGATCCATTGATCCAAGACGCAGACGAATTACAAAATATATGTCAAGATTTTAATTACGAAATAGAAAAAACAGTTTGTAGAGCAAGTGATCCAAACGCCGACCCCAATTCTTTGCAGTACGTTGACATTAGCGATTTGGGTGTCGGTCAAACCATCACTTGTATTGAACCATATAACATGGGAGATTTAATAGGCGATTTAGGGCTAGATTATTTACTAGGAGACAACGGACTAGTTGCAAATTCATCTAACGTAAGCAAATTTACAAGCGATAAACTATTACCTTTAATATTAATAATCGGGGGCATTTTATTACTAGCTTTTGTAAGTTTTTTTATTTTTAAAACAATAATGAACAACAACACTATCAATAGCAGACCTTACACAGAACCAATTCCTACCAATGATAGAAGATAGACACCCTAATAATTTTAAAACGGCTTTCACAATTTATCAATTTTGAAAACCATTTTAAAACATGTAAAAATAAACACACAAATTTATATTTAATTATATATTTATTAATAAAAAAGGTACAATATTTGTTCACCTAACACTTAAAAATAAAAAATTACAATATTTGCCTACCTAACACTTGAAAATAAAAAGGTAATAAAAAGGTACAATATGTTCTTAACACTTTAAAAGCTATATTCTTAATACTTTAAAAAAAGGTAATAGAAAGGTACAATATGTTCTTAACACTTTTAAAAGCTATATTCCTAATACTTTAAAATATTGTAATTACATTCAAAATTATTCTGAGCAATCTGTAACAAATCCTGGATAGTCAAGTGTCCGCCTGTGTAATAGGTCAGCAGTTTAATCATTCCGTTATGTTTGTTGTTGATTTCTTTTCTGTTTGATTTGTTTAAATTGAAAATGTGATGAACATGTTTTTTGTAGCTGTTGATAATGTCCGTGGCAATAATGTCTTTAATCACGCTGGTTATCCAAAAAAATTCTGTGCCAACTTTTATAATGGTTATGCGTTCGTCAGCTTTTGTAGTAACCAATATAAAATTGTGACTTTCGTCGCTTGCTCCAGCAGCTTCCAAATACGATTCAATCAAATTTGCTGAAGCGTTTATTTCTTTTTTGATTTTTATCAACTTTGATATATTATTTTTATCATCATAAAACATGCGCGCGACACTTCCATATTTGTATGTAAAAAAACAATCTTTATCTTTGACGTTTGAGCTCTTTTCATTTTTGTCTCGCAACCAGAATTTCAACGATTCTAGAACGTAGTCCATCACATTTTTATCTTTTATTTCGGGTAACTTTTTGAATCTTAATTCTGCAGAATGTTTGACTATGTTTTGCACGTACGGAGACACATCGTACACAATGTCATCTTTCGCGGCTTCTTTGCGGTACAAATTGAGAGGTAAAGTGTACAAACTTTTATTATTGTGATTTTCATGAATGCTTTGTATTATCGAAGCGCTTTTGTTTTCGCCAATACAACTAAACAACTGATAAGTTTTAATACGGGTATACACAATATCTAATCCAAAAATGTTAATCAACGCATTCTTAAATTCAAAATCTTTTACTTCATTAAAATTACAAACTTTGTTTTGAGCTCGAATTTTAGGGCTAAAATCTTCCGAATTGGGAATAGCTATTTTCAAAGTTTGCAACAACTCATAAGAAATCAAAAATTTAAACTTGTCAAAAGAAACTACCATCACCAAACGGTCCACGTGCGAATAACGAGCCGTGTACTCAATCGCCACCGAATTTACGCAATTCACATAAAATAAACGAAATTTGTCTTCCAAATTCTTCGGTTTACATATAATAAACATGTAGTATGCATTATTAGTTATGTAATCGACAAAACGACGATCAATTTTATCTTCGGCAGTTTGAGTTGATAATTCAGTCTGAGATTTTTGACAATGATCGTTGAAAGATTCTTGAGTTTTCTTACACTGGCTATTATAGATGCTAAAAACAACTGGATCAACGGGTTGAGCGTCAGATTTTAAATTTTTTTCAATTTTCACGGCAGTTTCCATCTTGGCGCGTTTGTAACGTCCTCGCGCTTTTTTAACATATGTTCTTTTTTTAAGAATCGCCGCTATCGTTCTTTACTTTTTGCCCAGTAGACAATTTTCTTTTCAACGTTTTTTTATTTTTCACAAATAGTTTCGTTGACAGATTGCTGCCACTCGAAGAAGAAGAGGACAATTCTTCGTCGTGCAATTCGGTCATCTTTATGGATTTTCCTTTGCCATACGATAATTTAGGTTTAAAATCTATAAATGGTTGCAATTCTTGTAATGTTCTATCGGCAGCGTTATGATCCAATACATTACCAGCTTCCTTTAACAATTCAGTCATTTCAATATCCATATTAGAGTCCACATTTGAAATATTTTCAAACAAATTTTCAAAATTGTTATTGTCATTATTGTTCACGCCCAATGTATCTCGAAGCGGAGTTGTCATTGAGTTTTTGTATATGTAAGGCGATTCCAAAGGCGTTTTGTCCATGACACCAACACTTTTATTGAAAGTACGATCTTGAGCACGAAAGCCGAGCAACTGAAATCGAAATAAAATGGATATCAATTTATACTATCCGAATCACGATAGCGACATTATCACTTTTACTCTACCAAACACGTTTAATTCTATTACAGTTTTTGCATTTAGTTTTACAAAGGGCGACAATCAATTAAACTTGAACATGGCGACTAAATTGGTCAGCGGTTACGAAAAAAAATTTCGTCAAATCGACACTAAACTATCGGTGCTAAATGAAAATCACACCGACAAAGTCGATGGTTACATTATCAGCTGCATCAGACTGCCTTACATCGCGACAAAATTAATTACTTTACCCAACTTTTCAGAACCACTATCGACGGTTATAACACAAACTAAAACTGAAACTCAAATCTGGCACATATTGAGTGTGCGAAAATATAGAGAACAAAAAATGTGCAAAAAAATTTTTGGTATATATATCAATGAAAATGGAAAAGACGTTTTTTATAAAAAAGAAACTATTTTGGCGCAAGGCAACGTACCCTCGGGTTTCATTTCAACGTTAACAAAACACACTAACAACGTTCACGATCTTGACATGGGCACTTTTGTATATCCTCATGTCAGACGTAACAATGAAAACGTAAGTTTAATTTTTAAATAAATAATTTATAATAGCAAATTTCTAGTTAAAACTTCAACACAGCCATTTTTGAAATCGTTAGAGACACAATTGTACTCATCAATATTAAACTGAGTATTGGGAGGACAATACAATTTTAAAGATTCCGGACACAAGTAATAACCATTACAATCAAATGGGTCGGGCGCCAATCCGTTGTAACCTTTGGGACAAATTTTATGGTGATGCAAATCTACGTGCATTTTTTTCATTTTGTGAAACACTACTAATTTCATTATAATAAATAGAGCCAACAATAACCACATGATCAGTTTTATTGAATCACAAATTAATAAATTTGTTGCTGGTCGTAGTTTCTTCTACAGTAAATTTTATTTTACTTAAAAGTAAATTGTCGAATGACATATTGGTAGAAGGTTTGCATTTGTTGCTAAACAAAGAATGGTCTACCATGCTTTTAAAATAATTCAAAGGACCGTAATTTTTAAATATAACATAATGCATGTATGCATGTTCTACAATAAGCAATAATGTCAAATACCGAATGCCTGTGCTTCAGTCAAAAAATTTTCATCTGTTTCAAAACGATCTCCATCCGAAATTCGTCGTTTTTTAGAACCCGAACTACTAAAAGCTTTAATCATTTTGATTTTGTTTTTTTCCTTCATTATATCATCCATACACATGTTCGTGTCAAAATAACGTTCAATACTTTTTAATATTGCCACGCGATCAATATTGCAAACCATACAATCGTTTTCATTTTGATGAAACACTATTGGTTCGCCGGGTATAGTTAAATCGCGATCTTCCAATACCACAAATTCCATTCTGCTGTTGAAATGATTAATCAAGGGATCGAAACGATTATGTACGAATCCTAAACTAGCAAATACAATGGTGATTATTTCTTTTTCCATATTGCGGTCTCTGAATATAGTCAACAACGGCTCGCTCAATTCAAGCGTTTTCAACATGGCAATATACTTTACCAAAATTAAATTAATTTTTCTAATGTTGTAGCTCTCTCGACTATTTAGACTTTTAGCATCGAATTCGGTTAAATCATAATCGCGTTTCAATTTATCTTTACCGTTTATAATTTCGGTAACCGTTCTGATTTTTGGCGAGGCACATTTTAATTTCTTCATTATATTGACAATTTAAATACTCTTATAATTTATTAAATTTAAAGCATTGTTCTTTGTGGTGTATTTGTAAACGGATTAGAACGCATCGTGGCGTTTAGCGGATTCGTATAGGCAATTTGACCTGTTGTATTAGCAGGTCCGCTACTACCGCCGTTTCCACCGCTGCTCGATTGGAAAAGCATAACTAGCAAAATTATAATCACTAATGCAATGAGAATAGTCATTAAAGTGCTAGGATTAAATAAAGTCGGGTTGTTGTTCATAAAACGACCCGCCGAATTGCCACTAGTATTCATCATGTCATCCATGATTGATTTTAAAATTTACTTCTTAAATTATAATCGACAAGTTCTAAAGTGCGTTCGACAAATTGGGGCGTTATAAGAAGCTTCAATAGTGTATTCTTCACCCAAATATCTTCCAATTCGCCCAAAGATTTAAACGAACTTTCGTAATCACCTCTTATTAAAAGATATGCAGGCACAGTTTCGTCGAAAGTGTATTCGGTAAGATACAATTTTTGACTTTTGTCGATAACGTATGTGGTTGATAATAAGCGTTTAGGTGGCGAATTGTGAGTATACGGAATCAAATCGGGTGTATAATGTAGCAATTCATTAGAACCAAACAAACTATTTTTAGCCAAAATGACAAATACACCTTTCTGAGGCACATAAAAAGCGTTCAATGTGCCTTTAATTTGAATTATATCATCTCTAATCAACAAATAAGCCGGTTCATCGATTCGCAAAGATGGAAATCTAGTATTGGATTCAGTTTTTATGTTCAACTTTCTATATTTGTTTACTGCGTATCTGTCAATTACGATTTCGTTATACGGATTGTAATTTATTTGCTCGCTAGTGTTATTTTTAAACCTTCTGACAAATTTGTACATTGCAGTATCGGTCATGTAATCATTTAAAATTTCCAACAAATCATCTGGAAAATCAGCGTCGTATATGTAATCGCGTTGTATGAATCGTATGTAGGCAGTTTTGGTGTTCAATTCTGTGCGTACTTCGTCAAACATTACGTTGGGTTTATTTGTGGTAAATTTTTTTGAATTTATTATTCTATAGTTATTTTTGAATAGCGGAAGGCCTTTGTGAAAATTTTTCAACACATAATCTTCTTCATTTGCAAAAGCAATATTGTTGTCGATAAAATGCTTTGCCATCAAATCGCCCACTAAATACAATCGGTACGGATATTCGGTACTTTTTACTTTTGGAACGCTACACATTCTGACGCCGCACCAATCCACATAGGCGTCGTCAAATATGTAACCCATGTTACCGTTCATCATACAAAAAGTCTCGCTGTTATTAACAAAGTGTCTATCGTTAAAAACTTTAGAAAATTCACTATACATAATCACACGAAACTTGGATGGATCTTTTACAAAAAAATTGGTTGCATATATTGATGTGTTGGGCTGTACATACACTTTGTCATCAAAAAGTAATATATCCAAATTGTTTTTTTGGCAGATATATTTAAATTGAGGTTTTATATTAGTAAACATATTGATATTGCGATCCAATACTAGATTACGCAATTTCATTGAAGCCATATAATCTAAAAAGTTTAGTAGAACATTTTCGTTTAATTTATTAAATCTATTTTGTATATAGTGAGCTATAAACGGCAACGATTCCGCCGACAAAATATCATAATCGGCCAAGTCAAAGTAACTCGCTAAAAATAAATATTTATATTGTCTCGGATCCAAACTAGTCTTTTCAGTTAGCAAACTCATCGTGTTATTTCCTTACATAAACTTAATTTTAATTTCAAGAGACTATAGTGCTAGATATTGTTTCGTTTTTACTCAATCTATCGTCCGACGTCGTTTTGAAACTCATCTTACAAACGGGACAAACTGGATATAGAGTGCAATGTTGCCAAAGCTGGGCGTAACACATTGCGCATATCTGGTAACCGCAACAATCGTTAGGTTTTAAAAAATGTTCTTCGGCGGACGTTTCACCGCAAATATTGCATTCGTATAATTTAGGATCCGTAAACACCATCATGACTTGAACTTTTCTATGAATACTTTTTATTGTATCCAAACATTTTTGCCAATCTGCGCTAGCTTGATTTAAAAATGACATTATTCTTTCAATTTTTGATTTGCAACAATAATCGTTTTTAAAACATTCTATAATTTTTATTAGCTGTTTACAGTATGGCAAAAAAATGAACATTTGACTTTGGAATTTCGGCATTACGTTTATCGTTTTTAGCACATATACAATTTTATGAATTTCGTCTATTAAATGGTGAACACATTGTTGTGTGCTCACGGTAACTTCGTCATCGCGTTCTCTAAATTGTAGAAGTTTACTAATTGAAATGTTGTAATTTTGTTTGTAATAACCGTCTAAAATGTTGAAGGCTTCTTGTTTAACACCAAACTGCTCTTTGATGTTTCGACATAGCGTATTCGAGTGTTTATATGTTAAAATGAAATTCTTCATTACCTGATAATCCTGGGCGTCGACAATGCCGTCGTGGTAATTTTCATATTGATTCATAATCACAACTTCGCTCATTTTACAACATTGAAGTGAAACCGCACTTATAGATAAGCGTACTATTCTTTTTGAATCTGACACCAAACTGAATTCCAAAATAAAATTGTATCGTATTTTATAGCCTCGCGATTATGTATGAATCATTTGTTTTGTGCGCAGCACACTGATGTCATCGTTAATAAAGTCGCTACCATTATACTTGCAAATTCATTAGACCCAATATAAAAGGAAACGGCAACTGCCAGAATCGTCTATTCCAATATTGTATTTGCTGGCAAACGGTGTCTACTAATGTAAGCAACAATTTTGTCGCAAGCGGTTTATATTAGAAGAAAGTGTAATAATATTATTCTGTGGTAGATATGAAGCAGCCGCGGGCGATTCCATGATTCTAAACAAATTTGCTCCATTCGAACACCAAAAGCCGGGAAACGTCGCTGAAAATGTTAATAAAGTTTCCGACAGTTTGTCGTCGCCGAGAGATTTGCGACCGCATTTTATCTCTTTCGAAATGTACATGTTAATGAACGCTGTGATGTCTTTTGCCAAAGATTATGTTTGTGGCGCGTATCAATTGAATAACCTAAAAATAATGAATTGTCAAAATTTTAAGCGAACAACTCAGCTAGTGTATAATTCAAAATGTGATTTGTGTAAGGTTCCATTTAAAAACAGGCAAAATGCTGAATTATATTTATTGGTCGATACGAAAAAATCATTATCACAAAGATTCACTTTGGTATGTAATTTGTGTAATGTGAGTTTTAATAATTCTGCAATTGAATGTTATCAATTGTATCCAAATTTGAGCCATTCGACAGTATTGAAATTGTGCGAATATCAGTTTGTGACCAAATATCTGTTTAATATTGATTTATCGTACACGGAAAAAACTACAACCTCGATAGATCAAATAAAAGACATTTATCAATCTTTCAAAAAGATCATCAAAAACAAAGCGTCTAATGAGGAAATTGTCAGCATTAAATTGTTAACATATAATCCTGTTATATTTGTCGAAACTATAGACGGTTACCATATAACTATTGATAGCAATAACCAACGAATTGTCAAGTTTACACAAAATGAATCTAATATGTTGCGCATTATAAAAGAGCACAAATTTATAAACTACACATATTTTTATGAAGTGAAAAAACGAATCTACACTAACACGAATTTTGACTATGTTCCTTTTTTTGCCAAACCTTGTTCGATAAAAAGAATTACATGTTCCAAATGTAAATGTATATTTTACAAAAAAAAGCATCCCATATTGTATTGTAGTAAATGCGGATTCACGAAAAGGCTATACTTTGAAGACGCACTTGTCGCTTTTGATCCTACAAAAGTGAAATTCAACGATAAATGTGTGAAAAAAATTAAAACTCAACTATATTGTCTAGTGTATTATGATATGAGTTTACATTTGAATGTATAAATAAATATATACGAATACATGTTGTTTTTCTTTAAATTATTTTCTATCATTTTATTACATTTGTTAATAAGCCGTTTTAACATGGCCACTTTGACTACAACCGATTTGACAAACGCGAGTAGATACGCCACGCATCAACATAGATTGCAGTTAATACCAAAGTGGCGCAGCAAGTTACCTCACATTCTCATCAACTATGAAATTCGTCCCGCGACCAATGATGATTTTTATGTGCCCCCGCTATTAAAAAACAAAGCTGTAGCGGTTAATTTAAATTTTAGCGAACGCGGATGTAATAGTATGTCGTGTTATCCTTTTAACGAAACCGGACCCATCGATTACAATACACCATTCGGCTATACGCAAACTTCGGACATTTCGGTGGCTTACGCTCAACCAGCTTGTTATCATTTGAATAGAGCCGCAGCCACGCGCGAAGGTTCCGAAAATGAAATACAATCCGCGGAACTACGATATACCGATACGGGACATTGTATTTTAGTCGACACTCTGTCTAAAATGTACATGAATTCTCCATATTTGCGCACCGATGAACATTTGATACAAGGTATAGACGATGTGCCCGGTTTCAACGTTATACCGAACCGAGACCCATTGTTACCAGAAATGTTTGAAGGAGAATTTAACGAAGCGTATTGTCGTCGTTTCGGTAGACAGTTGAATAGCGCAGGCGGCTGTTCTATGCAATGGTGGGAAAGTTTGATTGGTTTTGTTTTAGGCGACACTATATACATAACGTTCAAACTTTTAGCAAATAATATATTTAGCGAGTTGCGCAGTTTCGACTACGCTCATCCGTCACCAATGTTACCTCCAAAACCCAGTATTGATCCCGAAGAAATTCTCAATAATTGGCGAACGGTTCGAGATACATTTGTAGACTTTGAATTTGAACAGAAATTTATTGATTACACAAAGTTACAAGATTTGACGATAGACGACAATACTAAATTAATTTACACTGCCGAAAAGGGATTTAGCAAAGAACCTTTTATCAGAAGTTTACAGTTTAGACAGCTAAAATACAGTGGCTACGATACTGGATTTAACGAATTCACAGTATCGGAAGACGATTTAAATTTTATTATATCGCAATTCTTGGAAGATCATGCTTTAATAATGGGTATTTGGGTGAGTTTTGGATTCGATAATGTTTTAGACGCAATGAAAGCAATGTTAAAACAAATTAATAGCGCTCTAATACCAGCCATGAAAAGAATGTTGTTGACGACCGGCAAAAGAGTCACCGTCAAGATGCTAGGCGAAACTTACAAAGCGGCAATAGTGCATCAGTTTAATCTTATTGCGATTAAAACGATTTCAGTAATTGCAAAATCGTTGACAAGAATGGCGATACAAGCGGCATCCGTGATCGGTATTTTATTAATATTGTTAACTTTGACAGATTTAGTGTTGGCTTTGTGGGATCCTTTTGGATATTCCAACATGTTTCCCAGAGAATTCACTCAAGATTTATCTAGATCCTTTCTGACCGCTCATTTTGAATCCTTAAACGAAACCAGAGATATGTTGATCATAAAACCCGAATTTTTTAGCGAAATTGTCGAAATTGACAATGAAACTCTTCTAGAATCACTTTATCATATTTTAGATTATGTATCCTCGTTAGAAGTAAACTCGAACGGTCAAATGTTACATTTTGAAACGAGCGAAAGAATAGACGATTTTGACGAAGTCACATTGGTAGGATCTGCTCTTGCATCTAGCGCAATATATACTAAATTAGATTTTTTACAATACACTCAAAGACATAATGACATTCTATATGCCAAAAACGATTCTGTTACAAACGCTTTGATAGTTTCTTTATGGAGCATTGCTGCGTTTATTATTTTAATAAATAGAAATAACGATTACAAGTTGACAATGTTATTCTTTATATTTTTATTATTAGCCGTGTATATGTTGTTGCACGATTCAGTAAAGTATTATGTCGGATTGAGAAAACACATTCCGGTAGTTGAAACCAAATGGTACAAAAATTTATACATTTGATAATTATAGATTTCAGAATTAATTAATTTTGAAGTCAAATTTCGTTTAGTTAAACAATAATAATTTTCAGAATTGGCTAATTTCGAAATCAAGTTTCGTTTAATTTCGTTTAGTTGAAAAGAATCTAAAACAGATTTCAGAATTGGCTAATTTTGAAGTCAAGTTTCGTTTAATTTTGTTTAGTTGAAATGATCTAAAACAGATTTCAGAATTGGTTAATTTTGAAATCAAGTTTCGTTTAGTTATGTTTAGTTGAAAATGATCTAAAACAGATTTCAGAATTGGTTAATTTTGAAATCAAGTTTGGTTTAGTTTGATTTAATTGAAAATAATCTAAAACAGATTTCAGAATTGTAAAACAGATTTCAGAATTGGTTAATTTTCAAGTTTCGTTTAGTTGAAAATCATCTAAAACAGATTTCAGAATTGGTTAATTTTGAAATCAAGTTTCGTTTAGTTGAAAATAATCTAAAACAGATTTCAGAATTGGCTAATTTTGAAATCAAGTTTCGTTTAGTTGAAAATAATCTAAAACATATTTCAGAATTGGCTAATTTTGAAATCTAGTTTCGTTTAGTTGAAAATAATCTAAAACAGATTTTAGAATTGGCTAATTTTGAAATCAAGTTTCGTTTAGTTGAAAAGAATCTAAAACAGATTTTACAATTGGTTAATTTGCATTTAAACCGCCTTTAAAAGCGTTTGGTTATTTTAATTTTTTTTATTCGAATCAAATACTGGTTTGAGTAATAGGCGTATTTATTTTTAATAATATGGATAACAAACGATTCAGACTTGATAAAATCAAGAACGTTAACGATAATAACCTGATCATTTTCGATAAAAATAATCGGCATCAAACACGACCATTACAATGGACGTCGTTGCTAATTGACAAGTTAAATTACAAAGATAATGTAAAAAACGTGATCGTGTGTAATACATTTTTGAATAAACTCGCCGATGAACTTGCAAATGTGTCAAAGACAAATTGCGAATCAATTATGGATGTGTCGTTGAGGTCATCAATGTTGTCTGTTACTACGCCTGCTACACTGCGCAAATTGTACAGTATTAAAAAAGGTTTTGGCAAAACAGCTAAACAATTGTATTTTTTCGATAGAGTCAACATTGTCAGAAAAACAAACGATTGGACAGAATACTTGACAATGTCGTGGTCTGGTTTACATAGAATAAATTATTTGTGCGGAAAAGCGTTAGAAGCACACTTGAAACGGCCGGTGGCAATTCAAAATTGCGTTCATTTAAATGTTTGTCAGAATAACGACAAAGGATCTGTAAATAAAATATTGTTTGTTCGAAAGTTTTACAACATTACTCGCGCTAACAACCAGTTGATTCATAGTACCGGTCAACTAAATAAAACTATTGTCGCCGAAATGTTTAATGTAAATCAATTTGAAAAATTGTTTGTTAAAGGCAAAGCCGTAGAAATGATTGTCGGTGCCAAAATTGACGGCATCATTGAAGGAAAACGCGCACATCCCATCGAAACTGTGCATAATAAGATTGTCAACGAATGTACTTTTAGCCTGTCTATAAAACCGATTGTGTTTTTTAACATTGAATAGATTGTTTCGTAATTTTACATCGCAATGACGTTTTTTGTCTACATAAATGGTGGTGACTTTGAAAAAAGTTTTGCTCGCGAATTTATCAGGCACGTTTGTGGTGGCGGACCCAATGTAGACGATCAAATTATTTGGCGCTTATGCACGCGCAAACGTTTGATTTTGACATCGCCAGAATTGGTAGACAGATTGCAGCGTGTTAATCAAAAAGTATTTTGGCCAAATGGTCAATTGTTTAAATGCAAATTGATTGAAAATAAAAGAGAATATCGACACAATAGTCATGTCGATTATCATCAACACTATCATCGTTATCCTAAGGCTAACTACAATCAAAGACGTCATATGCACGAAAATGGAATAAAAAGATTACATCGACATCATCACGATATCGTCAATAATATTCGCAGCAGTGGAAAATCTAAAACGACTCGAAAGGAATCAAGAAGCCCAGTCAACATTGAAGATAAAAAAATTGAAATATCGTCTACTAATGATGAAAAATGTATGGGACAATATGCAATATGTCGACGTAGGACTGTACGATGATGATGAACAATATGAAGAGGGTGAAATTGATTTAAATTCTATAGAAATGAACATTGAACAAATGAATCTTTAATAAAAAAATTGTAAATTACATTTTGTTTTTTATTTAAAAATTGTTTACACCATAGTTTAGGAATTTGTTTCTGATACTTTGCAGTTGCGTTTCGATCTTGTGAGCTTCTTTAGGATCTTTGGTAATTCTTTTTAATTTTTCTAGATGAGAAGACTGTATTTCCAGTTGTCTTTTGACCTGCATAACTTGATTGTATTGTTGTCGCACGTCGGGTTGCCGATTTGCAGTATTGTATTTTTGAGTGTTTCCATAAAACGTGGGCATTTTTGTTGGGTAAACGTAAACTCGATCGAATCTCAGATGATATTAATTTATTTCTAAACCGATCTTCAGTTTTATATACACTATCGAAATGTCAAAGATCATTCTAAATAAATAATAAGTATAAAATAATCGGAGTTTTTGTTTACACAATGCATTTTATAAAAGTGATATTTTTAATGACTATAAACATTTTATACTTGACCACGGCTGAGATTAAAACAATTTACAATGTAGACTATGTCATTGACGAAGCAACTAAAACGATAAAAATTGTTAGTGTGGACAAACAGCCGTCTAACATTATAATTGTTACACCAAACGGGCACACAAATAGACACGAACAATACGATGTGATGCATCATTATCCCGGAGTTGTAAGCGATGTGATTTTGCCGGGAGTGCCCAACGAAAGATCCATTATGCATGTTTTATTGAATGACGGAACTCTTGTTAGAGCGGTGGGTGAACACGTATACACCAATTTTCATACTCATAAAGAACGCATGATATATGGTCAGTTGCGCACATTTGCTTTGGATGATTTTAGTTTAGCCGACAAAATTTATCTTGGCGCGCCTGTATTTGTTGATAAGAAATTGGTTTCTGTAATAACATGTCGCTACGATGATTACACAAACGGTTTGGTCATGTATCCTGTGACGGGAACTCGTTCGAAAGGTTTAATTTCTGGACAGATTAATTACGACGATAAAGTCATAGTTAATGTGTTGAGACCCTCGATGTCGGTCTATGGACGGAATCAATTGCCTTATAGTCCGGATTCTATCAATGCCGTAAGCATAAAACGATTGGCTATAAGCGTCAGCAACAATCGTCAAATTTACAGAGATCTACCTAGAAGTGTAGTGGTTTTCCATAACGAAAATGATATTTTTATTAATTTAGTAGAAGGTGATTTTGAAATTGAAAAAATTAGATTCGACGGTCCGATGGTGGTGCCTCAGAGTATATAAGTTTAAATTTTTAAATACATTTATATCGAATTATACTATCATGTCTCAAAACATTTTAGTGCTGATTCGTAACGACGTTAAGGAAGTGGACACTAAAGTCACGGCACTGCAAGACGCCGTTGCCGATATTCAAGGCAATCTTCCCGATGTAACGGAAATCAATGACAAACTGGATGCTCAAACTACGGCTCTTGCCACTCTTCAGACCGCTGTGGATGCCATTAACGCCGCCTTAAACCCCGACGTACCCGACGTACCCGACGTACCGATACCTTCTTTAAGAACTAAACTGTCCAAAAAACAATAATCATATTTAATCTGCAATAGTGTCCATGCATTCTATAGCCGGCTCGTCTACATTATCTTTGTATGGATAGTTATAATGTTGCAACAGTGACTTTACACTCATGAATCCCGTCAAATCTCTAAAGATATATTGGCCGGTGACACGCCAAAAATCGACAGTCATATAGGTGTAATACAGTTCAACCATACTGATTATGCCCATTTCGCTATTTAAAAAATTTGTGTATTCATCGTGATACTTTAAAGAATCCTTTGTAAAAATATATTTTTTATGAAAATCGCAAACAAAATTTTGATCTTTATGATAACACAATCGACAATGATTAAATTTTTCCGTTTGCAGAGCATTCAGATAGTCACGAGTTTCTACCGATAACTCGATAGATTCTTTTATTTCAAAGTTTTCATCTTTTTTTCTGGTCAACAGCAGTTTGTTTTCGTTCAAATATAGGATTATATCGCCCAGTTTAGAATCGGCATCGGGTAGTTGATTGTTCAAAATTTTTTTTGTCAATTGAGCCAAATCTGCACGAAAAATACGACTATGTAATTCTAAATCCATGATTGTTTTAGTCTTAGTAGTAAGAGATAGTTTTACAAATCTTCGCGTAACCATGCAGATATTTGTAAAAACTTTAACCGGCAAAACGGTCACTCTTGAAGTGGAAACGTCTGACACTGTAGAAATTGTAAAACAAAAAATTCAAGATAAAGAAGGCATTCCGCCCGATCAACAGCGTTTGATATTTGCAGGTAAGCAATTGGACGATGCCAGAACTATCGCCGATTACAATATACAAAAAGAATCTACCCTTCATTTAGTTTTACGTTTAAGAGGAGGAAATGTCTAGTATATTAAATAAAAATGATATTGTCAATGTTATAATTACAAACTATCGAATTTATGGTATTCACATAGTAAAAATTGAACATGCGCCACAATATAGAGCAGTTTTAATTGCCAATAACAAAATTGGTCATCATGTTTATTATGAAAATTTAAAACTTAAAGCAAAAGTAATGCGAATCAATGGATGTTTTGTAGATTTGATACCTATCAAATAAAATTCAATAATAGTTTAAAAAAATTTTACTTTTATTATAATTATACAACACATCATAAATATCAGTTAAAATAAATTCCGACACAACATCGGTGTCGGCGAAACAATTCAGGTAAACGAGGGTTTGATCGATGGTCATGTAGCGTTCTTGTTCACACGACAAACTCATTCTGATGCTAATCATTTTCGCCTCTCTTGATTTCAGCTTGTTATTTGAAGTAAATTTTTTAACTTCATAATAATCGAAATAGTAATCTCCAAAGTTGTAAACACTCAACGGCAGTTTATTCACATAAAACGTAAACATTTTTGTATTTTAAAAATGCAAAATTTTTTTTTGATTTTACATTTAGCTTAGAAGATTAATCTGACAATTGACTGTCTTCCACGTGATCGTTGACCATAGTGTATTCTTCGACGCGTTTTTGCTTACTAGCTTTTTTACTTGGAACAGATTGTTTACGCTTGCGCGTTGCAGGCTTTTCTTCGACAGGAACAGCGGCGGCGGCGGCAGCAGGAACGGTAATTGTGACCGAATTGGTATCGTTCTTTATTTTTAATACTACAGATTTGAAAGCGCGCATGCCATTTTCGATGAATGCTTTAGTGAATACGTTGTCATAAATGATACTCGATGTAGGCGAGTTGTCAGTTTCGAATGCAATCGATAAAACTCGATAAAACTCATTGTACATTTTAATGCGTTGATTGTTGCTCTCTTTGATTTCTTCCAAATCCATATCGTGTTTCTTTTTGCGTAGCTCAGTTTTTTCGTCTTCGCTAATTTCCAGATTTGATTGCGAATCTCGACGTTGCACTTTAATTGATTTACCCAATTTTTCCATATAATCGAAAATGTCAATAAACGATTTGCATTGAACATGGTCTTTCATGTTATTCCACATGTCGTGGCTACTGGGCCAGTAACTTTTACGGATTTTCGTGTACCAACTGTTAAATAAAATGTATTTGTTGTTTGTAATAATTTTCTTGCCCTTCTTTATAACTTTTTTGTCCAAACTGTGCACTTCATTCAACACAAAACGATAGGCCATTTTTTTCTTTTCAAACAATTTAATCTTGGCCAGATTGATTTCGTTGTCCGTTTTGTTCAAAGTGCTATTTTCATATTTTGACAGAATATCAATCATGGTTTGAGTTTGTCCCACCATTGTATTTGTTTATACAAAAGCTATATTCGGCCTGTAAGTCGGTGTTCAAATTGAAAATATTGTTTAAACGTGACAAGTGCGGTTCAAGTCGTTTACACTGGGTGTAACCGTCTCCGACAATAATGCGTGCGGTTTTTAAGTTTTCCCTTATATATTCGATTTGTGCCTCAAATCCTGTGGAATTCACATGATCGCACACACCTTCGTAATGACCAATATGCTTTTTCTTATTTATTAGCTCGCGAACTAGGGCATATACCTCGCTTCGAGTCAGACAATGTTCACAATTTTCATTAATTCTTGCCGCGTGGCCAATATTATTTTGGATCGTCGATGGGTCCATTTCGTGAACAAATCAAAATTATCTAATTTCAACGAAATTAAAAAAAAATCAGACATGCGTCCGTCGTCAAACTTGGTCTTGACGTCTTTGACAAAATTAAAAAAATCCAAATAATTGCTAGAATCGTAAGTCGTCAATTGTCTTTCATGCATATATTTGAAATAATCGTCTAAAGGTAAAATGTAAAGATGCCTTTGAATCTCGCTATTGTATTTGCGAGCTTCAATATTTATTTTGTAGCTATTTGGTTGCGTGTGATTCTTTAGCTTGACACAAAACGTGTTTGGTTCGCGGGCCACGTTTTTCAATGCGCCCGACAAAATGCCTACATAGATTGAATACTTGTATACGGCTCCGCTGTCGTTCCATTGTAGAACAAACGGCACTTTGTGAACGGTGGCACATTCAAAAAATTTGCCAGTTTCTTCGATAAATTCACGTATAGCAGTTTCGTAATCGAAAATATCGTTTCCATCTCGCTTTCCTCGCGGTATAGAGATTTTTTCTAGAAAATTTGCTTTTCGTAAAGCATTATAGTTGCAATATAGTTCGCCGCCGTTATAAGATTGACGTGCGCACAATAAAACCACCTTGTTCGGTTTTATGATCAACAAAAGACCGGCACAACGCATTTTCCTTCTAGTTTATAACTGAATTTATTGTTAAAAATAATTCAAAATTGCATAAAATAATCATTTTAAATATTCTTATAGTGTAATGATACTTTGTGCGCGACACGCGCTTCCTCAACACTGACTAGCAACATTCATTATATTTATATTTTGTTTAATCAAAAATATATACTTGATAGTAGTTTACAAATAGTATAAAAAGTGGAAACGTTATTAATAGACAAATCAGTTTACATAAAACATTCAGTAAACGCGCACACACAATCAATTAATATGTCTAAACGATCCCACTCTCAAGCTATAGTTGAAGACAGCGAAGACGACAAACAGATTGTTTGCATCAACAACAACGAAGTGTCAGAATTAAAAGAAGAATCCTGCGACACGATGTTGGTTCCGGCGGACGACCCAATGATTTTAATTTTTAAACCGCGATCAAAGCAAACTACTAATAATCGAACTTGGACTCAAGAATTACATTACAATTTATCTATGGGAAATCCTACTGTGGTTTATTCGGACACAATTGACAATGATTTGGAAAACATTTTAATGTTTATCAGCGGTTCGCTGAATTTAGATAAATGGCAAGATCAATTATATCCTATTGTACATGAAAGCATTAGCATCGACAAAGCAAAAGCACCAAGAATTGTGAATCAAGTGGGTCTATTGGTGAAAGGCGGTTTGCTACAATTTTATTTCTATGACGAAGTAACGCTACGATTATGCGTGGGCAAACATGGACCATTTTTTGTAGCTTCTTGGTCTAAAATGTCGACTCACAACAAGATCATGTCTAATTTTATAACGCTGTACAATCGATGGAAGAATAGCGAAATGGTTAAAATGCAAGATCATGTGTTCTTAAATGTGCCACTCGACAAAGATGATGCCAAGAAAAACTTTGTCAAACAATTTTTTGACATTTATAAAGAAAACAACAAAGAAGTTTACGAAAAAGGAATACGAGGTAGTCGCACTCAAGTCAAATGCGATATGTTCGACGTGGCTAGATTCGATGAGGTGTTTGGCTACAAAGGCGATGAAACTTCAAGTTCTGTTTCTTGTCCCGAAATAAAAATGACAATGTTTGCTTTAATAGAAGGCTATAAAGTGGGGAAAGAACAAGAAATGGAAACTGTACACAATGAAAAAACTACTGTTAAATCTTATAGCTTAGCTGTAACCCCAAAATGCTTTTTTCATATTGAATCATAATGTGTATTTGTTTTAAAAATAAAGACTACAATATAATTAAAATGTTTTATTATAAAACCTTTGAACATTTTTAATAATACTACAATAATACAAAACGATGTCCGTAATGAGATCCAGTTTTTATACGTTTTCCTTTGATAAAGTCCATTTTTATTTCGCTATTGTTGAGCAAAGTTCTAGATTGGGTAGCGGCTCGTTTAATTGAGTTCAATCTACGCGTGGATAATTCTAGAGGATTGTAAATTGTAGACTTTTCCAATGTAAATGAATTTAGGTGTCCGCCGTTATGCCATTCAAGCGATATTATCAAATTCAACAAGAATATAATTTCGTAATTTTGTTTCTCAAAAACAAATTTATTAGTTAAACAGTAATAGTATAACTTTAAAGAGTTATACAAATAAAACAAATAGTTGTTTTGTTTCAAATAAAAATCTACATCAGTAACGAAAAGTACGTTAATCTGTTTCTCTTGCAATAAATGTGTAAATTTTTTTAAATACAATAATGAATTTTTATCATTGTCAATTTCTATTGCACACAAATTATCAATTTGTTTGTTTAGGATAACAGCAAAATGTTGTTTCAATAAATCAATTATTTGTTCGCTGTGACTCTTTAACAATTCCAAAACAATATATTTTTTACAACAACGATGCCGTTTAATTACATCGGACATTGAAGTGATTGAATTCAAAAATTTTTCGAGCGCTTCATTTTCCCAACCACGAGACATTACACATTCTTCCTCACGCCCCGTTTGATGTTTAAAATCCAATCCGCTCTGTATTAATTTAGTAGTAATTCGAATGCTCAATTGTTGGCCGAGCGTATAATGATTTTCGTATCCTCGTTCCCATAAAACGTTACAGGCAAACTTTATCAATTTCGAAACATCGTTTTGCGTCAATATTTTCTTTAATCTCACAAAGTCTCCTTTATACCAACGATCTCGAGCCAATAATACTAGCAAGCGATTTTCATGTTCAGTTAATGTTCTAGTGGCTCGAATGTAATGTTCCAATTCTCTGGGATTGGAATTGTTCAAATGTTGTAAATTAAATACAACATTAAGTTTGTATAGTCTCACAAACCCTTCATCGTCAATTTCAGTTGTGCTATCCAATGTGTAAAATTTATTGTTGTTCATTTGAATGTTTTGCGTGTACATTTGGTATAGGGACAATTCATCTGCCAAATATTTGCAACATTGTGGCAAAGGCTGGGTTTTTGTTTCGTAATACTCGGCAAACGACATGTTTTCACGGTTATCCAACAACGACTGTGGTTTGTATTTGCGCTAAACCAAACCTGATTTCAAAATTAACCAATTCTGAAATCTGTTTTAGATTATTTTAAATTTTGTACAACTAAACCAAACTTGATAATTCTGAAATCTGTTTTAGATTATTTTAAATTTTGTACAACTAAACCAAACTTGATTTCAAAATTAGCCAATTCTGAAATCTGTTTTAGATTATTTTCAACTAGATCATTTTCAACTAAACGAAACTTGATTTCAAAATTAGCCAATTCTGAAATCTGTTTTAGATTATTTTCAACTAGATCATTTTCAACTAAACGAAACTTGATTTCAAAATTAGCCAATTCTGAAATCTGTTTTAAATTCTTTTCAACTAAACGAAACTTGATTTCAAAATTAGCCAATTCTGAAATCTGTTTTAAATTCTTTTCAACTAAACGAAACTTGATTTCAAAATTAGCCAATTCTGAAATCTGTTTTAGATTCTTTTCAACTAAACGAAACTAAACCAAACTTGACTTCAAAATTCAGTTTTGAAATCTGTTTTCAACTAATTTCAACTAAACCAAACTTGACTTCAAAATTAGCCAATTCTGAAATCTGTTTTAGATTCTTTTCAACTAAACCAAACTTGATTTCAAAATTAACTGATTCTGAAATCTATTTTAAATTCAGCTTAACGAAACTAAACTTGATTTAAAATTAGCCAATTCTGAAATCTGTTTTAGATTTCTTTCAATTAAACGAAACTAAACGAAACTTGACTTCAAAATTAGCCAATTCTGAAATCTGTTTTAGATTCTTTTCAACTAAACCAAACTTGATTTCAAAATTAACTGATTCTGAAATCTATTTTAAATTCAGCTTAACGAAACTAAACTTGATTTCAAAATTAGCCAATTCTGAAATCTTTTTTGAATACTATTTAAAATGTTTAAAATTATCAATTGTAGCGACTTGCTCTCGATTATTGCCGATTCAGTATCACATCAATTTTATTATTGATAACGTCAATTTTGTTGCTATTATTTAATATCAATTTTATACTATGTTTGCTAGAATTTTGTAAATGTTCAAAAAGCATCATTGTTTCATTTTTAATTAAAAATAAATCATTGGTAAGGTTAGCAAACTTGGATTCAATCATTTCGTAAGTAATCACTAACAATTGTTTGATCGCTTGAATTTCGTTCATTAAAGAACCGGAATGTATCATGTACCCCACTAACAATACTAATGCTACCGTTGAATAATTCATGTCGATCCTCTATATGTATATATCACTTATAAAATAAGAATCTAACAAAAAATGAATAACAACGCTACAAAATCGTCTATCGCACAAGCGACSACCCAAAATGGTGAGTCTCGATTGGAGGTTCAATTAGAAGCCGGCTATTTGGATTATTACACGGCTGCGCAACACATTATTAAATTCATTAAAGGTTTCATTGGCGACAAAGGACAGTATTCGTATCAAGATTACAGGAAATTTGCCGATACTGTGGTTAAATTAATTGGTGATCTCGTCGATGATTACATGTCGGGAAGTTTCAAATTATGGTCTACGGTAGAAACCGCCGAAACTACACGTTTCTTGATCGGGGTTCGCGACGAAATTGTAAACGATTTAAAAGATGAGAAATTCACGGATTTGAACACATTCAAACTCACAATCGATACTTTAAATAAAACATTGGCACGTGAATAGAAATTATTTTTTGCGTATTATAATATCTTTAACCGATTTGAAATTGTCCAACATTGTATCATTGCTGAAAGCAAATTTATTAGACAATTCTATCTGCAAATTCTTAATATTTTCTAAAGAAACATTTATATTGGAAACGATATTGGCGCTTTCTTGACGCAACACGTCGCGTACAGAATCGATTACCGTGTTGTTATCGTAAGATACGGGATTCGTTGTACTATTGGGTTGATACATTTGCATGCCCGAAACTATAGGTCCGTTGGATGCGTTGGTCATTAAACATTCTTGTAAAGTACACAATTGTGTTTTGATTTCAGTTATGGGATCGATAATTTGACTCTGTGCTCCCATCAACAGATCACTAACCAAACGTTTAATCGTTATCAATACACCATTCGTTTGGTTGTTGGTGCTTAAATTATACATTGACAGGTATTTGCAAATTCCCAAGACATGAACATAATTTTTATTGTTGCGGGTCAGTTTGTGGCAAGGCAAAAGATTTGTCCACAATACTGCTTTATTGAAGCCGCGAATGTTAACAATGGGCGACAATAGTTTTGTAGCCGCAGATAATTCGACATACCCGTCGCGGTCGTCGTTACCATTTTCTATTATCAACACTTCGATCAACTCATCATCATATTGAAAATGACTAGGGTCGTTTTCAATAACATTTGAAGTCGTCGGTGCGGTCAATTGTGAATTGTGTGTATTCATTATTGAAAAATTCAAAAACGCTTATTCTAACAATTTAAATCGGATAAGCTAAGTTATTTTAATTTTGTGAATTAAATACTACACAATTCATGATGCATGCCATTGATCATAGTGTCGAGCGTGACAACTCATATAAAACCTTACTCACAACTACAAACAAAATAATGCAAGAACATAACATAATCAAAAGTGACTTGTATAAATTGAAAGCTCAACTGTACGAAGTGTGTCAGCAAGTTACGGGCACAAATGAGAATTTATGTTCTCGCATTAAAAACTCACTATCCGACACAATTATATCACCTACAAATACTTTAAATAGTCTGGGCAACAATGGATTGGACGCCAGTTACGGATCGCCTGCGTACCACACCAGCGCCAATTACCGTCGCGAAAATGGAAACGGACACAAATCAAACCTTGCTATGGGACGCCTCAATTACGTTTCAGACCGTTAACAAGGACAAAGATTATATGATTACTATTGAAGATATCGATTTCAACATTGAAATTGGACCATATACCCGGTTTGTTCAAGACGGACAATGTATATTAATATCTGGCAAAAGATTGTTTTACCTGTTAAAACAAAATAATATAAAACCGGGCATAATCGCCGCCAACGTTTCAAACGTTAAATTTAAAAAGAGCTGTAAAAATGTTTGTTTTAAAACAGTTACAATGAATAAGAATTCCGTCATCAAACTAATAAAAAATACGCTTAAAATACCGCCTTGTATCGACAATTTGTTGGGATCAATAAAATTGTCGCCTCGAGGTAATAGATTCTGTAAGCGGTTTGTGTTGAATTGCTATATTGCCAATTTGTTAACATGTGTCAAATGCAACAAAAACTGCTTGATAACTGCCATGAACATTTTGTACGATAATGATGCAAAGTGTGTACGAGAATTTGAGACTCTACTGACGAAAAACGAAGACATTTATAAACCGCCAAATTGTGTCAACATGAAGAAAAACCAAATGTGTTTTATGTCGCAACTATGTAAAGGTTCCAATCCATTGTGTAACTATTGATAAGAGTTTGTTCAATAAAAGTTTTGTGTGATTATACTTGTGTTTATAATTATTATAAAATGGAAGACCACATAATCAATTTAACAATGAAATATCAAAATTATCAAGACGAATATCAAAAGAAAGTATTGGCGTTTTTTTCAAGCATAAAAAAACCAAATTTTGCAACCGAATTGTACATAATGTCCGCCACAATTATGGCTATAGAACAGCAACTAAACTGTTTGACTCCTCTTCACACCGAACAAATCCAAACAGATTTTGTAAATAATTTAAACGAATTCAAGTTTGATTCGGAGACATTGGATAAATTGATTGCGGACAAAAACTTTAAACAGTTTGTGCGTAGTCAATTTAATGTTGATGAAAGTTTTAACGAAAAGTTGTTACATGTTTTGGAGTGTAATTCAAACAAATTTGTACGAACATTATGTGAATTTGTAAAAAAACGCAATGCATACAGGAAAAAACCAAAACACGTTTTGTTACATGAAATTGTTTTATTAAAATCCTTGATGATACGATACATGACAATTATGACAAAAATTGTAGAATATAAAGATTGTAAAGACAAAATTGAAAATGACAAAAAACCAATCAATTAGTTGTAAAAATTATGTCGTCTTCACTTTGTCTAAGGATATCGAAAATTCCGGCGATCATTTTTACGCTGTCGTCGATAGGTCCGTATTCTTGAATTGTCACGGCGCTTAAATTATTATATGGCGATTGCAAAAAATTTTCGTAATACGTAAAAGTGGTTATGCCATTTTCGGTGTACATTTTATCTTCACACACCGCCAACGAGCTTGTCGTTCCATGGGCTGAAAATAGCGGACAAAAGTAATGTTTTAAAATCGTTTCCACCAAGTTAACATTATGAAATTCAACTGTAGTCAACATGATCGTATACGCTCCGATTTGCATTGTGAAATTGACTAAGACAAAATTGTTAGAAATGTATCTTTTATAGTGACGGAAAAGTAAACATTATTACGTACGTTGTTTGTAAATTTCAACGCAATAAATAACACATTGTTTTTTTTTTGTCTTGTTAATTTATTTCGTCTCATCCATTGTCCACGATAATGTATTATTTTGACACAAAGGATTGTATATATTTTGATGATTGTGCCAAAATGTGTTTGTTGGAGTGACAGGTCTGTTGTTGCCGGGAATAGAGTATTCGGATAAACTGGCTCTTTCGCTTTTGTTTTGCCCCCCTTTCACCCTCGAATGTTTAATTTTTGACTTGGGCAAATCATAATCAATTGCCATAGAAAACAGTTTGTATAGGTAAAACGATTGCATAATTACCATTGCCGTCAGCAAATACAAAATTATAAAACGGCAACTGTTCAAAAATGTCGCTTCATTTCTGTAGTATTCTTTTCGACATGTTGCGCAAAATACCTGATGCTGAATCGTGTAACACGATTTTGATTCGAAAGAAGATTCCACTTTAATTCCGTCCCAACACACTGATAAATTGTCGTGTAATCTAAACTTGGCATCCAAAATTGCAATGTGTCCAAATTTAATGAGCCAATCTATTTTGAACATTAAAACTACTATCAATACCAGCGTCCATATCGAAAATAGCATTGATGTGGCGAAAAAATATTGTTTCCACTTTTTAAATATAGAAGAATATAATCCACACAAAGCTATTATGTTCAAGACAATTCCGTAGCAAATAATTATTGCGCTACAATCGACGTTCGGAGTTCCATTCTCATAATCAATCTTCAATGAAGCTTTAGGTATGAGCAATCCAGTAATTCCCAGGGCAGTTATTATTGTGCCGCAAGACAATATTAATATACTGAATTTAATCATTTCGAATAATATTTCTTATTCAACTAAGTCTAACAAAGATGCATTTGTTACTAATTGTACTTGTTGTAATTTTTATTTTTTTGCTACTGCGTCCTATATATGAAGTTTACTGTGTCGTCAAAACGGCTCAAACTTATTACAATGACACGCTAAATAACAGAATTGACTATATCCAAAATATATTACAAAGACGAAATTATGTGCCGCTAGAAAATTTACCAAACATTAATTTCAACACCAATCTGGGCACGTTAAATGACGGCGAAATAAAATGTTTGTCAATTCCAATATATGTAGGAGAGCTTGAAACACCAAACTTTGATTGCACACAATTGTGTCAAAATTCCTCAGCAGCGTATTTTTTTGTAGGCCAACACGATAAATTTGTAGTAAACGGTCAATTGTTGGTTCGAGGAGGATATTGTACGACAAGTAGCGTTCCTAGAACGTGTAATAGAGAAACTAGTGTAATTTTACATAGTCTAAATCAATGGTCGTGTATTGCAGAAGATCCTCGCTATTATGCGGGTCCTCAAAATATGACACAAGTGGCGGGACGACAACATTTCGACAAAATCGCGCCCGGACAGAGCGAACGCAATATACTTTTCGATAAACTGTTGGGAACGGAAGTAAACGTTGCTCGAAACACATTTCGAACTAATTGGGATGAATTAATGCCAGATGGCACAAGGCGATTTGAAATGAGATGTAACGCTTTAGACAATCATAACAACAAAATGTTTGTGAACCCACTTAATCCTATTGAATGTCTACCAAACGTGTGCACAAACGTTAACTATGTTCATCCCGATGTCAAACCCAATTTTGAAACCGGAGAATGTGACTGCGGAAATTTCGATATTACCCGCGTCAAACATATTATACCAAACGATAAAACATCGATGTGCGCCAGTATTGTTGACACTTTCAATGAAGAATTAATGTCTCATCAATTTAGAGTAGAATGTACTAATCTTGACATGTCCGCAAAAGATTACGATAGATCATAACTTCTATGTCCTAACAACACTTTTTACACAAAACACAGACAATGCGTATACTTTTATTTTGCCAGGATCATTTCCTTTATCGGGCAACGGAATAAACGAACCTACTTACAGACTGTACATGGAGACGAGGAATCGCATAAACTATAATGTGATGAGGCCAATACCAAACAATTAAACCATCTTGTAAAACACATAATGATTTAATATTTGTTACAATAAAATAAAACATAAATTTTGTGAAACAACAATTTCATTTTGAATTTGTGGGCGATGTTGATGTATGTCGTTAATTAAAATTGTCTTTGGCGTATATAATAACAGAAAAGATGTATTTGTGTCATTGATGTTATAATCGCAAACAAAATGTCTCATCTTTTAAGTTTGGGCGGCGTGGCTTGCACCACTAAAACAACAATATTAAAACGTATAAACGAATTTAACAATAACAATATTGTTGTCCATTTGGAAGATTACAAAGAGTTGAACGAAAAATATCAATTTGATTGTCGCGTGGGCAATTTGCTATACGCTGCATATCGTTGCAAAAACGCCGAACAGTACAAGCAAGATTTCGACAATGTTCATATTTTTTATCGGCAACCGATGGAATCATTGATTTACGCCACCATTAAAAATAATATTAACGAAACTGATTCTATGAATATATTTGAGTCATGTCGCAAAATGGATTTGCACTCTAATTGGATTTCATTTATTTTAACGACAAACGAAAACAGCGAAAACCGTTTGGTTAAAATTATGAAAAAACGCGACAATAAATTAGATGAATACACTGTGCGTTATGTAAAAGAGCAAAACAAAAAATATAAACTCTGGAACAATGTGTTTGGAAACGAGGAAATAGTCATTGATTGGCGCAAAGACATCATAAAACAGCAAAATGATATTATCAACATTATTAATAACAGAGTATTTCATAATTGGAATAGCAACGATAACGGATTGTTTATTTACGATTACAAAGTGCCTTTGATAAAAAATAAAATTGCAGGATTTGATTTAGACGGCACTTTAATATGCACGAAAAGCGGCAACGCATTTTCCATGAATAATTTTGATTGGAAACTAAAGTATTTAGATATTAGAGAAAAGTTTTTAAAACTGTTAAAAAAAGATTACTCTATTGTTGTAATGACTAACGAATTGGGCTTGTCGCCAGACAAATTGTCGAATTTAAAACGCAAAATTGAAAATGTTTGCCAACAAATCAACTTGCCAATGTTAGTATTAATTTCAAGCACAATGAACAATTACAGGAAACCGTGCACGGGCATGTTTGAATACTTGCAACAACATAAACAGCAGTATATTGATATAAACAATTCTTTCTATTGTGGTGACAATGCAAACGGAACATTAAATACAGATTCTGTGTTTGCCAAAGCGCTCGGCATTAAATTTTACTATGATTTTGACTATTTTACTATAGAATCTGAATGTTAATTATAATGAAAATAAAGGTGTAGCAATTTTATATTGGTTGTTTGGTTTTATTTTATTTTTATGTATTAATGTATTTTTAATGGTGTTGTTCATCAACGCTGTTCGATGTTGTTGAACGTTTGATGTTTTTAACGATTGCTCAAACGGACTTTTATTGTTGTAACTGTACAAATCAATCGTTTCAATGAATATTTTTGATGCGATTTCTTTCGTTAAAGTGATTAGATGATGTTCGTATTGAGCGCGAGGATTGTCTAAATTCTCTAAACACTCGTTATAATGCTGCAACATGGCAGAAGGAGAATTTTTCAAGTCAGGATTGATTCCGTCTAAACGTTTCAGTGCTTCTTCTAAAACGTTTTTGTAATTTTTAAAATAACTTTTACCTTTGTTCAAAGCAAATTTGTAGGCAATTAACAGCATTCTGCGATTAAAATTTTTATAATCTATACCGTCGTCTATAAGTTTAGTTTTGCTAAATAATCGCTTTAAATATTCATAATTTTTCGCAGAAGGATTGGCAAAATAGTCATCGCGTGCTCGTTTAACTATAGCCAAATTGTCCTCTGGTAACATACCTTCAGATTCAATCAATGTACTACATTTATCAACGATCAATTGCCTAGCGAAAACATCAACATTGATAACTTCCATTTTGTTTTATCAAAGAGTGTAGTGCACTTATTATTAGCGTAAATTAACAAAATTTTAGATTATCGTCATGATTTGTTATTTTTTAAAATTATCTTGACTCTTTATATTAAAGTTATATTTTACTAATTTTTTATATAATCTGCCCACCGTTGAAATATTATTTTGTTTCATCACACTCAGTGTGTCGGTAATTGTATTAATCGATTCGGCGTCGGCGGCACAATAGAATATACCACATCGATATTTCATCGCGACCAATAGTTCAATATAAAATTGAAATATTTGATCTTTATATTTGCTACCATACGGTCCCGTGTATATGATGGGCCTGGCTTTCGATTGTTCCACGTACTTGGCTACACCGCTCGCCAAGCGATTGATTTCGCTATCCACATATTTTTTGTCAAACTGACGAGAGTTGTTGTCGAATCTGTTGTCATCAGCGGTAAATGCCAAGAGGTTAATATGCGCCAAAGCTTCTTGTTTGACTAAATTACGCACAAATTCTATGCCTTCCGTGCTGCGTTTCACTGAATTGTATTGAATGAGATTTTTTAACAATAAAGATTGGTCGTCGCCTAACGGTTTGTTAAAATAGTGAGGAATGGCATATAATTCGGGATATTGTAAAAATTGTAAATCTTCTTTTCGTACACCGGTTGCCTTTGAACCCAATAAATCTTTTGCGTATATTATAACAAGGTCAGAATTATCGGGTATTGATTCTGTCATGGACACAAACGCGGGATCATATTGTTTTATAGTAACCAGAGAAAAATCAATAGGTTGTGTGTTTTTCACTAAATATAATTTTTTGTCGTTTGTGTTCACGCTAATATCAATTTCGTCGTACCCAAAAGAAGGATTGTTGCGTATAATACTGCAAAAAACGTTTATGTATTCCAGTATCGACAACAGTTTTGTTTTTAAAAGATCGTTATCGCGTGCACCAATTTTTATTTCGTTGAAATTAATGTTGGATACGTTGTTACAAAATAGACTTTGTGCAATCAAACTGGCGCAAATGTATCTATTTAATTGTAACGCACGTTTAAAGGTCGGCCTAGGAGTTTTATAATTTAACAAATAATTCAATTCTACCTGATATTTGAATTCTTTCAAAAAATCCACATCAAAAGTGTTCCCCATTTCGATGATTTTATTATAAATGTCAATGTGAGTTAAATATGGATCCCTGGCGACTGTGGCCACTAAAAAATCACTATCGTTAGCGATGTCGTTTTTGAGTGTTACCGTTTCTACATTAATTTTACTTTTATTGTTGTCYAGTAGTATAGAAAAATTTTTTAAAATTATACATTCTGTTGTCATGTAGCGTTCTATATAATGTTTGGTTTGCTCATTAAAATCCTTAACATCATTTAAAGCCGCATGAATGATTTTGTACGCTCTACTCAAAGAGGAAATTTCATTTTGGCATTCGGCGATATTGAAATGTAAAGTTTCAGATACAATTTCGCTTTTTAGTTTTTTTTCCAATTTCAATAAATTAATTTGAGTATTAAAATATTGATTGTGAAATGTAATATCGTCTTTATTCATTGTCGCGTTACCACTTTTACTTAACTATAATAAAATAACAATATAATATTCAATTTCATTTATTTACATAATATACACATGTGTAACAATATAGTTTTGATTTCGTTCCAATCGACAGAATCGTCGCTTAGTTCGTATCTATAATGGCGTTTATACAAAATTTTTAAATAATCGTGCAATTGTCCACATTTAATCTTCGTACTTTCAGATTTCACAAAACTGTCATATTCTTGATTCTTGTCCAAACTCAACGCCAACAACTTGGTATTCTGAATATACAAATGTCTGACAAATTTCCACACAATTTTTTTTAAAATTAAAGTTATTTCATTCAATTCTTTGCTATTTAAATGTATGTCCATTAGGTCGAAACACAACAAAGCATTTTTGTCTTCACACCATTGTATTATGGTTTCAAACTTTTTGACGTCGTAACATTTTCGTTTCAACGACAGGGAACACAATTTCAGTACCGAATAAATAAACTCGTCTTTAGACATTTTGATAAATTTTACTGTAAATATTTACAGCAGAATCAGGTATACACACAGGCACCGCTCTAGCCAACGCTGTTTGATTGAATAGCATCTTGGTGTAGCCATTCGAACAAACGCAATCATTAATTGTAAACTGTCTCACGGGCAAATCAATGTTTAACGTGCCATTGTCGCAAAGATACGGTCTAGCAGTGCCTAAATCGTCTACAATGTCTCGATAAGTACTTATGCACAATTGATTAACCACAAATTCGCTCGCTACAAATACTTTAATTAATCCCAAGGCAGAATCACATTCAAAATCATCTGGTCGACCGGCAATTTGAGAATTTTGATTTGAGCAAAACCCATTAGAGCAAACCATTTGGCCTACAACATTTTGAATAGCACAATTGTCTAGACATTGACGATCTGTCACACACGGTATTTTAGTGTTAATACAATCCACTATACCATTTTGTTCATATACAAACTGCATTGGATTAAATATTGCCTGTTCAATTTCGTGCCTATCTAGATTATTTAAACGTAAAACAGTGTTGTAACAAGCCAAATACACTATAATCAATATAGTTATAATTAAAAATATACTAATAATATTGTTAAATGAAAGCATGGTTAAAGTCTTAATTTTTTTATTTGTCAATTGTTGTGTGTCAATATCACTTCTCCTTTTTGGACGCCACGATAATACACGTTGTTGCAGAAATCAAAGCATTCTTGACACGACGAAATTGGCGAATGCACAGTCACGTCGATGTTACACCTGTAGCATTTCTCAATCATCATTGAAAAATTCTTGCAATTTTTTATAATCTTGTGTTCGAAGCGCAATTCGTGATGTTGTAGATCGAACGTTTCTTGTTGACAACATTTGAGACAATAATTGACGAATGTATTGTCCTCTAATTTGACAACTACACATTCCAGTGTAGAGCAAAGATACAAATCGTTGTAGTTGATTTCCATTGTGCAAAATTTTATTTTGTAAGAAGAACAAACTAAACGAAATACTGATTTGTAGTGTATCAACCATCGAGTCGCAACCGTATTTATACTCATATCCAATCATGGAAGCTTTGTGTGTCATTAGTGGTGACGTAAGCGGCGAAATTACATTTTTTCAACAAACTCCGACACATCCGACACAAATATACGGATACATTTATGGTTTACCCAAAGGTAAACACGGCATGCATGTACACGAATTTGGCGACATCAGTAACGGTTGTACATCTGCAGGCGAACACTTTAATCCCACCAATATGGATCACGGGGGACCTGACTCGCCCATACGACATGTTGGTGATTTGGGAAACGTGGAAAGTAAATCGTTTAACTCGCTAACCGAGGTCAACATTGTGGACAGTCTAATAACTCTACACGGACCGTTTAGTGTTTTGGGAAGAAGTTTGGTCGTACATTCCAATAAAGACGATTTGGGTTTAACCGATCATCCGTTATCCAAAACTACCGGCAATTCGGGAAGCCGTTTAGGTTGCGGAATAATAGGTATAAAAAATAAAAATAAACCTGCAATTGCCGAACTTAAACGAAGTGTTTCTAATAAAAAAGACGGACTTGAATTTTTTATTTGAAATGACTACAACAGCAAAAAAAATATAACAGTTGACCCTATTAAAATGGTTTAAAACGGTTGAAATGTAAAATTATAATTCATTCATCATCATGAAATTGATTGCATTCGTTTTGTACATTACCAACGTTCATAAACTGCCACAAGATTACATTTACAAAAATTACTTGAAATGTTTCGACGTAATAGATGCCGTCATGTGCAACAATGGAGAATGTTTAGCAGTTTGTGTAAGCAGTATCGATCGCGCATTTACCGGACCCAAATGCTTCAAAGCATTTCTAAAAAATCATCGCAACAATGAAGCCTGTCAAATTAGTGTGTTGGATATTCAAGACTATAAACATTTAGATTTGTTACAAGATTACGTCTATAATATAGTAGAAATGTATAATTATAAAGATGTATAATGTAATAAAAATTTAAATTTATTTAATGTTGTTGTTTTTTACTCAATGGCGGTGTTAATATAGACAAAATTTCGTTAACACTATCGGCTATACCGGTCATTTGAGCGGTTAAATTTCCAACGTCGAGTCCGCCCAACGTTTGCAGCACATTGTTTAATGTGGCGTTAATGTTTGTAACGCTCGACGTCAAGTTATTTAATATAGAACTGATGTTGGTTAATTCGTTTCGCACGCTATCTTGCAATTGACCCAGAGCTCTTTCTACAGATGTCAACAATTCTTGTAGTCTATCGTCTAAACCTCCTAGTATAGATTTGAGATCATTTGTGATATTAGTTAACTGATTGTCGAGCAAATCAATCAATTGCGTCAACTGTCCCGAAATTGTAACGTTTTGCAATTTAATAGAGTTTAATATGTTTGTAGTTTCCATATGCTGATTATTATTGTTTAAACACAATTGTCCCAAACCATTAATTATTAAATCGTTTTGTTTAGAAATTTTATCTAACAGATCGTTGTGATGATGATGGTGATGGTGCTGTGGTTTGTTGTATTCCGGAACGACACAATCGTTGCCGCGATCGGGTAAAGGTCTAAGATCTGGTGTGGGGAATGGCGGCGGTAAGTTTGATTGAGTCAGCGCTTCTTTGTACGTATCCGCAATAAATTGCGTGCACAGAAAGTCGGATTGACTGGAATTGACTCTGTTGCATAGATTACCTAGACCGAATATATCAATGAAAACTCGATTGCCTTCCAGCCGACACGTATTGTTTCTAAAATCGTTCCAGCATTTCTTATGTCTCAAAGGAATCGATTGTAACACGGACGAAGGCAATCGCAACACCTGCAACACATCTTCGGCACACGTCCACAATACGCATGTTGGATCTAAAAAAAACCGTTACACTAGAATCGTGTATTTTTTTTTGCCGATACTATAAACGACATTATATTGTAGTCAATGTATAGTTTTTTTTATAGTTTACTTACCTGCTCGACGAAACGAATGTATAGAATTTTTATTTTCAATAGTACTATTAAGAGTGAAATACAGGACAAAGGTATATCGTCATGAACGAATACACTACTACGTATAAATTGTTTAGAGAATTGGTCAGTATCAAAAGAGCGCAATGGTTTTCAGTTTGGCTATTTTTTGTGAGCGTGTGCGTAATTGTGAGTTTGTCTTGTTACGCGGGCATTGTAGCCGAAAAACAAATCAACACAATTTCACAATCTTTGGCGACACAATTGCACAGCGAAAATAAATTAATTGAAAAGATTATATCATCTTTTGATAACCACATCGATAATGATTTTTATTATTCGTTAAATTTGAAACATAACGTAATGATACGGGTCAATACGCTCGTGCATAACAAACTTGTAAACGAATCGTTTTTTGATTGTCCCGCTAGTCAAAAATATTACGATTATCTTGTAAATTTATTAAAATTAAAACAAAAACCAACCGTCACTGGATTGTTCATGTTTGCCGGAGAACACGGCTTGGGTAAATCCTATGCTAGCTATCAATTGGGGCAAGCGTTGAGTCGTTTCGCAAACACAATTGTTATTTCAGTGCCAATGAATACTTTTGGTGACATAAACGAAGTTGGCCATATTATAGAAAAAATTGAAAATTCAATATATGAAAAATGTTACATTGTATGGACATTCGACGAACTAGATTCTTACATATTAAATAACAGACACGATCTACGCGATAAAACAATCACTCAATTTGCAGAATACACTGGTTTTGTAAAAAACGAAAATCGAATATTAGTTTTTACAATGAACAATGCCGAAATGTTAATGCATGATTATTGGAATGATAGAGAAGAAATTATTCAAAACTATACACATTATAAATATAAAGACGATTTCGAAAAAGCGTTAACGTTTACAGGATTACGCAGTCAAGCATTCTTACAACAGGGTCAATTAAGTCGATTATATTCTTTCTTAGGAAATAAACAATTTGAATTTGAAAAATTTACTTTTAAAAAAGCACAATCGTTTGTTACACATTATTTAAATAATAAAAATATTATCTATAATAATGTAACCGAAAATGCATTGTTCGGAAACGATAATCATAACATAAAATTATATTCTGTTAGAGAATTAAAAATTGCAATGGACGAAATAATAAACGAAAATAGATAATACACATGTTAATTTTGAAATCAAGTTTCATTTAGTTGAAAAGAATCTAAAACAGATTTCAGAATTGGCTAATTTTGAAATCAAGTTTCATTTAGTTGAAAAGAATCTAAAACAGATTTCAGAATTGGCTAATTTTGAAATCAAGTTTGGTTTAGTTGAAAAGAATCTAAAACAGATTTCAGAATTGGCTAATTTTGAAATCAAGTTTCATTTAGTTGAAAAGAATCTAAAACAGATTTCAGAATTGGCTAATTTTGAAATCAAGTTTGGTTTAGTTGAAAAGAATCTAAAACAGATTTCAGAATTGGCTAATTTTGAAATCAAGTTTCATTTAGTTGAAAAGAATCTAAAACAGATTTCAGAATTGGCTAATTTTGAAATCAAGTTTAGTTTAGTTGAAAAGAATCTAAAACAATTGGCTAATTTTGAAATCAAGTTTAGTTTAGTTGAAAAGAATCTAAAACAGATTTCAGAATTAGCTAATTTTGAAATCAAGTTTGGGTTAGTAATAAACGAAAATAGATAATACCATTTATTGATTCATATAATTAACACAAACATTTTTCAATTCATCATATAACATATTGAAATATTTTTCTGTAAATTCAATATCACAACCTAATTCAATGTCATTTTGTTGAAGAATTAAACCAATTTTGACAGAATCAATTCCGTGTTCTATAATGGCATCTCGCAAAATTTTTTTTTGGTTGTCGTTTAAATCGTACACGACATCTTCGACGGCACTTTTCATGTTGCGGGTTATAGGATTGCAAAACGGGCGACGGGTCATACATTTCGGTATATTGTCGATAGTTTTCTTAACAGATTCGCTCTGTATATCCACTAAATAGCTGCAATTGCTATTTTCAATGTTATTCTTGAAATTCTCCAACGTGAGACATTTGAGGTAGGCATTTTCGACGTACATTTTTCGGATTTTTTCCTCGACACAATCATTAATATTGTCCAATGAATAATCCAAACGACCTATCAAGCCGTTAATGTGAACATATGTCACAAATCGCAAATACTGTTCTTGATGCTCGTCCATTGTGCTTCAAAACGATACTATTGATTATAACAACTTAAATGTTGTATATATATGTTTTTAAAACGTACTTGTCGTTTTCGTTATCTTTATTTACATAAACGTTTTCGACAAATGGGCGGTACAAGCTTTGTGATATCGACACAACCTTTTATTAATTTAATTTTAAACGCTTTAGTGCGTTTCTTAATTTTTTTTTCAACTTTTAAAGAGCAAGACAAACACATTGTGTATGGTGTTTGAAATACCAATTCAATTTTGTTTTTACATTTTAAAAACTTTGCTCCGTTTCCGTTTACATGTTGTTGAAAACGTTTTTTCACATTCGATGTTATACCTGTGTAATATTGATTTTTATCTGTTTGTATTATATAAATTGAGTATAAACGATTATCGAACATATTGTTTTGTAGCTATAAATTTAATAATCTTAATAATTTGCTTTTTATTTTTACAATGTATATCTGTAATCCAAATTGGTCAAAAACAGTTTATTCTTTTTTGCGAGTTCAATATCGTCGTATTCCATTTGTTTATTAATAGAGAATAACATTATAATGAAAACCATTATAATCACAAAAACAACTAAACAGCATATGACCAATATAAAATCCTTCAAAAATGTTTTGTTTCTAGAAACAATTTGATGCAATTGATCGTGGTCTGTGAAAAAATCGTTATATGACACTCCGCCGAATGGTTCGGCGTCTCGTTTCATTCTTAAAAAAAGTAATTGTATTTTGCCGCGGTAACAACGGGACTTTTTATAATTTCATATTTTAATATCCTACTAATTATTTGATACAAATTTTTGGTATTGTTAATATCCGAATAATCGAAACGGTACGCATTATCGTCGGCCATATTGTTGGGCACGGGTCCGTATGAAGTAATGGCAAAACTGTCGTTTTTACAATATAATCTGACGCGTTGTTGTTTGTCTAAGGTATTTAATTTAATTATAACATCGGGTACCAGTTGATATGGCGCAATAAGTGGCTGAAACTGTGACACAAATTTCACGGCCATTCTTGAATTACTTTTAATGCCCAACATGTCCATAGCAATTTTAAGATATTGTAAACTGTGTCGATTCACGTAGGGACACTGTCTGTTGGTGTCTCCTTTCATTAAACGTCGTACACGTTCCCACATCAATCTATTGAAAATACTATCGACCTCTTGGTCAGGTAAATATATCGAATAACGTGCCTCTATTCGGCGTTCTTCAAAAATGGATAAGATCTTTTTGACGTTTAAAATTTTAATTACAAGCGGAGTTTCAAGTTTAAAGCAAATCAAAAAATCATTTGTGTTGTCATCGCGCAGTTTGTCCAAATGAAACAATGGTTGTTCGCCTTCGATTGGCAAAAGTTTCTTGTAAACTAGTTTGTTTCTAAATTCCATCGGACAAACGGGAGTATTATTGTCAATAATCATGGTTTTGCAAACAAACAAATCATTAGTTAAAAGAACACTAAAAACTCTAGTTTCGCCTACTCCAACTTCATCAATCGGCATAACCGGATTCCAGTAGACGATGGTGGCAGTTGCATTTTTTCTGGCTAATCTAGTTTCGCCACCGGCGACATTTTCCTGTCGCAACACTTGAACGGATTTAAATGAGGATAATTCTTTTTTTCTAACATATTGAACGTCTTCATCGGTAGGCACGTATATAATCAAATTGTATACGGGAGCATTACCGACATCGTTTTGGGCCACGACATATTGATATGGAAATGAATAAAATTTTCTACTAATACACACTTTAATATTGTTTGGACAAGTGGCCATTATTTTTTCAAAGAACGCACTTTGACTAAACTTATTAAAGGTTCCGGTATATAATTATATTGATAATATACTAATCGTTTAATTTGATTATTGTTGAGCCTTAGTGTTAATAAAAGAAAAGTAAAAAACACAAAAATTACTATAATGCAAATTATATATATAGACATATTATAACGGATTGTCTTCAAAATCTCCTACCATTAATTTAACCACTTTATTGTATGGATTTGCCGTTGATAACGTTTCATACGTAAACGTTAATGGTAAACTGTTAAATTTATTTTGAACAATTTTACTGTATATAGTCAGCGCATTCAATATTGTTTGATTGTAAAACAATGTTAAAGCACCAGATGGCAAAGTTCTTATAAATTGTTTGTAATGCCAAAGAAAATTATATTGAATTATAAATATAAAAATTCGATCGCGTTTAAATTGGTTCTCTAAGTCTTTGACGATTAATTCGTAATCATTGGCGCATTTTAAGTAGTATTTTTGAGCATTATTTATAAACCAAATGATTTGGTTTTTATACAGTTCGTTCGAACCATAATAAATTAGTGGTAAAAGCAAATCATAAAAATGAACATCTTGATTCAAAATTGACAAATTCAAATTTGATATTCTGTTTATAGAATTTCGATAATTGTGCGCGTTTGGTGTAGTTTGCAAACTGTTTGTGGGACAAGTCAAATACGATTCATCGACGACACTCGGAATTGTGGTCACTATACCTATTAATAATCGAGGCATCGAAACTGTAGATGAATCTTTAGTCACATTTACAACATTACTAGTTTGTTCGTTTACAACATTATTAATATTTTCAATTGATTTGTTTTCGACAATTTTTGACCGTTTCAACGATCTATATCTTTGACTATAGGGTTTTCTTTTTAAAGTTGCCGATTTGTTATCATCAGTATCGTCCGTTTCGTAATTGTAAATGTTTATGGGTTTCATTCGTGTAAGATTATTTTGTTGATAGTCCGCAGCTGTATAAATGTTATTTATGTCAACAGAATGAGGTTGTTCACTAGTCAAAACGAAATTGATCGGTTCAAAATCGTTATATAATTCTAATAATTTTTTTACATTGTCGTCTGTGATAGCGTTAAAATCATTTTCTGTTATAGTAATAATTAAATAATATGGCAATTCTTTTGTTATATGTAATAAATCTTGAGCAGCTATTCGAACGGTTAAAGGCTGATTTCTTGTGATCAATTCTGATAGATTTGTCAATTTTGAATACAAATCGTCCGACATTGTTTTGTATTTAGTATAATCCCGGTAATTGTTAATAAAAGTATTTAAAAAATCATATTTAAAAACGTCTCTAGCGTTTAGTAAAAGAGTAGCGCTATAATATTCACACGAAGACGCCAAAATGTCTATTTCGTTTTGTACTTTGTTAATATTCATTTTACTGTAATCATTCACAAAACTGCTTGTTTTAATTTCGTTTAAATCAATTTTAAAAGACATTAAATCCGCTCGATTTATTTTTAAATAAATTTTGGCGACCGTAAAATATTTGCTATTTTCATTGTCATTTTCGCCATTTTCGATTTTATCGTAACTTGAGTTTTCTTCATCAGCGGCAGTTTCTATTGTTTCTACGGTTAATTGATTGTAATCGTCGAATGTTTCGTCTTGTTTTGGAAATTTGTCATCGAAAATGTACAATAATTTATTGTTTGAATGTAGATCGTTGTAAATGGTCTGTAGCCTGTATATGACATTAGAGAAAACGACATTTTTAATTTCGATGGAAGACGTTTGATCATCCCAAGTTTCCTCGGCTCGTTGCAACAACTTTGTTAACTCATATTGAGTATCATTTTTTTCAGTTTCGTTTTCATTTTTATGTTTTTGCAATATTTCATATAATATTTTTATGTATTCAAAACTTATGTTGTGATTGTTAATTTGAAAAGTTTGTTCGTTATATAATAATTCGTAAACATCGACATGGCCACTTTCGCGTTCGCCGCTAAATTTTAAATAGCTCTCCGAGTTTTGCGTTTCGCCCGCAGAATACATGAGTTTGCCGTTTTTATACATTTTTATGTGAATATTATACAGTTTTGCGGCAACTTCTATTTCTACATAACTAGCAAACGTATTTGGTCTCAGCATGTGCGATTGATAGCTTTTAGGGTCGGCGCCGCCTTCTGAAGTGGTTAAAAACGGTTGATATTGTGACCAATTGTCGACAATAAAATTTACTACATTTGAACGCACCATTAAATGATTATCTTCGGTGCCGTATAATATGTAAGACAAAGATCTGAAAACGCAAGCTCCATCGCCTATAATTCGTTTACATTTGAACGGCACCGAAACGCCATCAACTTCTATACGTTCAAAATCCTGTACGTTGGCTGCTTGCATATCGTAATTATTAAGACATAAATAGAAAGGGCTGTAGATTTATTATACAAAATGCAGCAAGCTCAAATCAATAATGTGGAATACCAGTTACAGTTTAGAAAAAATAAAAATGATATCAAATATGTAAAGTTCCAAGTACAGCTGACCGCGGCTGAAATTGATTCTTTAGCATTCTTATTTTCAAAATATTTTGATCAGAATAAACATATTTCAGTAAAGGGTTTGACGTTTTTTAACGAATTCAACAAATGCGTCGATGCCGTCAAACAAAATTTCGAAACCAAACAACAAAACAATGATATTAAACAGTTATTTTCAATGTTTTTAAAGCACGAATTTATGGGACAAGTGCCTCAATTCAAAAAGATTATAACTTTTTTACAAAAGTATCTAAAACCGATTGCAACTCCCAACATATCTATAATTAATTCAGATTGTAACGTTTGTTCCGTCAATAGATTAGAATGTTTATCTTGTAAAGTAAATTATCTATCGGCGAGTATTAGCTCTTTTGATTGTGGCATACAAGACGGATGGGATATATTTCTCAGACCCATGTTTGGTTTGCCGCTTTTTTTGTTTGTGTTAATGAAAACCAACTACGATCACAATGGTATTTTTAATGCAGACGATCTAATGACAAATTCTTTTGCCAGCTTTTTTTATAATTTACTGAGCGACAAAGCGTCCCAATTTGTCAATTACAAGAGCGTACAGCCTTTGATCGACGATTGTCGTCGAGTTGTTGCCGGTTTTAATGTCAGCGATCTTGAATACATTCTGTGTATGTTACGTAACAAGAACACCTGCGACACGCCATTGTTTGCGCCTTTTAAAAATTTTATTATACAGTTGGCGTGCAAAACGAAAATTAAACAATCTAAAATAAACAAAATTGCCTCGGTCGTTTTTACTGGATTTTATTTGCGTTTATACGTTGAGGGAGCTGCGCATCGGTTAACGTCAACGACGGTCAACGGCAAACGGTATCCCTTTGGGGAAAATAATAATACACTAACACCGTTTGAGTTGGAATTAAGAAACGTGTGCCGTTTTATTCTACCTAAATACACTAATGATCAATTTGAAACTTTTATACAAAAATTGGCAAACATAAAAGAAGATTTGTCTATCGAACAATATATCGTGACCGAAAAACATATAAGACAATTGGTTATGAAGCATAATCTTGATGAAGATTTTTCCGTGTTATTGAATCAAAATGTATAACGACGAGGATAGTGACGGAAACAGTATCAATAACGGTTTAATTGAAACACCAATGCCGAAATCATCTAGAATAAAACGGAACACTAACAAAAATCGCGACATTAGATTCGACGTGCCAGAAACTAATCCTGCGGATTTAATAAACACTTTGAACGATAACGATGGAAGCGTTGCCGGTATTATATTAAAGGATCGTACAAAGAGGAAAATACATTCTTTTAAGTTGTTGAGTAAAAATTCAGCAGTAGCTAAAGCGATTTTAAAAGATATCGAAAGCGATCAAAACTATTTAAAAATTAACACATTGAAAGGGACTAACGTTTTGCGGTTTTTATCTAACATTTACGATAATCAAATTTAAAATATATTTTTCCTCAAATTAAGTGCCAACTATTAATATGAGCGCTGTTGATTTGTTCAACGAAATGGTAATATTGCGAGACAAAATCGATCCGCAAATGCAGATGGATATTTGGATTAAATTGTTTCCTTTGTTATCAGAAAACGATCCTTCCGTGAATCTATCTTTTGAAGAGTTTATAGAGTTTTTGGAAGTTGTAGCAGCCGCGGCCAGCAATCGCAACGTTATAGACTATACAGCGTTAGCCAGCGAACACACTGCTGCCAATATAGAAAGTACAACGTTAACATCGACAGCAATACGGCGACCGGAACCATACAATCAAAGAAGCATCATTAACATCTTTGGTAACAATAACGAAGATGCAATAAATAAAAATTTACACAAAGATTTACAGGAAAACGCCGCCGCATTGAGTGTGTTGAGAAAGACTTGTCAGAAAATTTTGCAATACTACACTTTGAATACGACCACTTCGTCTGATTTCAAAATTGGCGACTTGGTTTATTGCATGTTATATCTTTCAAAAACGCCCACATATAAACCTCTATACAATCTATTGGAACAAACGTTTACCGAAACCTATGATTGTATACCCAACTTGGCAAAAGATCAAATCTTTCAGATTACAAATTCGCTAAATGTTTTACTGGAATTGCCACCTTCAACTATAGACTTTACCAATATAAAATTATTGAGAAGTACAATGTATAAAGTTATGAGTTATCCGATCAGTAGATTTCCTCGTATTATGGTGATGCCTAGCACGGGTCTGTCTAAAGATAAACAGACCACTTTAGAAGATTTGATGCTGGATAGAGGTGAAAAAATTGCACGTTTAGAGTCGCAACAATATATAGAGGCAAATGAAACCAGCCGAGTGCCTTATTGTAACGACGAAGAATACATTAACGAATTGCTTCGCGTCGTGGAAACTTTCAGCCTACCTAGAATGTTTTATAATTCATCTAATAGCATCTTTTATACCGCAATGGAAAATTACGCTATTACTAACTGCAAATTTGACATTAAAGATTACAATAGAATATACAAAACTGCTGTAGATAATTACGAAGATTTAAGTGAAACTTGCGAATTAATGCACAAAAGACCAGACATTACAGATTCGCTAAATATTTTCATGTCTTCGGATGCAAAACGAAAAAAATATTAATAAGAGGAAACTAAAACTTTATTTAGCTAATAAACAGTATTATATATATATAAACAATGGCATCTAGACGACGATCATCGGGCGGAGGAGGAGGAAATCGTCGCAGGAGCGGCGGCGGTAGAAGACGAAGCAGTGGCGGCGGTAGACGCAGGCCTGGCAGGCCCCGCGGTAGTAGAACCAATCGTCGCCGCAATAGTGGCGGTACCAGTGGCAATGGCAGAAGGCGTCGTTCATCGGGAAACAGAAGGCGCTCTAGGTCACGATCTCGATCTTCTTCCAATCCCTATGGATACAATAGAAGAAACTATTAATTTTGCTTGACTTGAGAACATTTTTCGCAAAAAATAATAAATGATACAGCTTCGTCGCCGGCTCTCAATTGTTTTTCGATGGTTTTCCATTTGTGTTTGCAGATACACAACGACATTCCGTTTATGTCGGATAATTTTTTTGAATAATCGACATTGTTGTTTTCAAAATAAATGTAATCATCCGTCAATATCGTGCGTTCTTTTGTTTTTCTCTTTTTTTTTACAATTTTATTGTTGACATCGCCTTTAAGTTTCAAAAAAAAATTTATCCAATACAATTGATATTTATTCATTATGCTATCGATTAGTTCTTTTTTAAATTTGGGTGGCTTTTTATCAAATTGCGTGTTATTTCTCATACTTACGTATTGTTTAATTTTATTAAGATTCTTTAACAGCAATTGACAAGGGCATTCCTCTTGCGTATTATTTTTGCGAATTATATCAAACAATTCGGAGTACAATTTAAAATCGTTGGTAGTAGCAACGCATAGTTTGCGTATACATTCCTCTGATAATCTAATTTGTTTTCGTTCTTTTTCAACGTTAGTTATGGCAGGAATGTAAGCATATAACGAGTGAAATAAATGTTTAGTGTTTACGAAATTAAACGTTTTATTTTTGACATTTGCCGGATAGTTTTCAGTTAGAAAATCAATTAATTCTTTGTATTGGTTATTCTCGCGAAATTTTTTGAATATAAGAAACAAATCGTAGCAATGCAATGCTGGTGGACTGTGCTCCGTCTCAAACGAGCTTTTGTCAAGGGACATTTGTTGGTCGTCAACCGATACTCTGATTTGAGCAAACTTTTCTTCGACCATTTGGATATGTTTGAATTTATTATTTTTTCTATCGATAAAACTGACACCAACTTAAACGTTGATCTCGAAAATTATTTTATGCAAATTATTGAATGTGACGATAAAATGAATGATATTCGCTATAACATCAAAACGGTATACAAAACGTGCGCGCTCGGTCACACATATGTGATAAATGAATGCATTCCAATGTACTCTTTTCTAAACGAATGGTATGTACAAAATCATATGGAAATATATCAACTTAAACAAGACACTTTTGTGTGGGAAATTCCTCATGTAATTGTTTTTGATTTAGACAGCACTTTAATTACCGACGAATTTAACGTAAGAATACGTAGCCAAGACGTATACGACAGTTTGTTTGATTTAAAATCAAAGGGCCACGTGTTAATTTTGTGGTCGTATGGTAACGAAGAACATGTATCTCATTCGATGAAAATTACAAATTTGACCAACTTTTTTGATATTGTCATTTGTAAAGGTTACAAAACTGGCGATATTGACAAAGGAATAGTCGTCGATCAAAAACATGATTTAATATATGTGAAAAAGCCGTTTTATTTAGACATTGAAGATGGCGATAGGTTACCTAAATCGCCGCGTGTAGTTTTGTGGCATTTACGAAAAATCGGTGTAAACTTTGTCAAATCTTTAACTTTGGTGGACGATCTAAAAGCCAACAATTATAGTTACGACTATTTTGTTAATGTGAAAAAGTGTCCCGAACCCAAAGACGATTGGCAACAATACCACGAAATGATACTCGACAATATACATTTACACGATGCACAATTTATGTGATATAAACGTAGCCTTTTGAAATTAACACATTGATTATATCCAGTATTGTATAGTGTATTTGTTCTACGCTAAACACTAAACTTTTATCGGCAATATTGTTTTTAAGAGTTATAAAATGTTCAATAACCGTTAAACTGTTAACGTTTGTGCACATGGTAGAATAGATTCCGCTCGTGTTAATCGATTCAATGTCTGATTTGGTAAAACGCACAATTGAAAACTCGTTTGGGCAAAATACACTGGACGATTCTAAATAATAGAATAGTGTCCCGTTAACGTTATACAACACTACGTTTTCGGGTCTGATAATAAATAGTCGCTCTACGCGTTGTGGTGTGCTCAAATCGTAAATGTCTACATACGCGCCGAATTGTAAGGTGTTTGCGTGATCCAGAATTAATTTTTTGGTTTCATTGCGATAAGGATTTAAATAGAAGAGGATCGTTAAAAATATCATCATACACAAAATGGCTGCTAAACCAACTAGTGTTGACCAAATTTTCAAAGACATTTTTGAAAAATCTAACTACAACGATGATTCTGAATTAAAGAACTTTGAATCTGTCGACAATATTATATTGAAAAACTATGAAAGTGGTGATAAACAAGTGGTGAAATCTATAAAAAATTTTGAAACTTTAATTGCTACCATGAGCAACAAGTTGACGAAACCCCAGCCTCAACAAGATCAAATGAAGAAAACTTGTGTGAACAAACACGACTGTAATATAACGCCTCACGATTGGTATGTTAGAGGAAATTGCTTTGTCATAATCGTTAAACCGTTTATAGAAAAAAAATACTATGATTTGATAAAAAACGACGTAAATTTTAATCAATTTGTGAGTAGCAACCAAGATAATTATGGGAACGTAAACAAAATTGCCGGCGATTATGTGTATTGGCCAAACATACCGATTTCTTATTTTGGATGGAGACAATTCATATATATGAATTTTAACATTGACATTGGCGAATATATACCTTTGATTCACAATCGTCGCTTGGGAAATGTGCAGTTGTTTGAATTTTATCCCATTAATTTCATCAATGTGGAATTGTCAATGACATGCAACGGAAAAAAATTATTTGTAAATGGCCGTTCGCAGTTTACGGATGAAGAAGACGACCTTTTTGTGATAACTATGGCCGACGATTCTCAAGGAACATGCAAAGTGAACGGCAAATTAGTTTACTCAAACAAAAATCTATTTGATTACATACGCGACGACATCAATTTGACCGAATGTAAAACGTCGGACAAATACAAACATTTAGTAAAGATTAATTTGAAAAGTTTGAGAATGTTTAAAGAAATGCCTGTTGAAGAGCAAAAAGAAAAATTTGTAGAACGCTTGAAGGTGTGCGACGTTATTACGGCTAGTAGCGAAAACGACAATATTCAAAAGCATGTTGTTCAATGCGTGAACGCTGTCAACGAGTACATGATTGAAGTATTGTCTCAACACGATATTGCTCATGATTTTGTATTACGCAAGTATTTGGTCGACAGCAATTTTATGAATTTTGACTATTTGATAGTTGTGATATGGCGACTAATCACCAAAAATGACGATTTTTCTTTTTGCGAAACTGACATTCGCTTGTATCTCGAATTGTTGTGCGAAAAGCTGTTTGGCGATAAAAACTCTGCGGAGTTAGCTACGGCCATAAGACGTTGCGAACCGTATACCAAGTTGCTGCCAAAAGTTTTTATGAGATTTTGCAACCATTGGTTTTTGTTTCCTCAAGAGGATCCTTTAGATTCATTGGCTTGCTATTACGCTATACATTATTTGATATATGAAAAGCAATCACAAACTGTTGTAAATCAAGACGATTGTTGGAATTATTCGTACGAGAATGTGATAAAATGTGGCGCTTCAGACGAAATTATGTGCAAAGGATTTTTTAAAAAAATTCAATCCGCAAATGCATGCATGGTGTTCAACGGTAAACATTATGTGGCGGTTAAAAAAGGAGACGATCTTTTTGAGTTGACCGAAAAAATGAGCGCTATTAGTCTTTCGAGCGTGAAATTTAATGCATGGAAATATTTGTATTTCACTGAAGAAGGTGTGTACAATTTGTTTATTAATGATTATCACAGTAGTTCACCTTTCATATTGGGCAACACATTGTTGGGAGCGATAACGAAAAAATCGGAAAATACATATTTGCCAGAAAGTGCAATTAATTTTATGTTAGACAATGGTAAAATTGAAAAAGACATATACAAAATATATCATGTTGCCAAAGTGTGTCGCGATGTTCAACTTTTAAAAAACAACATGGCGATAATATTGGCTTTTGATTGCTGCGAAATGTGTAAAAATAAAGAGAAAATGCTATTGAATGATCTATTTAGAGAGATTTGGTATTTTAACGAAAATGAACTAATTATAATGGGCGTATATGTCAACGAAAAAAAAATGATAGATTTGACGGTGAATTTAAAATGCGCAGATTGCAAACAAAATTTATCCAAAAGAAACTGTCCATGTTATCGAAAAATGGAAATAGAAAAGAAAGCTTTTAAAATTGCTTTATTAGTACAATTATTTTGTAATAACAAAGCCATTATAGAGCTGACATGGTCTTTGTTGTATAACTCTGAAACCTACAATATGGTATTGGCAGATTCGATGGCATCATCAAAGAAAAATGTGGATTCTAAATKTATCGTCGAGTATTCTCAATATTTTTACAAAAATCGCAATGCAATTATTGAATTTTTGTATAACAAAATTAACAAAGTTGATTTCGTTCACACTTTAATTTTGGCTTTGTCTAATTTTGAAGAATTTATTCAAGATATAAACATTCATATCGACGAAAAAGTCAGTGACAAAATTGAAAATGATGATGCGAATTACGTAAACGAAAACGTTTACAATAATTATGAGAAAGATGATGAAAATTTAAAAAATTTTTATTCAGAATACTGTAATGTGCTGTCGTTTTTAAAAAAATGGAACATTTGGTGGGACAAATTGATTGTTGCTCGAAACAATGACGATTTAACAACATGGCTGGTGAGATTTTACATGCGAGTATTAATGTCTAAACTAGATTTACAAAATTATTCCTATTTTTTTGTAAAAAAAATTGTCATGGGCTATTTGTATTTTAGAAATTTTACCAATTTCAATTACGTAAATTCGTTGGCGATAATACATTTTGACGCCAGTTTGGGTATACCTTCTGATTATGAAAAGAGCTGTATATATTGTCCCGGTGAACCGGGTTCCGGCAAATCAAGTAACGCCGAATTGATGGAAAACATAGTAGTCGTTCATAAACACGACGCCGAAAACTATACTCTGTCTAAAAAAGAAACCGATGAAATGGAAGCCAATAAATTAATTTCTCAATTGTACGTCATCAACGAAATGAAAGAATGTAACGATTCGTTTTTCAAGAGTACCGCAGATTCGACAAAAAGCAACTCGGTGTGTCGGAAATATCAAGGCTCGCAAAAATATGAAGCTAATTTCAAATTGATGATTATTAACAATAAACCTTTGTATATATCGAATTACGATAAAGGTGTCAGAAACAGATTCACAATAATATATACTGATCATTTTTTTGAAGAGAATCTTCCTTTTAGTGGCTCGGTATATTCACATATAAAATTGAAAAAGTTTCCAATGGAAAGAGCCTATTATGAAGGCGTCATAACTCCTGTACGATTGTTTTTGTCGCACATTTTGATGTATAAACGCAACAAAAAAGACGGATACATATCCTACAAAAATATATTGAAAAATGACGTTATTCATAATCACAATTTAATGTGTTTAGACATTAATAATAGCACAATAAACGCTCTGATCTACGTTTTGAAAGTTCGCATACAACATGGCTCTAAACCTATTGACGAAAGTCAAGTGGACAAGATGATTGAACTTGCCGTGCCTTATGTCGAAGTGTTAATACACGATTCTATGAAACCAAAGAGAAACAGCAGTAATCGCATCAATCAGTTGTGTGCCGATTTTAAAAAAAGATATAAAAAGTATCATCGTGCCGAGGAAAGAATGTTTTTCAATTTGGACATGGCTTTATCCAAAAGCGATTTTAATTTAACTATTCCTACATTTAAATGTTAGTGTGTAAGGTTTTATTAATAAAAAATTGTGTAATATAATGTAATTTTTTTTATTGAACTCTAAAATTCCTGTGGTTTTTGATAAACAACGTAGCATTGTCGTTGACTTGAACATAATTAAATTCAATTAGTTTTTGTTGCGCCATAGCATTAGTTGTATAAACGGTGACGGGATAGTTGATTTCCCTCAGTTCAGGAACGACGGTAGCGCTGGAATCGATTAAAAGATAACTCATGCCTTCACTTTCGTATCTAACCGTATTGACGGTTTCATTTTTCTTTACAACATCCAAGTTTTTGAAAACTACAAATATATTTTTGTATTGTTTGACATCAAAATTGGTTGTGGTACGGTTGGTTGTGGAGCTCGAAGGTGTTGCTGAGCTTGATGTTCCGGCCGTTGCGTTGTCCAATACCGTTCCCAAAAAGACACAATTGGTTCCTACCGAACGATTGCCTTCGTCTACGATTTCGTTATAGGTCAAAGGACGTTCGGCTACAAACACTTTGCTGATTTTAGTGCCTCCTCCGTTGGCGCTATCATATGTAATGCGCAACGATTTAATCCTGGCGTTGTTGAGTTTGAGAGATAATTGCCCGGTTTGTGTGTCGACTTGCATAGAATCGCTACTGTCGTTTAGGCTGGGCGATGAATCCGTTAAAGATGGCGAATTGAGTTTATTATTGACACTCAAAAAATATAGTAGCACCAAAACAATCAATACAAAAACAATGATTCCGATGATCATTTTAAACAATTTCTATGATAGATAGTTGCAACAAATGTTTTAAAAGTTCACTTAAATTATCGTGATTGTAATTATTAATGTTTTGCGACGCGACTACAATTATTTTGCTTTGCAATCGAAACAGTTTGAATATGTTTGTTAGAAAATCAACGCAGGACTCAAGTATGTCGTTTCCAAATGCCGATTCATCCACCAATTCTACATACGTCTTATACATTAGTAATGCGTCGATAAGTACATGATTCTTGCAATAAGTACCATTGTTATGTTCCAAAAGATCGTAAAAAGTTTTTTTCATAAATAAGGCTTGTTCCTTTTTCAAGGTAGCAAAAACGCTATATTTGTCGCAGGAATCGTCTTCAAAACATTCGATAACGCTTTCAAAATACAACACGTCATCATCGGCACGTTTGTCGTTTTGCATATCGGCAGGTAAATCAGATAAATATAGATATATTGTTTTTTCCGCAGCCATGATACCTTTAACGCCACTACTTGCACAATATAAAGACAGTTTCTTTCTGTTCACCTTTAGGCATGTAGATAGAATGAGAACGATTAACAACAATTCCAAACACTTGGCTAAGATACTTGCCACAGAATTGACTTATTTATACAATATCGGTTGTCTTATTGCATATAAAGAAGTACAAGAAGCTGAAATTGAAGAATTGAAAAACTGGACACTCAGTTTAGATAGTAGTTTTGATTTAGAGCACATGAAAATTGAATTCAACGACAAAATGGAAGAGCTAAATTTGAGAGCGTTTCTTCCTAAAAACTTTTCATACACATTTAGAACTATATGGGACGTTATACATTTTTTGGCTATACTTATAGACGATATGGTCGATAACCGTAAAAACTTATCGTACGAATATATTGTCAATCATTTGAGGCAAATGAAAACGTTATTTTACAATTTATTCTTTAAAATCGATTGTGCCATGTGCCGAGATCATTATTTAAATGTCAAAGGCTATATTATTTTAAATATAGAACGAATAGAAATTTGCTTAAATCGAGAACGATTCGGAGAAAGCATTATCATGGTAGATGAAATAACACGCGCAAACACCACTCAAAATGTTTTAATGAAATACGGAGTGTTATACAGCACCATGGTATTTCACAATCACATCAACGATTATCGATGGATTCAAAGAAACATGAAACCGCCAGTTGATGCTTTCAGAATGGAATGGTCTCATTACAAAAAACTATTGCTATTAAACTGATTCGTTTTACCCGTTTACATTTTGTTAAGGCGATACAATGTCTTTGTTTTCAATCGACGAAGATTTTGAATTGGTGCTCCCCGAGGAATCGGTGATATACGTGCCCGTAGAATACACTATAGCCGATATTGCCACATTTCTTTTTAATAATTTAATTATACTAAATGAAAATAGTTTCATTGAATTCGAGCCAAACGATGATGATGACAATGATTATGACAGGGTAAATAATCAAAACAATCGTGTAATAAATCAAAATCTTTTAATTCACAATCAATACAACAAAAACGAACATAGAATAAACGATTCGTGCTACATTTGTTTTGAAGAATTTAAACAAGATCAACAATTAATAACTCTTAGAACCTGCAATCACTCTTTTTGCGTTGAATGTATAACTACATGGTTGCAAAGCGGCCCAACAAAATATTGCCCAATTTGCAGAACGCCAGTTGAATGAATTCAAATTTTATTTTCACATGGACATCATTTGGGGAACCAATCTGTCGTTTCTCACTTTTAAAATTTTTATAATTTTTTTATCTTCGTCGATCACAGTTTCATAAATCTTTTCGTGTTTCAATATTATGTCGTCTTTTGACTTGACAATCGTGAAATCATTTAATGGTTCACATAAACTGTAAAATAAGTTTTCCTTTTCATTATATTCCAATTCGATTGTTTTCACGTATTTATATTTTATATATTGAATTGCGTTATCTAAAACTACGAAACCGTCGGTGGCAACGGTACTGTATCCATTCAATTGAATTGGAGGATCCATGAAATGTTGAAATTTTATATTGATAAAAGTGTCGTTGTGACTTTGCAATTGCAAATCTTTTTTGTTATACTTTTCGTGTAAATAATTTATACATTTTATCGACGACAACGGATCAATATTATAATTTTTTAAAGAACATTCGTATTGAGTTTTATTATTGTAGCTGTATTTAAATACATGCAACAAATCTGTAATAAACAAGTTAGTGTCTCCAACTAATTCACATTGAAACGCAACCACATTGTTGATTTTGAATAACCACGGAAAATGGCCAGAAAACATTCGCATCTCATCCATAAATATTATAACAAAATTGCGTGTAAATAATCCTTTTCCTCTGACACCGTCTAATTTGATGGCCCATTTCAATACGTCTTGGTTTAGTTCTTTGTTGGTGTCATTTATTAATATTTCATCAACAAATTTCCTGTAAATGACGTTGTTTTGTATTGTTGTATACGGCAGCATGGGACTGATATTATGAGAATGGCTCATTCTATCAATTTTACTGATAATTTTTGCCATTTGATCCAACACAAGTTTATCGGGATTTTCCGATTGATATTCGTACTCGATTCGCAGGTACGCTAGAATTTCGTCTGATCCCAAATGAGAATTTTTAGTAATTTTTTCTTGTTTATTTTTAAGTAAATTCAATAGAGTGACTTGTTTGCTGGCCATTAATGAATCAAAAGTGTCTCCTATATTTTTTTCCAAATATACTTTTTCAAATTTAATCTCAATTTCGGGTCTGACGTTAGGACGAAATACCTGACAAGTCATTATTCGTTTAAGTTGAGGCGATAATTCGTTGTTGTTCACGCCTTGCTCAACGCTGACACGATTCACCAAAGGTATTAAATTATTTTTATAAATGTGCACAATATTTTCCGCACTTTGAATAGTCTTTATGGTGCTTTCGAAACGATTTTTCATTAATCTGCTTCTAACATTATTTATGTCGACGCAATCCACATAGTCTTCAGTGTGAGTAAATTTTTTAGAAATATAAGAACTCAAAATAATATACAGCAAGTCTTGGCTCAAATTGATTGAGTAAGATATTTCTTTTTCAATAAAAGACGACATGGCGCTAGCGCTCCCGACACCAACCAATAGAGGAGTGAAGAGTTATTGTATATTCAATGGCGTTCAACCCATCGATTCCTGTCGACGATACGAATCGCCTTGCACACCCGACAATACTGTCGATGACAAATTTTTAATTTGCGAAGGTCACTTGTTGCCGTTGAAAATGGAAAAAAGATATTTGCCAATACCTGACGCGGACGGTAACACTTACAACAGAAGCATCGCAATCAGTTTAGTTCATCACGATGCTGTAGGCGACGAAAGAATATTGATACCTACCAAAAATAATTATCAAACAGTTTTGAAGTTAAACAATCTGTCGTACGCCGAACAATTGGTGTGGCATAAAATATATGAAAACGAGGCCGAACTAGAACGCATTTGCACTTTGCTTGAGGCCAATGAACGCTATCAAACCGAAACGTATGCTATTGCCGAAAATATCATTACCAAAACCGACACGATTCTGGCCATGGCTAATCCGCGCAGTTATTGCACGCGTGCTGCTACCGAAGTAGCTCGTATTTTTGGCACTGAAACAAACTCATACTCTGTGTATCAACAAATGCCTCCGTTTATGCAAAATTTAATTAACAGGGCGGTGGCGCCTGAAGTTATGCAAATTGAAAACGTTTCTTTGATGCTGCGTAATTGTAGCACATGTCACATTCGTGACGTAGGATTATTGGCGGATGTTCCGTTGTACAACCCGATTATTCCTAAATATGCCAATAGAGTTAATCAAAACTTGTTACGAATTGAAAACGTATTAAAGTTCAAAGGAAACGCCAACGCTTTGCAAAGAATCCTAAACCGCTATCCGCCGTATCCGATCGAGGTGCCGTTGTTTTTAGGCGAACAAATTGTCACCACCGTAAATAGTGTAGTTCAGAAAAATCTAAAACTCATCAACTTGCCTTCAGCAACGACAGCGTCCATAACTACTGACATTGCAGGCGAATCAAGGGCTTAATTACTTAAATCGACGACTTAATGAGTAAATCGCTCTATATAAAGCTGTCGTAGTCACAATCGTTTTCATTTTGCTATCAACCATGGATTCGGTAACATTGTCGTGTTTCGTGTGCCTATCCGAAAGTAAAGTTCAGCAAGACGAAATCTTGATTTATCCTTTGGCAAAATTGACTCCTTGTACGCACAGTTTATGCACTTTGTGTATATTTGAAATTTTCAAACAAAATTACGATGATGACATCAAGTGTCCCATGTGTCGCAATTTAACCACCGGTTTTCGCATTTATTCCATCAACGGCAATAGAGTCAATACCGTGGATGCAAAGTTTGTCGACATTAAAGACATTCGTAAAATCAAACAAAATATCAACGTATTGGAATTTACCAAACACTTGTTTGAAAACAATGTTGTTGCCGACGACAATGAAAACGAAAAAGATGTAAGTTTCAAGATTAAAAACGCCAACGCCAAAATTATTAAATATCAAGAAAAAATAATTGAAGAAAATGTTTTACAGTTGAGTCGTATAGAAACGCAAATTAAAAATGCCGAAGAACAAAACGAAAATCAACTGCAATTAAATTTGCAGCTGAAGCAAGAACACAACAATCTATTTTCCAAAAATAATTTGTTGCGTTTCGAAAAAAAGAATCTGAAAGAAAAAATTACAAAATTGGAAATGGAAAGACGCACAATGCATGAAGAAACAAATAAAACCATTGATAGTTTCAACACAATAATGGATACTGTAACTTCGTTGAAGAGAAAAATTGCCAAATACAAAAATAATTTTGAAGATTTAAAACGTAAAAAAATCAAAAGCGAAACTATCATAATCTATGACGACGAAAATAATTAATTTAATTAGTATTGTTATTATTATTATTATTAATGTATTGTTACTATTATTATTATTGTATTGTTATTATTATTATTTTAATTGTATTGTTATTATTATTTTAATTGTATTGTAAATCTTCAATGTAATATATTTTATTGTCGTCGATGTTGCATTTGAATGTTTCGTTGTCGTTTATTAAATTATCTTGTGGACAAGCTATAAATGTATTATTTTTTTTGTGAATCCAATTGTTATATTTGACATTATCATTACTTTGCGTATCGACATTTAAATATACAGGACCGTTTTCAACTTTGTCAATTACGATTTTGCCTAATTCAGAATCGTATTTACTGTGACAACCCACGCCTTGCCCCAAGTAGGCATAAGAATTTATAACGTTTGCTAAACCAATTGCGTCGACACAATCCGGATGGCTGTTTACATTTTCTCGCAAACCAGCCAGTACAGTTTTGATGTGGTCGTTGTCAACATTGCAAGAAGAATATTTAAATGTTGGCAACGAATAAAAACATGAGTATTCTATTAATTTTTGCGTTAGTTCTAATTTTTCCGGAACCGGCTCGGGGGGCGTATTTGTCGCTGTATTGTCATCGTCATTATCAACATTCATTTCAGTTTCGTTTTCCAAAAACGGATTAAATAATGGGTCAATACTTTTTATATGTTCAAACGGATCAAACAATGATTTTACGACATTGTCATCAACGATAGTGTCATTGACAGAATTGTTTACATTAATCGTAATGGGTATATCGTATGTATTTGCGGTGTTTTTATCCATATAAAATGGCTTGTTTACGATTTCGTAGTTATATGGAGTGCCAATCGTAGTATATTTACTCGCAATCGTAGTATATGAATTATGAATTTGTTCTAAAATGATACCGCAAACGTCATTTCGTAGTATATCGGTAAATATACGGGTGTTAAAATGATCCATTTCTACAAAATTTGATTGTTTGTCATTTAAATTCGCGACACAACCGGAATTATAGTCGAAATCCGCGCCCACCGAATTATTAAACGATTTTATAAACTCATTATTTTTCAACACAACGGCTTTTACTAAAACGTTATTTTCACAATTGTTTAATTGAACCGCATAAAATATATCATATAAATGATTACCCACACAATCCATTGGATCGCCATTTAAAGGATTGAGTCCGATGCTATTATTATTACGAGCGTACAACATTGCTTCGTTTAATTTATTATCGTCATTTAGTAACACATTTAATTTTTCAATGTCGCCAATCATGGCAGTTTCAAATTCGACATTTAAATGATTAGGTAAAGATTCCACGGCGAAATACGACGATTTCATGTTTATTAGATTTTCTTGAAAGTCGGTACAATTTCTTGTGACAGAATCATAAATCTGTTTCGGTAAATACAAGGCTACTTTAAATTTAGAATTGAATACTTTGTTTTCCAGTAAATTTGTTGAATCGCATTGAATATTATCGAGTATTTCATAATTGTCGCACACTAAAACACCTGTATCAAATTGAACATTGTCATCTTGATAACTACTCAACAAAGTTCCCGTGCCATTTTCGAATTGAGCACATGTTGAGTCGCCTACACATTGATAACGTTCATTTTGGTATACTCTTTTAATGCACGTAAGTAATTCGGCATCATTCGATGATAGACATCTAAAATATTGTTGCTCTCCAAGAGAATCGGTAATGTATGTGTAACCTTCGCCTTGCAGCGCACAGGGATGAGCATCGACACAAGTCAACAATCTGCGGTCAAAAATTTTATTTTCAGGACATGCGACAATTTCGGGCTGTCCATTTTGACACACCATATATTCATTAATCAATAATTCCTCGGGAAAAGTTGATAAAATGTAATTGTCGGGTCTACTTTCGCAATCATTGCGGATAACACAAGTATTGCTTAAACGGTCAAATAAATTGTTAGGAGGACACTCTTGAACAGCATGCGTGCCGTTTTCAAAGCATCGCAAATACATTGTTGGATGAATATTGCCATTCTCCATATTATTTTGGTCAGTTTCGCGTCTAACGACTTTATGATTTAACACTAAAGAATCTATCATTTGTTCGGTCAATCCATAATTGCCAGACAATTTTCCTTCACAAAATGAAATGGGTTCGCATTTGTTGTTTATTTCGTTAAATCTATTTCCAAAGGGACAATCGACATCCATCCAGCCATCGTCTCCGCGAATTTGAAACTGATTTTGATTAGTTGGATGAGGTTTGACTCTAGGTTCGGTCGATGATTCCGTTACGGGCATAAATGTTTGCAGCAAAAAATTGAATATTTCAATTCTGTCGTCGTGATGGGTTTCATTTATGATATCTAAAGAATTGGTGGCGAATGTGGTTACAGTAAATATGTGCTGATCCACATCTGACACGTAAGATATTTTATCGGGCATGGGATGTTCGGCGTTTGTGCGTTTCATATATTCTATCATAACTTGTAAACGGTTATTAAATTGATTTTCGTTGAAATCATTGTATATGATTAAGTACAATATTAAAAATAGTATAGTGAAAAATATGGCTACCAACAATAATGGTACTGTCAACATTGCGGTCTATACTACTTTAGACAAAGAAAAAAACAAAAATATTCTGTCTTTTATAGTTCAAGATGAATATCACTTAAAAAAACTACCCGTCGGTGCGTATAGTTTAAACATTTTAGACACTCAATTGTTAAACAATCTGAGCGAATATGTTTGTTCAACTATATCATGTGGAGACTATGTAGTCTGTCACAATTTCACCGAGCAATATAACAAATTATCCGTGATATTGTTCAACACTAAACCGACAATTTTAAAGAAAAATCATTGTATTTTTAAAATTGTATATAGCGCGGAACAACAACTCAATAATAAGATGACGCAGGGGCGTTTATGTGAGAATGGCACAAAACGAAATAAATGTTGCGGCGGAAACGATTGTGGATTTGGCGCCGAAACTAATACATTGGCCACCGAATCCCATTCCAATTGCAAAGATGAAAACGAGCCGCAACAATTTCGTGAAACCGATGATGATGACGACGACGAAGACGACGAGGGAAACGAATCAGGAGATGACATTGACGGAAACTCGGACGAACAACATATTAAACGTTTTAGCGCAACCGATGACCAATTGGTTCCGCCGTTTAAGAAACAAAGAATCGACCACGTTGAATAGAATTAAATACGACCAAGAATTGTTGTTGCATTATTTGTACGACGATTCCGTGGCGCAAAGAGATTTTTCTTCCGATAACATCAATGTAATTAGAGTGTGTAAAATGCGTGTAAAAAGGACATGCGGCACTGTATTGGCCCATTACTATGCACAAATTGAAATATCAAACGGCTACAAATTTGAATTTCATCCTGGTAGCCAGCCTCGTACCTTTCAACAAATACACAGCAACGGACATGTTATAATTCTAATGATTTGTTGTGACGATTGTTGTAAAGAAGAATTGAAATCTTTCATTCAAGGGGAAAATAATTTTAACGTCGCATTTAAAAATTGCGAAAGCATTTTGTGTAAACGTAAAAGCATGCAAACAATTTTGATAACAATCGCGTTGACGATCATTGCCGTGAACATGTTTAAATTTTCTTGGTTTTTTATGTTTTTAGTTTTTTTCATTTTATTTTTGCTATATTTAAACAATAATTATTTAGTAAGTAGTCCACGAGTGGTATTTTGTCCGCATAAGCATCGCAATAATGCAAAACAATAATTACAATTCGTCGCAATCGAGTCAATCAAACTCTAATGCAAACGGTTCAGAACGCAGAAATAACGAAAGTTATTTGAAACAAAATTATGAAAACTACCATCGTCAGTTTCAACAACAAAATCAACAGCAGCAACCAAACAATATCGGTAGTCAGTTTCAACAAAATAATCAGCAACGCTTTAACAGTGGTGGCGGCAATATGGGCCATCATCAGTTTGGAAATTCTAATAACGCAATGAACATAGGCGGTAACAATGCCGGATCGTCAAACATGTGGACTAAGCAATGTGTGAACCTAGAACAAATAATTAGATATTTTCGCACAAACGATTATAGCGGATTCGATAACGAAACTAAACTGTTGGTGAACACCATTAGAGATATATGCATAGACACTAGTCCGGTAGATGTAAATGTCGTAAAACGTTTTGAAAGCGATGAAAATTTAATGAAACATTACGAACGTTTGGTAAAAGAAGGCGGTGGTGTCGCCGTTCCAGGTAATATTTTTGTCCAAAGTTTCATCGACACAGTCATACCTTCTTATGCTCAAAAATTTTACAATAAAGGAAACTTTACTGTAAGCGACGGCAATAAAGCCGAAGCGGCCCGTCAATTGAGTTCGGCTATACAATATCAAATTGCTCAAGCCGTCACCACGAGTATGCCAATTCCTTTACCATTTACACACCAATTGACTCATAACTATATTACTCTGTTGCTAAAACAAGCACAAATTCCTCCAAATATACAGCAAGCTGTGCAAAGTCGTAAATACAATCAACTGAATAACATAAATGATTTAATTAATATTGTCATTGACAACATTTTTGCGGGAGGCAATGATTATTATTATTATGTATTAAACGATAAAAATCGCGCTAGAGTGATCAGCTTGAAAGAAAATATCAGCTATTTAGAACCATTGTCCAAAACTACAAACATTTTTGAATACATTGCTCACGAAGCCACTAAAAAAGGTAAACAACCGGGATTGTTTCGAGAGGCTTTCAATATCACTAGTTCTACGCCGACCAATACAATGTTGGCCAACACTCAAAGAGATGAAATACTTCATTACCGTCGCAGTTTAACCGAATTGGCATTCCAAAATGAAGCTTTGCGACGATTTATTTTTCAACAGTTAAGTTATAAATCAAAATTTTAGAAATCGAATACTAAAATTTCATTCGTTTAATGATGAATTTGGAAGTGCCCTACGAAAAGTTGGGCATAAAAAATGTTGTCGAATATATCCCTTTGAAATTGGCATTGGACGATCTCAACGACGGACAGAATGGTTCGCGAGATTCGCCTCCCTTGTTGACCAATTTTGATAATTTAAATTATGCATACTATAACAACGAAAACGGCAACAACAATATAAACGAAATTGTACACATTATATTGATAAGTCTGTTGACACTATTCTGCATGTTAGTATTGTTATATGCTATATATTATTTTATTATATTAAGAGGTAGACAAAATACAATTGCACGTAAACAACCAATTTTGTTTTGAAACCAACATATTTGAATAGTTATTATGAACGACGTTATTAGAAATGAAAATATTTTCAACTATTGGAAAACTAAAATTCAAAATCATCCTAGATTTGAAACTGTTTTTGAATTGGCAACTGATCGCCAAAGATGCACGCCGGACGAAGTAAAAAATAATAGTTTGTGGTCTCAATTCATGTTTCCTAAACCGTTTGCGGCGACAACATTAAAAAGTTACAAATCGAGATTAATAAAATTAATTTTTTGTTTAATAAATGACAAAGATTTAAACGATTATCAAAATCACAATTTAAACTATGAATTTGATTCTATTGTTAGTCAGCAACCTTTGATTAACTGCGAAGAAATGTGTCGTCGCATGCTCGAAGTGCGTTCTGTCACAAAAGAAACTTTGCAGTTAACTATTAATTTTTACTCAAACACAATGGGTTTGCCGGAATACAAAATTCCTAAACAAGTGATGTTGCCCCGTGATAAAGAACTAAAACATATTAAAACAAAAGAAAAGAACGTTGTGCTAAAAGAAATTATTGATAGCGTTTTAAATTGCATTCAAAAAAAATTAAAATATCTGAATGGAGACGATGTTCACGATCGTGGTTTGTTGCGCGGGGCAATAGTTTTTTGTATTATGTTGGGCACGGGCATGCGCATTAACGAAGCTCGTCATCTCAGCGTCGAAGATATAAATATTTTAATTAAAAAAGGAAAATGCGCAAAAAGTTGCAAAACTAATGAATCACGACAGTGCTTCTAGCACTAGACATTATTTGAATAAATATGATGTCGGCGCTGACGAAACTGACGATGAAGAATTGGAAAACGAAAATGACGATGACAATATTACACAATTGCCTATTTTAAATGTCGATGGAAATAGCAATAGCAATTGATATTTTGTAAGTTTGTTTTACGAGTATTGCACAACAGCATTTTAATTTTTTATTGTTCATATATTCAGTAAGAGGTTTTCAAAACGATATCGTAAATCTGTATACATATACAAAATGTTTATTTATACAACATTTTTAGTGTTAATACTATTAGGCTTTATTTTTGATAAGAATGAAGGATTTTCTAATTTTTTAATGGTGTTATTACTCACATTTATAATTTTTATATTGATGCTACAAGTGTATTACATAAAACCGGAATCAACAACGACCGATCTACAAACTACCAATAAAACTAAGAGTATAAAAAAGAAAAGAGATATTGAAAAAGCGTTTGACGCAATATTAAATAAGAACACTAGTTCTACTGATTGAAACAATAATGGATTTGTTAAAAAACTTTGTTAATCACGTTATTGAAAAATGTCCCGAGGTGTGTAAAGCGGCTTATGTATCGACTCAATTAAAGAAATGTCTCAAGGAAATCAACAATGATGAAGGGTTTAGTCTTAAATTTTATAAAGTTTTAGATTTATTCATTAAAAGAAAAATATCTCACGCCGACATTTGTCAACTTATGACTTTTGTCGAAGGCTTTCAGTTGACCGATGAACAAATTGAAATGTTTTGCAACGACGTATACAATGACGAAGATATAATCTATGTTTTGGACAAATTGGTTGACCATAAACATTTAGATGATGCTCACTACAGATATATTGCGGATTTTCTAATACGAGAAATGGAATATATAAATTAAAACCAACAATATACCACAACCAATTTTATTAAATACAACACATATTATAAAACTAACATTTTTCTTTGCATTCGTCGCAAACGTTTTCAACATACAATTTTTTTGCATCTTTCAACGGTTTAACATACAATTTAAATTGTTTTACATTATTAACAATTTTTACAATTTGCTTGTTTTCGTCTTTTTTCAAAGTCACTTTTTTAGACGTGGTTAAAACTGGATATTTAACATCATACACTTGTTTCTGCATATATAAAGCGCAAATTGTAGAAAAATAATGTTGAAAAGCGAGCGATGTACTTTCGTCCGCTCTAAAAATTTCAATTAACTCGTTGATAAAATTACACAATATTCCCATATGTTTCAACCAACTGACTCTGTTAGTTTGACCAAACAACAAAACTGGATAACTTTTTTCTGTTACTTTGCCTTTGATGTCGATCAAAAGAAATGGAATTCGATCACCGTTCCCAGGCAAACTTTTGGTTCCCGATTGCATCAAAATCTCTCTGCAATGTTTGGCAATGGTTAAAACTGGCTTTCTGCCTTCAATCGATTCTTTTTTATTTTTAGATGTCGAATTTTCATTATACGACATGCTAAAACTGTAATCGACATAATTGTTATTTTTTCCAAAATTATTGTATGCGTCGGACAATAATGTCTGTAGCAATTTCAATCCGCACGCCGCAGAATGGTTGTTGAGATACAAATCGACCACCTGTCTAAATATTTTTCTCATAAAAATGGGCATGTCTTTTTTGATCAACCATCCTTTGTATTTGATTCGGTTTTCGCTATTAATGTAACAGTATTTTTTCTTTTTCAATAAAATTAAGTTTGACATAATATTTTCCAAAGCCATTTTGTATCCGGTGCCGTGCCATGATGCGTTTAAATTTTTTAATACATTGTCTTTGACAATCTTTTCAATAGTTTCAAAACGCATTTTTGATTCAATTTCGTTTTCTTCAAATTCAATCTGTATGAAACAAGAATCCGTATCACCATATATAACTTTAAAATTTATTTTTGACAAATTAAATTTTTCTTTAATAACGAGATCGCCGCTCATGGCTTCTATTTTATTTACAGATTCGATCAACTTGGAACGGCCAATTTTAGTTATATGATTCGCCAATGGCCTAAAATATATGCCAAAGTAACCATAGATGCTGTTGGCGATACGTTTCACGGCATTTTGAAGTTTATCATACAAATTGTAGAAAAAAGTTGCCGGTTCGTATTGATCGCGTTTACTTTTATATTTTGTTCTCAAATCGGCCAATTCTTGCAGCACTTTAGGATTTATAGCGTCTCTGTTTTTATTCAAATACACGTTATTGTCTGCACCAACAAATAAATTGGACARACACGCGCCTTCATCCATCATTATTGTCAAATATAAAGAATTAAAATCCAAAGTAACAACCCACTTTTTTAAACCACTAATCGGTTCAATAACAAATCCTCCTTCGAGAGCCGACGATCCTTTAACCGAACACAATTTGACGGCATCCGAAGGAATGTCCGAAATGGCCACTGCTTTTCTTTTGAGCAAGCTTAAATCCAACGTATCCGGTTTGGTGTCATTTTCTTCATTGTTTTCGTTGTTATAAAATTTGCTTTTTCTTCCCGACGTTATGCTCAAATCATTTTTGTTGAACATAAATGGATCACTAACTTTTTTTCCATCTACCAACGTCGTGTTTGTGATACATAAATTAAAAAAGACAACGTTGATCTTGTGAGAAATGTTACAAAGCAAATCGTCTGTGCTAAGATAAAGCAACATACATTGAGTGTATAGAAAATCGATAATTTCAAGTTTCTGGAACAAATCAATAGTCAGCATACTGTCTTGAACGTTGTATTCGATTATCTTTTGTATGCAATTGGCATTGTATAGTTTCAACATTTCCAAAATTGACAAATCCACTTTGTTTGTTTTTAAATAATGTTCCGCCACAGTGTTGAGTTGAAAATTTTCCAAATTTTTATGTTCAGAATCGTTGCTAAGAAATTGATACAAATCGACATGCACATAGTATGTCAAAAGATGGTTGTTCAATTTATTGCCGAATTTATCGTGCAAAACTTGCGTCTCGATATTGATCGGTTCTAGATCGTAACGACAAATTTTCATAATTTTTTCTGCAGTAACATTATCAGACGAATATTTTAGACGTTTGCTCGAACTAACCGTATTCACAAAGTTTTTACGTGCGACACACAACAATTTAATACGGTCCACAATATACGGTATGTCGAATTTGTCTCCGTTATAATCAATCAAATAATCAGGATTCAATAGCGGTAACAGCTCAAAAAACGATTTCAACATGTCTAGTTCATTTTCAAAACGTATAGCTATTATGTCATCGATATTTTTGTTGTCATTTTCATTAGAGTTTAAATCATCCAAGCCTTGCATAAAATAAAGGCATATTTTTAAATTTTTTTTGTCTCGACGAGTAACCAACGAAATTGACATGATAGGATTCTCATTAGCATTAGAGAATTTTTGTCCATTAGAATGAGTTTCGATATCAAACGAAGAAATAACAGGCACAATTTCACGTTTTAATTCTTCCGCTGGCAAAATCGTAAACATTGTTTTCAATGTATCCAAATCGTTGGCAATGCATTTGAGTCGATTGTTGACACATTGCTGTTTGTTGTTAAATCTCACATATTGGCCTTCTTTCAAATCAGTTTGCATATGTATTCTATTAATGTCTCTCAGAAAAAAATCCAATGGCTTTTTTTTTATAAAACTTTTGTTGTCGCGCTTGTATTTGACGACATTTAATTTTTCCATGTGCACATTCTTCAAACCGGGCATGACAAAAGTTTTATAGCTCTTGCAATCGTTGCGACAATTATTAAACGCGTGATCATTGTAACAAGTGCGATAAGAATACAAATCGCATTTTGTTTCTACGAAAAATTGAAATACTTTTTTGTCGTTATCACGAGTATAGCCGGTAAGAAACATTAAAAGATAACCGTCTTTATAGGCCATTTTCGTAATTCTGAACACATCTGTATCATAGATTTCGACAATTTCCATCAATTGGTTTTGTTTACACAAAATGGATTTCAAAGTTTCCCATTTCATAAGGTTTATATTTGCTGTAACACTCGATGACGTAGTCATTATGTCTCGATACAGAAATTTACAACCAAAATATTTAAACACTGATGTGAACGCTAGCACCGTAAAACACTTGCTTCAAACCGTAAATTCGATCAGCAAACAATGCAAAGTGCAATATGCGAATGAAGATGATTTAGAACGAGTTCGTTCTATTATATATCTTCACAGGCCACATTTGAGGTTTAGATATGATTTACACGTGCCCGAACTAGTTATGGAGGCTTTAATGCCAAACAGTACGGTATCAAATAACATTCCTAATCAGATTACACACAATTTCAATTACAAATACGATTACAATACAAACTATCCCGTGCCAACGATTGTGCCTGCGCCAGTAACAAATGTAGATCCATTTGGAATGCCTGTTGTTTCGCCATCGCCTCAACAACCACAAAATGCGACAGGGTCTACAGCGGTTCCCGTGCAAAATTATTACATTAACACGGCGCCCAACAACGGCGGCAATGTTCCATTACAGAATAATAATAATAATAATACAGATCTTCAACAAGCGCCTCCTCAATTGTACGCACAACAACAACAACAACAACAACAACACAGCCTACGCAATTACAAATTCCTCAGCAACAACAACAGCAATATCCAACGTCAATTCAGTTATTTAATACAAGAAGACCTCCTTCGCCGCCGCCTCCCGCGGCTTCAGCTGCTGTTCAGCTTATTGGTTTTAATCAAGACGATGTGGCGGCTATAGAAAATCAGTATAGAATTACATCGGATGTACCGTCTACGGAATCTTATCATGCTTTAATAAATGTTCTATTTTCAGTATCAAAAAAATACATTAGAACGCAGGTTTTTATTGAAAGTTTAACGTTGATCAACAGTTTCGATCAACTTGAAAACGATCTGAAAGCAGTAGTAGATGCGATAAACAGAAGAACATTTTTGAAATTAAACTATTCAAGTCCATATGTCGCAAACGCTATAACGGTCGTTATTCAACAATATGTCAGAATTGTTGATACCGTGTTTAATAACACTTTTAACTATGCGCAATTGCAAATCGAGCAACAATACGTTGAAATGACCACACAAATAATAAATATAATTAAAAATAACCAAACTGATTTAACCGATTGCAAAAGAAGTTACGCATCTCTTGAAACAAAATACAACGAAAATAATGAAAGATCGGAAAGGCAAATTGCGGAATACAGAAAAGAAATTAATGACGCTGGCGAACGTTTAACTCAACTTAACGCAATTTTTGTTTATTTAAAATCTAAAAACTATTTTGGAAATAACATAATAGATTACATTAAAGATCTAGAGTCTACAATTGACAAATTAAAAATTCAAATACCTTTAGTGCGTATGGAAACCGATTTTACGGACAATTTGGAAAAGCAAAATAAAGAATTAACATCTAGTTTAAAAACATTACAAGAATCTAATAATTTTTATAGTAGTGAAATTAATAGAATCAAAAATATTTTGTCACAAAATAATATTAATACAGATAATCCAATATCGACGTTAATTAGCGAATATAACACGTTAAAAGAAAATTTGAAACACGTACCTAATGTAGAAAAAATGAAATCGCAGTTTGAATACGAAGTCGAGCAAAACGCAAAAGCCATTGAAAATTTACAATTTCAATCAGAACAAAAGTATAATCAATTACAAAGTGTAGTCGAAACATTGCAACGAGAAACATCTATATCTAATCAAAAAATTATAGATTTGAATAACGAAACGTCGCGTTTACGAAATACTGTAGTTGAATTAACCGACAGAAATCAAACTTTATCTAGTCAAAATCAAACTTTATCTAGTCAAAATCAGACTTTATCTAGTCAAAATCAGACTTTATCTAGTCAAAATCAAACTTTATCGAGTCAAATTGAAAATTTACATAGTGAAATCAGTATAGAAAAGACAAGGCAAAGAACGGCATATGTTTCACCGACACAATCCCAAGAATCGGCAACTACAGAATTAGACGAAAGAACGCAACAAATTAACGATAGAGTCAATGATTTACAAAATAGATTAAATGAAAGAGATAAAACTATTGAACAATTGAAATTATTGCTTCAAGAGGATAAACAACAAAAATTAAAATCATCAAGAAGTAGAAAAAGCGCAATATACAATAAACCGTCGTCAACGTTGACAGACGATAAAAATGAAATTATAGTGTATTCTAAAAATATGGTTAGTGGACAAGAGGAACGATACATTGAAGAAATTAATAGATTGAAAAGTTTATTGAGTAACCAAACTTCTAGTTACGAATTAATGCAATCAGACATTCAAAATATAAAAAACAGTTTAGAGACGGCAATTAACACATCAGCCATTGGTCCCGATTTTGTGGCTTTAAACAAAAATATAGATGAACAAACCGAACCATACGCTGAATTAGAACAAAAGTATTACAAATAAAAAGAATCACAGAAATTGGAAACTAATTAACGATTCATAACTAGATACGAAACTTAGCGCGTGATAAAGCTTACAAAATATAATATAACAAAATTATAACACATAGTAAATTTTTAATTCATTTATTCATGTGATAATACAAATAAAATACAATACAATCATTATTAAAACTAAATAGCTTGATATGTTTCGGTGTCAATTTCAAGTTTGGTTATTCCCAACAATGCAAAATTATTGGTTTCGGTGTCCATAGTGACATATATCGACACTTTAACAATGTCGTTTTCAATCAAATCGTTTAGTTGATTCAATTCTGCTTCTAAACGTTGAAATTTGTTTGCAGTTTTCCCAGCATCATTATTGCCGTAAGAATTGTTAAAATAGTTTGCTTTGCTCGTTGTGTCTCCGCCTTCAATTTGAAACATTATTAAAAATCTATCGCTCGTAGCTCCATTTATTAATTCGGCGTCTAGTTTAGTTATATTAAAATGCAAAACTTTTTTGTTTTTGCGACTAATGTTCTGAATGTTGTAAGTATTTTCAAAATCAATATCAATGTCTTCGGCGACGGTAATTTCGGTCATCGATTGTATAGAAAAACTTTTGTAATCGTTGGCTCCGTTAGTTTTGTTGCATTTGATTCTGTGCAATTTCATAACCTTGTCAATGTTATCGTTGAGAAAAGCCAACAAATTGTTTTCATTAGATACAATGGCATCTTTAAACACCTCCACTACTTTATCAAAATTCGTAGTACATTCAATTTCTTTAATTTCAGCCGAATCTAGCGAATTGCCCACCAAAATATGAAATATCATTTTGTATGTATTGTTGTCGATTAATTTAAAACCAAATTTAAACTTGGCATAAACAGAAACGTTATCATTGGCTTCAAAGTTTTCCAAATTTAGCCATTTTTTTACTTCAACAACATTTTCAGTGTTTGCACATTTAGTAAACGTACCGATACATATTTTTTTGTTGACATAATCCAAAACAACTTCATAAAATTGATCTTCTTTCATAGAATGATATTGACCGGCGTCGCCATAATAATTCTTGTTAACATTGTTAACCAAAAATTTAAATAAGTAAAATGGCTCATTATTGATACTCATAGTATTTTTACTAATCAATAACCCTTTTATAGTTGAAATACCGCGTCTTACTGCACCCGAACTCGAGCTGTTGCTAGACACCGACATTGATCGTTGAAAAGATTTTTTTTCCGGACTCTGCAGCTTCACACGTTTGAGTATTTCTTCACAGTTTTCATCTTCATTTTTTCGTTTGTTCGTATTCTTTTCTTCATTTTCGAAAAACGACTCTTCGGTTTTGTAATCAGACATAATGACGAGATGGAGATTGTTAAATGCCGATCGTGTAGAAGTAACGCCGCAAGATCGCGAAAAAGCTTGGAAAGAACTAGTTGTCGATTTGTTGTCGGAATCTCCTCGCTATTCTTCGTACAGAACGTTAATCACCAAAGCAAATTTTGAAAATTTCGATTATAAACGTCCGCTAATATACGAGATACGAAATAAAACGATTTTGGTGAATTCAGAGTTTCTAAAAAATTCTCTGAACCGTCCTCGCACACTGGTTGAGCCAATGAATGTGAAATCGTACCAGATTGTATTGGCTTTTATTTGCTCACTTTTAATTGTTATCATTATAGCTTTAACTTTTGACGAAACCGATTCCAATGAACGTGCGACTATTTAAGGTTGAATATTGCTTTAAGCTTTTCATTGTCTCTTTAACCACAGCAAGATTAACAATTTTATTATGAATATTGACAAAAACAAAACTGTAAACGACAATTTTGTTGATAATAATGTTAACACATTAACGTCAAACGACAATGGATATTTAGAATTATCGCCCGATATGACCAACGAAACTGAACGACTGAAAACTTTTAAAAATTGGCCAGTATCCTTTTTATCTGCCATCGATATGGCAAAGTGCGGTTTCTATTATTTGAATAAAAATGATGAAGTGCGTTGCGCATACTGTAAAATAGAAATAATGAATTGGAAAAACGGCGATGATCCCGAATCTGATCACCGTCGTTATGCTCCGCAATGTCCATTTATCTTTGTTTGCAACACAAAAACGGCTATACAATATGCGAAACCTGCGCATCCAAGTTATTCTACAATAAATAATCGTTTAGCCACTTTTAAAAACTGGCCACGTTTTTTAACTCAAACACCTGACGAATTATCAAAGGCCGGTTTCTATTATACCGGTTGCGGTGACATGGTAAAATGTTATTATTGTGATGGCGGCTTGAAAGATTGGGAACAAGGCGATATTCCGTGGGAACAGCATGCTTGTTGGTTTCCACGCTGTTTTCATGTATTGTTAGTAAAAGGCGAAGATTACATTCAAAAAATTATATCTAATGCATGCGTGATACCGGCGAAAACAACATCGAGTGAATTATGTGAAGAAAATAAATTAACAATTGAAAATGATAACGAATTGTGTAAAATTTGTTTTAACGACAAACGCAATGTGTGTTTTGTGCCGTGTGGCCATATAATTGCATGTGCTCAATGTGCTCTCTCGTCAAATGAATGTTTTCTATGCAGAGCAAAATACAACAATATTATACGTGTTTATTTTGGTTAATATATTTATATTTTCTAATAAGTCGTAATGATTTGTTTCAACGCACATTGTTGATTATGTTTTGTGAATAAATTTTTATAATGGATTATACGCGAGTTTTAAACTACACTTTACCGCCTCCCCGTTATTTTCGATGTATCGAAAATAGATTTGACACTTTAAACAAATTGTATTTAATGAATGAAGATAAAAAAAAATTAGCTCAACAAGGTATCTATTACGACAACAATTGCGATAAATACAAATGTGCCTATTGTACATTGACAATGGTGAAATTTACACAACGCACAATTAAATATCACGCCTTTTCAACATGTGTTAAATCTATGCAGCTATTGTGTGATAACGAATCATTGCGTAAAAAAAGTTTTCAAAGTTTTCGTTTAGCTAGAAATAAATATAAAAATAAAAACACTATTAATTATTTTGCCGCAAATGGATTTTACTTCAATGGCGCTAATGCAGAATTAAAATGTAGCGATTGCGGTATTGTCGTTGTTAAATTAATTAAAGGCGATAGTATTGAAGCAATACATCGAATGTATTCGCCACATTGCATTTTTAACAATATCATAACATCTGTAAACAACACAATCGCTGAAGTTGCTAGTGCGCCCGCTTTAGAAGACATAGATGAAAACGTTAATGACGAAAAATGCTTGCAAACTTTCCGTAATAATTATAGTGGTGTGTATCCCTCGTTGATAGCCAATCCAGATAACACATATCAAGAATTGGTATCAAATAATGATAACGAAAACGGAACAAACAATATTGATATATCAAATAATAATAATAATAATAATAATAATAATAATAATAACAAAAATGTAACAAACAGTGTCGATAGTAACGTTAGCGAAGGAGCGACTTGTTTAATATGTTTGGAACGTCCACGAGAAATATGTTTCTGGCCTTGCGGACATGTTTCTGCGTGCGAAATATGCTCCAATCGTTGCCAAAAATGCTGCATATGTAGGGAAAAAGTAAAAAAGAAACTGAGAATATTTTTGTAAACAAATTTATTTTAATAAAAAATGTGGGCGTACATAAAATATAAAACGATTGTGTCGAGACAAAAGTCGATCATTTAATAGTAAATTTTTAACTAAACATAACATGTTTGAAATAAACGTAAAAAACGTTTTAATTAAAGTGGATTTCGAGTTAAAACGAGTGTTTTGCGTTGAACATAATGGTCGACCGTTAGTAGCTCACGTGTACGGATCTCACGATATGCAACCCGAATTACAATGTCTTTATCAATATCCATCGTTGGCTACCAGCATGAAATTGCCCAAAACTAATGCCGAAAATGTCGTGCAATTGATTGAGTTTAATAAAAACAAAAAATTTAAATTGGTTAAAGCCAAATTAGACACAAAGTTGTATTATGTTCACCATCATTACGGAAAATATTACATGTATGGTCAAGTTCCTGCCGTTGTCACTTTTGATTCAAAATTGTATAATTCTTTTATCGGATCTCCAATTTTCGACGAACAAGATAATGTAATATCGTTTGTAACAGATTGTTATATGGACGATATTGGACAACGAATATTGCCGGTAACCGGAGAATCGTATCGACTACACGGAATGATTTGCTTAAATGGCACTATAAGAATTTACGGTGAAGATGATGTTGTACAAGACGTTTTTGATACCAATATAAATATTAATATAATTTATAAAAAGAAAACTGTGGAAGTGTATGTGATGTATAATGGAGAAACTATTTCTTATGTAAAAATTAAAAGTAAATTTGCGGGTAACGTTTTGATTGTATAGAATGACATTTGTGATCAAGTTTAATAAATTTTATATACTGTGTTTAGTGTGTTTTATTCTATTACTGCCGTGGAAGCTAACTCGTTCATCATTCCGCAGGCGTTTACGTTTTGTCTAACTCTAAAATAGCCATTTTCTCCCCAATCTTTTCCCCAGGTGTTTTTAATTGTCCAATACGGCACGTTGTTTTCGATGCCGTAACCAACAAGTAGCACGGCATGATTGAGACCGTAATTTTCACAATGGTTTACTATGCCGCGATAATAGTTAACTATACCGGATGCATCGATTGCAATCGGTATTGGTCCAACGGCTCTCAAAAGATCTTTTAACTTTTCTTCTCTAGTAACAATATATCTGTAGCAGCCTTTAACTTTAATTGCAAAATTATCGTCCGTCAAACGACAATTATCATTGTATCCAACGTACGGATATTCAATTTCGCTTTTGACGCCTCCCATTTGTATCATCTGTTCGAAAGCGGTATGTAATAAACCGCCGTCGCAACCCATATCAACGTAATCACAATCAATCATTTGTTGTTCGGATAAATCAATGTGTCTATTGTTTTTGATGGCATATTGGCTTTCTATACTACCCAAAGTGGCAAAAGCCCAGCACGCACCGCAAGCGCCTTGGTCTTTAATGGAAGATACTTTATTTTGTTGTCTCCAATCAAAATTAAGTGGACCCCTACCCGGCGGTTCATCTAGAAATATTGTTTTGCAAAAATTTACCGTTGTAGTTGGGACGCTCAATCCTGTGTATCTAGAAATAATTTCATTTTTTGACAAATCTGCAAATTTGTTAATTTTGTAAATGGCCGTATCGTTTATAAGATTTTTTACATTAATTTCGTCAAGATTGTCTTTGAAGATAGTGTATCGTCTATTTTTTTCCGAATCATCGTTGTACGCTTTATTATAATTGCCACGAACTGTTCAAAGTAATCAGGGGCTTTCAAAATATCATAACTGAAAGTGGTTTTGTTGAAAAAGCATAATGATGCTATTAATAATAATACAGATTTGTTATACATTCTATTTACAATAAATTTTAATAACTTATAAAAATTCAAATAATTATTATAAGTACTAATATAATAAAATGTTAAAATTAATCAACATATGTATTTTTCTATATAGTTTACACAATATTGCCGCAAGTCCGCCCGGAACCCCTATAATAGAATGGACCGATCGTAATTATGCATTGGTSGCSGTCAACCGCGAGGCCACTGCTTATGAAAAATTGGTAACCATCAAAGACGAAGTGCAAGTTTCGGTTGTTTGGAATGTTTGGAGCGGTGACGCTGGCGATGTAGCCTACATATTAATTGACGACGAACAAGCTTGGAAAGGTAATGCGTCTACGAAACGAGCCACTATAGTGCGAAACACGGGCGGTAAATTTGACCTTAAAGTAAAAGTATGTAACGCCGATGGATGCGCTATTAGCAATGCCGTGCCGGTCAAGATCGCTGATACGGACGGTTCGCATTTAGATCCTTTGCCATATACATGGCAAGAAAACAATAAACCTTTCGAATTGGGCACCGATAAAGCCGTGGCCGCTTATTTTGTAGAATGGGGCGTATACGGTCGTTCATTTCCTGTCAACAAAGTGCCTTTACCCAATTTGTCTCATTTGTTGTACGGATTTATTCCGATATGCGGCGGTGACGGCATTAATGACAGTTTAAAATCTATTCCTGGCAGTTTTGAAGCTCTTCAAAAATCTTGTGCGGGTCGAAGCGACTTCAAAGTTTCCATACACGATCCGTGGGCGGCTATACAGAAACCACAAAAAGGTGTTTCCTCGTGGAATGAACCGTACAAAGGCAACTTTGGTCAATTAATGGCAGCCAAAAAAGCTAACCCTCATCTTAAAGTGTTACCTTCGATAGGTGGATGGACATTGTCCGACCCGTTTTATTTTTTCAGCGATGCAAACAAGCGTAAAATATTTGTGGATTCAGTACGTGAGTTTTTGCTCACTTGGAAATTTTTTGACGGCGTCGATATTGATTGGGAATTTCCCGGTGGTAAAGGAGCTAATCCGACAATTGGAGATCCTCAAAATGACGGTCTTACGTATGTAGTTTTGTTACGAGAATTGCGCGACATGCTGGACGAACTAGAAAACGAAACTAATCGCAAATACGAATTGACTAGCGCAATTAGTGCGGGAGACGACAAAATCGCTATTGTCGATTACAACGATGCTCAAAACTATTTGGATAAAATATTTTTAATGAGCTATGACTTTAAAGGTGCTTGGTCAAATTCAGATTTGGGCCATCAAACAAATCTGTATGCTCCCGAATGGAACGAAAACGAACATTACACGGCAGATTATGCCGTTCAAACGCTTTTGAAACAAAAAGTGAAACCTCAAAAAATAATTTTAGGCGTGGCCATGTACGGACGAGGTTGGACCGGAGTAAGCAATTACCAAAACAATAATCCCTTCACGGGTATTGCGACAGGTCCAGTTTCGGGTACTTGGGAAGATGGCGTCGTAGACTATAGACAGATTAAAAATAATCTAAAAGATTACGAATACACATATGATAAAACGGCAAAAGCCGCGTATGTCTTTCAACAAGATACGGGGAATTTGATTAGTTATGACAGCGCCGAATCGGTGTTGGACAAAGCGCAATATGTGATCGAAAATGATTTAGGCGGATTGTTTGCTTGGGAGATTGACGCTGACAACGGCGATTTGTTGAACGCTGCCCACGCAGGACTGGGACATTATAAATCTAATATAAAACACACTGAATTGTAGATATGATAATGCCTATAAATATGTAAAATTTTTAGTTAATCTTGTCATTGTCAATTTAGATTTCATTTAAAATGTATCAACCGACAATTTTTAAATATTTTTCTAAAGTAGACCAATTTAAAAATGTAAGAAGTTTAGTGGACTTGAGCACCGCAGCATTGAAAAGTAAATCTTTTTTGCCGGGCATTTTGTTTGAAAACACTAAACTGTGTTTAAAATGTAAAAAAAGATATTATAACAATGAAAAAACCGATAGTAAACGATGTGTTGTGTGTAGAAAATGCAGAAAATGTGGAACAGATTACAACTACAAACGCACTGTTGAAGTTTTTGAAAACGGCGAAAATAAACCTGGTTTGAAAAATATGATTATTTGGTCTTGCAAAATGTGTCAAGAAGATTTAAAATACGTGTGTATGGCATGTAGAAAATATCATAGAAAGGTTTATACACTATACATGGCCGTGACTGTAGAAGAAACCGCCGGTAATTCAACCACAATCGACGATATAGCAACAATTTGCAAATCTTGTATGGCGAGTTTCGAATGCAACGAATGCGGCGATCGGTACAGAGATCCGTATTGGACGCAAGATCCGCACGGATTAAACGAGTACAGATTGAATCATCCTTTGTATCGGTTAATATATTGTAACAATGTTTATGGTGTAGTGTGTTTGGATTGTTATCCTAATTATGTGTCAAGCTTAAATGATTTGTAAAAAAATTAAATGATTTGTAAAAATTTTTTTGTTTATTTTACACGTATTGTAGATGTTGTGGACATTGGTTTAGATAGTTTTACAAATGTCGCTTCTGACGATGTTGGTTTTTTAGCGATCACAACAAATATTATTAACAAAATTAATACAAATGCCGCAATTATCGACATTACTATAGCTATAGATGATTGAATTGGATTTATAGTGACGTTTTCCCTATAATAATTGGGTAAATATTCTTTATATTCAGTCAATAACATGTCGGCATTTGGCAGACCCATAATATTTATTAAAATTTCATCTCTAATCGAATTTTCGATACTAAGCATCGTAGGATGATCGTTTAACCAATTAACGCATTCCACTATTCTGTCTATTATTAACAAATTAATAGGCTTTATAGGCATTATTCCGTGTAAATCAGAAAAAAACTCCCCATCAATTACTCTAAATCCTATTATAATAGCTGATATATTTTTAAAAAACATTCGTTGCCTGCCCTGTTGATGAGTTAAATTAATGTAATCGGTATTGTCAAACGACATTGTCGTCATTCCAACAACATTATTGATGCCCGTGTAGTCAATTGTTTCGTTTCGAGTTTCGCCATTAAAATGAGCTCTAAAATATGAATTATTACCATATCCAGAATTAAAATTGGAACTATAGGCCATGAATTGCATCATTTGAGTTTTTAAATGTATGGTCAATTTTAGGCGATACATGTCATTCATTCCAAGCACATGTCCGATAATTTTGTCATACATTTCGCTAGAATAATATGTTTCGTAGTTTAACATTAAATTTTGATTTGTATTATTTACAAAAATGTATATATTTTTATTATTTTTATCTAAAAAATTATTGTTTGAATAGATTTTGTATCTTTTGTTTTTACCCCGAGGCGGATGTAGAGTGTAAACACCTACATTTATATGGGGCAATGTCAATTGGCCTCGACTATTAATGTGTGCCGAATAAGCCAGACGAGATCCGTCATAAAATAGAAACGGTTCGTTTTGTATTTGTTCTATATCGTCTATTAAACAAATAATTGTTAGCGAAACGAAAACGTTTATATCGCCAGGATATATTAAAGAGAAATTACTCTCTAAATTCAAGTTATAATTGTTTACAATTACATCATAATCATTTACTAATTGATTTACAGGATAGGGAACTCTTTTATAAAGAGCAGTTTGTTGAGAAAATGCAAAAGAATCACCAATTTCGGGTGTAGGTAATTTGTAATATGAAATTATAGGAATTTGCATTAAATTTAAATATGGAATAAAATCGTCGTTTGACAATATTGCCCACCAATCGAATATGGGTGGATAGGTGTTATTTAATACTTTGGTTCTACGAAATTTACGATAAATATTTCTCATTGTGTCGGGACCGTTTGGTGTGTTCATCATCCAAGTAAACACTATTAGTTTATGGAAAAATGACCAGTCGGCATAATATGTTTTTGAATTTATTAATTCTAAGATGTTGGCTTCGACACGCGCCCTGTTACCGTTTTCGTAGACGCTCGCTAAAGTTTGGCGTTCTAATTCAGTCATGTGTAAATATTGATAGCGGTCTGCCAAAATATTATTCCATACCTCGTGCAATTGCGGAGTGTTTCCGATAAACTGAAAATCATAAGCATGGAATCATTTCCTGCGGCCCCAACGCAGCTTGTGTTACGAATCTCTAAATATCTGCCTAGCGAAGCGCTAGAATTTGCGGTCCATGTGTTTCCGTAATAAGCAGCTCCAGCGCCGTTTTGATCGGCTTGGCAAAATTACTTTTTTTCAAAATTGCAGGCGAGCTCGAATTCACTAGTGAGTCCGCTCAAATCATCATACAAATTGACAATATCACTATAGAATCGGTTTAATTCTTTTAAATTTAAATTCATCACGGTGTTTTTGTCGATTTCGGGCACTAGCAAAACAGCTAAATCTAATTCGATTAACGCAAAAGGAGCATTGCCGTTTTGCCATTGTGTTTTAAAAGTTTCTTCGTTGGTCACGTTGTGAATGTAATGTGGCAAAATATGTGTATAATTTGATATGTTAACGTTTAATAAAATGTCTTGGGAATTGTGATTGCGGTCAATAAACGGCACATAAACTTGATTGTGAACAATTTCATTGTTGAGACCAGTAATTGCGAAAGCAGCTTCGCGTCTAGATCCATCGTTTAAACAACGCAGTCTTGCGGATGAATGTCTAACGTCTATTGTTAATGTCGAGTTTGCATCACATATGTATCCCAAGGGTACGCGGTTATGATTAACAGCCATATACATACTATTTGAATTAATCCAAATAGGCAATTTAATAGGTCTAACAATTAAAGTAAAAGTCGCATTCATATTACTTTGCTTTTTCTAGTTAATGTTGAAACCGGCATATATTACGTTTTCGATTTTAACATAAGCTTAAAATATGTATCGTTTTATTTTATTATTTTATATTGCAAATACGGTAAATTGTCACGGTTATTTATCTTGGCCGGCAGCTCGCCAATACAAATGTTATCGTGACAATAATTTCTGGTGGCCGGAAACCGGCGAAAACATACCTGATGACGCGTGTCGCGAAGCATATCAAACTGTGTATGCAAAGTACAGAAATGTGGGTGAATCGCACGGCTTGGCGGCAAACGCTGCTCAATATATGTTTCAACAATATTACGAATATGCGGCCATAGCCGGACCTAACTACGAAAATTTAGATCACGTGAAAAGGGATGTGGTGTCGAGTAATTTATGCGCAGCGGGTGCTCACGATAGAACGCACAATTTTGGGGACAAATCCGGTATCGATGTTCCGTTGCCAAATTGGCGACCCGACGTGTTGTACCATCGAAATACTCCAGTCGATAAACTGCCGATTGAAATCAGCTTTTGCCCGACAACCGTTCACGAACCCAGCTATTTTGAAGTGTATATAACTAAACCCGAATTTGAATATGATCACGAACTTTGTTGGGATGATTTGGAACAATTGCCTTTAGATGAAGAAAGTAGTCTTGTCGACAATAGCGGTACCGATGAATCTTGTACAAACAGTCAAATATACAAGATTCCCGTTTCCATACCATGGCGCACAAAACAATTTATAATTTTTGTTCGGTGGCAACGCAACGATGTTGTCGGTGAAGGTTTTTACAATTGTGCCGATGTGATTTTCGACCAATACGCTTTGAAACATCGACATTTCAACAATTCGAAACGGCAACGGGAAGAATTGTAAAATATTTTGAGTTGCAATTCAAGTTTGGCTAAAACAAGTATATGTAATAAATTTATCGTCAAAAGCGACATTAAACATATTGTCACTTTAGATTAACTATAAAATAATATGTTTGTGAATATTGATTCATTTGTTTTTGATATTTGTTATCGAAAGCAACAATTATATTTTTAATCAAAATGTTCATGTCCAAGATTAAATTTGCCGATAAAATTGTTAACAGTATTCATAGTAAAACACACGGCGAAGACTGGATGGTTGCAAACACTAAAGTCAACTTTGTCGACGGTCCGCTGGAAGTGTTTGCTGTGCAAGACGAAAAACGAGAAAATTGGATGGTTGCCAATCCGTTTGCTGAAGCATTAAAGTATAGCAAGCCAAACAAAGCTGTTTTAGAAAAAGTATCTGCCCAAAATCAAAAAACGTTAGAAGAAATCAACCCGTACCGATCCGGTACGACCGATGAATCATCAATTTTGCCTCGCAACATTCAGGCGAAAACAAAATTCATTAACCAAGCTGGCGTTTTTGAATTGATTAACGCTAGTAACATGCCCAATGCGAAACGGTTTAAAGCTTGGAATAATAACGACTTGTTGCCGACGCTATGCCAAGAAGGTGAATATAGCATGGTTAAAAATGCTTCCGTCGATATGGCTCAAGGAATGAACGCTGTACACGCGGCTACAAATAACGGCAAAGAAGCGCCTTGGATTAAAGATTTGACACAATTAAAGCAAATTATCCAAAAAAAAGATGAAATTATTGAAATTAAACAAAAGGAAAACGTTAATTTGACGACAGCACTCCAAAACTCCAACGAAAAATTAATCGCGTTTGCAAACGCTTTGGTGACGGCCAATGATGGTCTTGTACGAGCAAATGTAATGATTGATGAAGCCAGAAAAGAAACTAATAAACTCGCCAATCGTATAGCCGACATTGGTCAAGACGTAATTGTTAAACCTTTGGATTCTAGACTTTTGCATTCGTTGGCGGTATGTTGTGTGGGAGGCGATCAATATGTATTTTTACGTCCACAAAAACGCAGTTTAAAGCGAAGTTTGAACCGTTTATATGTCAACGATAACGATATTGTATACAAAAGCGATTATGTGCCAAACGCTATAAATGTTTTAAACAAAGTAAAAGAAAATCTACCAAAAGACAAATTTACGGCGCGGCACAACAGAATTACGCTTCTTGAAAATTTGACTAGAGACGATCTTGTCGAAGCAATTAATACTTCGTTGCCTCAAAGACAAGTGGCAATTGTTACCTGCAACGAAAACTTTAGTAATAGCAAAATGTAAAGATTTTATTAATAAAAACAATTATAATTTAATGTTTATATTATTTATAGTTAAGAAAAACAATCATTTAATATGCATATTAAAACTTTAGTTTTTATTATAATTTCGGCAACGGTACTAAGTGTCCATTATGCGACAGCATGTACCGAAACCGGACGAAACTGCAAATATAGCTATGAATGTTGTAGCGGGGCTTGTTCAGCCGCCTTTGGGTTCTGTCTGCATCGCTAGCATTAACAAATAAAAAACAAATGGTTAATTGTAATTTTTATTAGTCTAAAAATAAATCTAACAAATGTTCCGCAAACAAAAATTCAGATGGTAGAGCGCAAACGTCAGTCAATCTGCATGTATCATTTTTGTAGCAAATTTTATCGTTTTTAATGTACACATTTTGCAATACTGTAGTGTTATGATAAATATCGCCTCCGCCCACTTTTACCCTGTTATGTGAAGATATATAGTTGTTGAGACTTTTGATGGCTCTTTGGGAAATTAAATCAATTTCGTTGGTTTTGGTTTGCTTATATTTGAATGTGCTATTAACAAGGTTATAACTTCCTTTAGCGCCGCATTCAATTACGTCTGTAAACAAACCGGCGAGATTGTTCAATTCGGTGTCTCCACAAACCATTTCTTCGTCTGCAATCATTTCACAAAGTTTGTTAAAAAGTAAAAAACTAAAATTTGAGCTCAGCATCAATGCGCAATCACGCAGCAACATTTCAATTTTTGTCGCAAAATTACATTTATCATCGTACAATGTCCACAAATTATACACGACGGGCATAGTGTAGAATAACTTTTCGATGCTTTTTTTGTTTTTATATAAATAATAAATTTGTTGCGACACAAATGATAATCTGTTTTTGTCAAAACAAATATAATTGTATTTGGGATCGCCGTATAGCAAACATTCCAAATCAATCAAAGAATTGGGTTTTGGCACATATGTGATGACTTTTTTGTCGCCGTCGCAATCTGTATTGGCTCCAGGAAACATGCCCATGCCAACTTTAACATTCCAATCGTCATATTCTTTTGGCACAATTACATTTGAAACCTGCGTATTGAGCTGCGAAATGTTGGGGTGCCGCGTTGTCCACGCTTTGATATTATCAACATCTCGCCCATAATAACGTTTGACGCTGGCTTTTGGAGGAATAATTACGTTGGCTCCGTTCATGCATTGAACGTTTGCGTAAAACGATGCAGTATTCAGAAACGTCGAATAGAGAAATTGTCCGGCATAGCCGTTTTTGCTTTGCAACTGATCTTTAATAACACCGTGTGTCAATTTGATTTTTTGTATTGCCCCTGAAATATCGACAAGTCCGTTTTCATGTTTAGAATTGAAAGCTTTATTTAGAAATATAATCAAATTGTGGTCCCACAAAATAAAATTGGGTAAAATCAAATAATCAATTGTATCTGTAAATTTATTAGTTCTTAACTTTTTTAAAAACACATTCGATGGCAGTTTTGTAATTACAATTGTGGTGGCAGTAATCATACGACTCAGGGTTTCGGTGTGTTCGTTGCGCACTTCATATTCTGAATATAACGAAATCAATTGTTCTATGAGGCTGTTAAAATAATTGATTTTAATTTTTTTTAAATTGTTTATAAAATTTTTAAGAAATATTTTAAAATCGTCAATGTTAATGAAAAACACATTATCGATCGATGATGGATCCAAAAGCAAATCAAAAACAGTGGGGTTTTTTTCCAAGAATTTTACAGATGACGATGACGACGAGTCCATTATGTTTGATGATCTATAAACAACTGCGACAATCATCTTTTACTTTAATAAGGGTAATTTAAATAAATTTTTTGTTTGATAAATTTCATCACAGCAAACCGACATGGAAACTGATCTCATCAACGTTTCTAGTTTAAAAAAATTAATAAAAAAAGAAATTGAACAAAACGTAACTAGCAATATTCACAAGCTGACTGACAAATTAAAGAAATTAGAAGATGTCGAATTGAATAGCTGCGTTGAAATTTATGGAATTAACGATGCTCAATTAAACAACAAAAAAATTAGAAATTATTACATAAAAAAAATATGTTCGTTATTGTTGCTCGATCCGAAAGCAATTGTTAGCTCAAAGTATAATAAAAATCATATACTTTTGAAATTGACCGATGTAGTTACGGCGCGCGAATGGCAAATTCGATCTTGCTGCACGCGTTTGAAAAATTACGATTTAAACATTGACTTTGACGGTCCCGTCAAAATATTTGTGGCAGCATCGTATGACCACAAACAACTTTTGAAAAAGACACGAGACGCTCTGCTACCCTACAACAAATATGTTTCTTTGTGCAAAAACGGTGTTATGGTACGCGAAAATGACACAAGTAAAATATATATAGTTAAAAACGAAAACGACATTTACGAACTTTTACACAAATCTAAAGCAGTTATCGATAACGATTTAGAAAATGAACTTATCGACGGCGAACAAAATTTGATTTGACTAGTAACGCCGCCTCAAATGGTTCCAGTAAAATGGTTATAAAGTTGGTTTATCAAGTTGAATCTCTCTTTTAATCGACATTATCGTTTACTAAATGTATACATACATTATTTCTTGCCATATTGTAAAATATACTAACAATAATGTAAATAACATCATCGTAATTAATAAGTAAAATAAAACTTCAAATATTTTATATATATATATATATTTACTAATTGATAAGTAACGTGCAATAATGGTAAGTATGCAAAATTTACCACAATCAACACAATCGTTACCTTTTCATGGAAAACGAATATTTCACAAATATTATGTTAAAAGTTTAAACATGAACATATCGACAAATGATGCCGCAAAAGTGGCATGGTCAGCGGTTAGGCGGAAATATTACAAGAGCGGCGGATTGTGGGTGCCTTTCGTGGACGATAATGAGTTTGATACTACAAGTTGTAGCAGCGACGATTCTGAATCTTGCTATGACAATTAACAATACGTAAGTATTTGATTTTTTTACTATTAAACAATGTACATATAAGTATTTTTATAAAACTTCACAATGAATTATTTAAGTGATACTTTTTACAAAGAAAATATGCCGGCTAGGGCTAAGCGCTTATATCAAAAAACGTTTAACAAACACCATAAACTCAATGGCGGGGATGAGGAAATTGCTTTACATTTGGCTCGTCGCGCTGTAGAAAAAGATTATGTTAAACTAAATGATAGTTGGTTACCCAAAGCTGCGGTCGAAATAATCGTGAAACACAATATGGATAACGACAGTTTGAGTGACGACGAAACAAACTTTAAACACAACAAATTTTTCCCACTAAACAAGAGCAAAAAAAAATTAACGCTTAACACTACAGATACAGAAGAAAGTCAAGATGAGGACGAAGACAATGACGGCGATGAACATTACGAAGACACAATTGATACTTCCGATGACGATGAAGAAAAACAGCTACCCCGCAACAGTAGCAGTAGCATCGCTCGTCGTCAACAATACAATTACAAACGTCTATTGTAATAACATTTCAAGTGTATCCCAATAATTTAATTTCACAAGTTTTGTCCAATTCTGCACGTTCTTCTTTAGACAAAAATTTTTCTTTTGACGAAAAATGACGATTCTCAAAATCAATGTAGCCGCTGACACGTTGGTGGTATTTTTCTTCAAAACGAATTGTCGCCGCAACAATTATACGAGCATTTTCGCTAAACTCGATGAAAATTGATTTATTTTTATCGTGCTCGTTAAATATGAAACAATCATACGACAAAATATCATTATTTTGTTTTACTCCGTTGATTGTATAAATTACATTTTTGTAAATGTATTCACACAAACTTTCCAATGACAAATCACAAACAATATTAAAATTGTTGTAAAAAGCTTTGTATACGTTTAAAAATATTATATATTCACTGTTATTTTCGTTTTCATTTTCGTTTTGAGAAAAATGTACGTGTCTTAGATCGAGACACACTTCCGCAAACTCAAGATATTTTACGTTGATAGATGTCATTTCGGGCGCTACACTGAATACGACTAAAAGACGCCGCGCCAAGTTCGAGCTTATATACGGGCATAACAGACGCAACCGCTCTCTCAATTTGTAACCGATTCCTCGAAAATCCAATATTATCTTCAACACCTCTCCGTAACATTTTCGCCGTAGACTATATTAATATTTTACACTAGATTATATTTTACGCATTTTAGCACTTGGACCTCTAATTAAATCACAATATTTTTGTCATTTTTTTTTATTTTTTATAAACATTGGCAAAGTTACAATATGGTTTTATGATTGAATTATATACATTATGTAAAAGTTGGTATTCTTCGTGACTTATTGACATCGGAGCTACAAAATTACATTCGACACATTTGACAATTTGATTTTCTTCATCCGCTATACGTCCGTCCGATGAAATATAAACAGTGTTGTAGGTCCTTTTAAAATTTGTACTTTTTTTCATCAAAATGGTTTTTATAATTTCTTCCGCCCACGACATCGTAAGTTGTCGAACGTCCGACTTTGTTGATATCTTCTTTGTGCTTATTGTAGAACGCCGCCAAATTTTGACTATTGTAATCATCTTTTTTATTTTTTATCTTGCAATCGATAGTGTTATTAATGACTGCTCCCAGTTTAAAATTTACTTGTGAATTCATTTTAGTTTGATAAAAACAAAATCTGATAAAAAACACAGATGTGATTTTATCAAAATGCGCAATCAAATTAATTAGTTTTTCTCGTACGCTTCTTTAAATAGGTCAATGGATGGCAGTTTGCCAAATGATTACGTTCAGTCTGTATCAATGCCGAAATAAGCACGAAAATCTTGCATAAAATTGTACCAATCCATTACCGCAAAATTCACGTGATTGTTGTCGTGCGACAACGATTCAATATTCATTTCTATTTTTCGTCGCACGTTGGCTGGTTTCGTTATTAACTCATAATATCTTTTGTAGTTATTCGGGACTCTAGCCCATTTGGCGTAATGAAATATTCGCTTCAACATTTCTCGCGGCGCGCACATAACATGTCCTGGAACGTTGCCTCCGTATTTGAGATCACAACATTTTATTCTTCTATTGTTTTGCGGACACTTTCCTAAATTTCTAAATATTACCGAAATGCTTTTAGTTGGTTCATTAAATGGATTTCGTTGTTTCAATATCATTGTCATGACCGTATTGTACACTAAAAAAGTGCGATAAATTTGTTGTGATATAATGGCATCGGTGGTTGTCGGAACGTTAAATAATGTAAAATTTTTTAAAATTGGCACGTTATCGCTAAAGTGTATAGCGATCATTCTTTGCGGTAAAATAACGGCTCTGAAAATGGAATAGACCAAATCAACAATTAATTCGTCTACACATAAGATGACAAAATTTTTACAATTTTCAAACGCTTCAAAAATGGTCTTGATCGTGTTATTGATAATTCTCATTTGCCGTTCTCCGCTTTCGTCGATTCCGTAAAAAACTTCGTCGTCGTCTAAAGGTGTCAGATGCACGTATGCATACAGCTCATCGGCATTATTGTAATACCCTCTGGGGTTGTGATCGTTATGTAATAACACTTTGTAATAAGGTTTTTGTTTGTAATTTAGATAAATCACATTGAGTGTAGTTTCGTGGTACAATGTATTGTTTTCAGATGTAGTTACATTGTTGTCCTCGTTGTCCGATTCATTTTCGTTGTCAATCCGTTTGTTCGCTCTGCAATTCGCTCGTAACGGATGAAGACAACATTGAGTTTTTAATCTCTTGATAGGTTTGAAAGGTATCAATTTCTCCGAGACACATTGTTTGAATCTGACTAGGTTGTTGTTGTTGCGAGTCGACGACATATAAAGTAATATAAGTATTGTCTTTTAATTCCAAATTGTTTTTCAAAATTATGTCAACTATAGCGTCCGTATCCGACGGCGGCAAAGACATTTTTGAAGAAAATAACATAAAATTGATTAGATACGATCAATATTACAAAATGAAACGCCTTCGTTTATTTAACATTAAAAATAACATATATTACTATCAAAATATATTTAATAAAAATGTAATCGAATCGGACAAACCTCTTTTGTCGATAGACGAATATAAGGGACATTTGATATTCGTGTATTAAATATGGACAAAAAAAGGCGAAGCGTTGGTTTGTCGTCAACAAATAGCAAACTCAAAGACAAAACTAGCAAATCCGCCACCAATAAGCTGTTTAAAAAAAGTAAAAAAACTACAGAAGAAGACAAAAGTGTCGAAAACGTAAACAATATGGACGATTATGCATTGTCACCGGCTTCTACGATGGCTCCCTATTCTCCGGCTTCGCTGCAATACGACGATGATCTTTATTCGTATGAAAATCAACTTGTTACCGATACCGCCGGCACTTTGATACCAAATCAAAACGACGCCAATCAAGCTTCTTTTACGGTTCCAATGCCTCAAGACGAACCAATAGATACTGAAGAATTATTTAGAGAAAACAATAATAATACCAAAACAATAGTATTTGACAGTAGCTTTAGCGTCGACGAGCAAAATCAAAGAAGCGATGAAAATGTACTGTTTGTCGTTTCTCCGACACTGAATCAAATAAACAAACAAGGCAATGATTTTTACACTTTACAATCTAATATATATTTATTGACAAAATACATGAAGAATTTAACATCAGAAAACAATTCTGTTAAAACATATTTCGTATTCAGCGAAAACTATGACAATAAAAAATTGGAATATAGCGATTACATGAACAATATACTAAAGTTCAAAGTTAAAGTTACAAATTTTTTTCATTATTCAAATATGATTTTTAACTATTACATTAGTCTTATACAAAATTTGCAGCCGTTTAAGGCCATAGCGGTTAATGTAAATTACACACAGGATAAAAGTCAAATATCTGAACTGTTAACATATTACATTAATTTATGTGTAGGAAAATACACAAATTTTCTTAATGAAATGTTTCAAAACAAAAACGTTCAACGTCCCGACATGGACGAAATTGAAAAACTTAGAATTAAAACGCACATTAAAAAATGTCAACAAATGCTACATAATGTGTTCAATTTCAATTTAGTGAATTTGCAAGGATATACATTTTATAAATTCACCAATGACAACGATATTGACAATTCTTACACACCAACAACTAGCGACCACAAAATATACCCAATAGTTTTGAACGTGAAAAAACTTTATCATAATTTAATATTTTAACAATTTATCAAAATCTAATTCAATATCGAGTTCTTTTTGTTGATTAACTCTTTCGTATTCAATTTTGTATACTTTGTCGGCACGTTCGTCGCCAATGAATCCTTTAATTTGATCCAACATACATGAACATTCCTCGAAAGTTTTGGGAGGAAAATGAAATTTATATTTTATGACTCTATTGAAAGGGTCGCGTTGTTTATTGTGCGTACTGGCATACCATTTGGCGAGACACGATTTATGAAACATTTTTTCCAAATTCAAAGTAGCATGTTCAGAAACAATAACTATTCCGTCGTTTTCAATTTTGTCATAACATATGGGACACGTTACTTCAATGCTTTGCCACATCTCTTTAAACAACCTATACATGTAGGCTTTTTTATCGCACATATTAATGGTTATCAACATGATAAATAGAATGCTTCAGTGGTTTGAATGTATCAGTATGACTCAGATCATGGAGCTTATTAAACCTTTTGTAAAGTATTCAAAGGATTATAGAGAGTGCGAAGATGTTTACAAAAAAGCACAAATTTACAACCAATGGTATTGCGAGACTACTCTTGCGATAGCAGAAACCAAAAAACGTAACAACGATTGTGATGTCTGTGATTTTTGTTACGCTAATGTGATCAAAAATTCCGTCGTGTGCCACCAATGTTTATTTCCTTTGCGAACCAATTTTATACACGAAGAACTGGCCATGTACACGTTGTTAAGCGTATGTTACTATGAAGAGAATTATTTGAAAAACACTTTTCAAGACGACAACTCGAGAAATATTTGGAAACAAAGATTGGTAATGACATGGAAAATGTATAACAATTGCGAAAACGACAACAAAATTTACAACGTGACACAAGATAAATGTATACAATGCGGAAATGCAAATTATTGTATTGATGACCGTTTCGAAAAAAAATTTTTTAATTTTAACTTGTTTTGCGAAACGTGTCTTTTTCCATTGTTTCAAATTGTCGTTATATCCTGCGACAATTAAAATAGTAATTTTTTATTTAAGTATCTTCTAGTCAGTTTTTTTCTACGATATACTTTTGTATAGCGCATTTGATGTGTTTTTTTGAACACTTTAGCATTAATAATATTGTCCAAAGATTCGTTATTTTCATAGTGTGTTATAATATTGATAATTAAGTGAACCATCTTGATAAATTTTAAAAGACCAGAATGGACGAATGCTCGTTAACAAATGACGAAATAAAAAGATTCAAAAGTTTTATCGATTGGAATCGCAAAGATCMCGCGGCCGCCTGTCAACATTAAAAAAATTGGCTCGTCGCGGGTTTTACTATACCGGAACAAATGATTGTATACGTTGCGCCGATTGTGGTTTAGAATTTAAAAATTTGATTAATGATATATGTGTTGACGAAATACACAAACGCATAGACAAATGTGATTTTATAAAAATATTACCCTACATAGAAGATAACTACGAAAATGACAACGACAACAACGTTAATTGTGAAGCTAATGTGCAACCGCATGTATCATTATCAAATGTAGTAACAAATTGTAGAAATTTTGTATCTTGCAATATATGTATGGAAAATGAATTAAATGTGTGTTTGATTCCTTGTGGTCACGTTTTGTGTCATCAATGCTCGCGTAAAGTAGACAAATGTCCTTATTGCAACAATAACTTTAATGTTCAACGTTTATATTTGTAACTTGACAATTTCATTATTATCTTGTTTCTGTTGAATAGATTCTATTTGATTGTATATATTTTTAAGTTTATTTTTAGTATCTAAATCAATGGTCCATTTGTGAGCATCTTGAGTGACATACATGCTATTGTTAAAATTTGTATTGTCGGAGATTGCGGCTTCGGCAGCATCGCTAGTGGCGAATTCTATTAAAGCACACCCTTTTTTATTTACACAAAAAATTATGCCTTTTATTCTGCCGTACCTTTCAAAATAATTCCGCAAAGTGTCTAAAGTAACATTTTCATTATTGTAATTGTCAATAGCAACTTGCCAACGCACTAATACTCGGTTGTACGCCGAATTTCTCAACGGAATATTTTTTTCAATTAAACTATCAAAATACTCTTTAACTTTAGTATGTAATTCATTTTTATCTAAAGAATTAAACTTGTTTCTTGCCGAATTGAGTTTCGCAACTAAAGTATGATAATTTTTTTCAAATCTATCGTTTAGCGATAAAATTTGTGATCGTTTATTTAACGATAACGATTGATTATAATTTTTTCGTTTTTGATAATCTTTGAGAATTTCATAACCCGATTTTGCCGTTTCGACAATGTCCAAATAACTGTTAAACGAACTCGACAAATCGTCCGGTCTTGAAGTTTCGTTGTAGTTTTTCAATATTTGATTGTAACTTTTGTTTAGGGCATGAATAAATTCTCTAGCTGTCAAATTTTTATTGATGCCGAAAAAAGAATATAGATCTAGAGTGTGAATATTTTTATAATACAATGTGTTGGTTTTTTGAACCTTGAATGTGTCCTCCTCGTTGACGATATTTGTTTTTCTTTGCGTCGATCGAGTGTTTCTTTTATTCAATTGCGGCGTAACGGCAACAATCGGTCTCTTGCGTAAAGATAATGTTTTAGTAGCGTCATCGAAGCGAATATTACGATTCATGTTTAGTGTTGTTTTGCGCGATCAAAATGACAGACGTAGTGCAGGATTTTGATGTTCTCTACAAAGAACTCGAAAATTCTTATAATTTAAATTTTTATCTGAATTGCGCAAATAAAGCAAATAACGATATAACAATAAAATCATTACAAGAACGTAAATCTTATTTGTGTTGTGCCGTAGACAAGTTGGGTCAGTGCGTCTTACACAAATGTGTACCCATAATTTTCGGTACTCAATTGGACAGAAAATTTCGAGAAACCGATAAAAATTCTGGAAAAGATTTCTACGGCACTTTCATGATTGACGGACGCCATTTGAGTTTTCCAAATATAATGATGAATAACAACATATTAATACATAATTTTTACGACAAACTCTATAGCAAAAGTTGCAAACGCATGTTCTTGTACGGCAACGTGGATGAGGACAAAAAAATTAATCGCGCCATTCAACTGGTGTATGATAAAACTGACGATGTGCTGTTTGCTAGAGATGTCTATGCCCGCGACTATATTGTGACGGAAGATTTAAACGATACTTTACACATGTATCTGAAAAAAAGTGGCAAATGGGAACCGCTCAATTTCATTTTTGAATATGAACCTTTCCAAAGCAAAATACTCATGCAACAAATTAAAAAAATTATGCGTGTCGATATCAACTATTCTATAGACAGTTTAGCCAACAAAATAATATACAAACACGATTACTTGTTGCAATTAATATACAAACCAATTTTGAAATTGTATGAAAATCTACAGCAAACTAGCAATAACGATTTGAACGGAATCATTGTTAAAAAACGAAAAATGCAATCAATTTTGTATCCACGCGAATGCAAAAAAATTGTCGAAACAATAGTGAACGGAAAACTGATTTATAGCGTATCGAAAACGTTTAGCAAACAACGTAAAAATTTTATCAATTATCAAGACAACAGCAGTAACAACAACATTGAAATTAATCCACCATTACTAAAGTACCGAATCGGAAACGAAGTGGTACGTATTACTAACGATACTATGCGTCAAGATATGCTCATGCAAAAAAGCGATTTTGTCAAGTTTGTAGATAGTTTTTTTCACGGCGAAATGACGGTTGCCGGTAAAAAGTTTTTCTTGTGTAGAAACGTAAAACTGCCTAGCGTCAATTACGAATCGATCAGTGAAAAATTTAAACAATTGGAAATGGAAAATCTCATTAGAAGAATCACTTTGGATGACAATTTTATCAGCGAATCTGACGAAAATACATTGAACGAAGAAACGTTACTTCAGATCGCTTTCAACGATAGACCCACGATCTATTGTTGTCAACGAAAAGATTTATATAAAATTTTTTACATGTTTAAACATAACATGTATCCAGTTGAATTGAAACTGTCAAATAACATTTTATTGGTAAACCATCATGAAGGCATGATATGTATAAAACGCAGAATAGCAATAAAACGCGCCGACGTGATTATTGTTGCGCTCTTGACTCCATACGAGTATCATAATAAAGATTCGATTCTTAACACCACCGCCGATGTGGGCGTTATTCAAGAAAACGACGATGTCACATGTCTAATGTCTAAATTGGTACAATACTATTACAAAAATTATACAAATATATTTTGCACTGTACCGGTTCCTAAATTAATAGTTTCGTTGACAAATTTAAAAAATGCCATGCCTGTTGTTAGTTACAACGTTGAAAGTGACCAAGATTTGTTTTTAGACACATTGCCTCAGGGCAATTCTGTGATAGTGGCACCTCATATTACATTAAATAACAAAATGTTTAAACTATGGACTATAGTGCGAGACCATCGATTGATGACCGCCGAAGATCCTTACATTCCCGACACCAAACTGCCTATTCAATTATACAACAACAAAGTTAACAAATTAAAAGGAAAATTAATGTGCGGTAAACATGAATCTGTCAACGTGAAATTTCATCCTAGCAAAGAACACAGCTGTGTAGCAACGGACGGTGGCAATATTTTACATATGGCCGGAGTTGTGGTATCAAACGTAAAAATTGGATGGGTGTATGACGGAAAACGTTACAAGATTGAATCATGTAAAAATAAAAACCATTTTGTATTCAAAATATATATTTATCTTAGACAAATTAACAATCAATCTATAAAAAAAATTGATTCGTCTCTAAGCACTTTGAATGACATTGTTTATTTAAAATTGACTACGATAACGTGCACGAGCGATTTACAAGGCATAAAAATATGCGGCATCCACGGACAAAAAGGAGTGTTAAACGGCAGCGAAGATTTGACCGAATGGATGGCAGAAGACGGTACTAGCGCACAAATTTGTCTATCGCCAATATCGTACCTATCTCGCCAGTCCAACTTTGACGATGTCGAAAAAAAATATGTTGTGCGCGGAGGCGATTTTAACGATCCTCACGCAAAACGTTATCCCATATACAATATTCCGTATATGTTTTTCAATAACACCTCAGACAATATCTTTAAAGAATTTATAAAAATTAACCATACCGGCCACGAAAAAGTCGAAGGCACTCGCCTAGATCAATGGACTATAAACCAATCTTTTGCCGGAAACCGATGGACCGAAAGCCTTCAATGCATACGAGGTAGCAATAATTTACCCGAAAATAGCGGCGAGTTTAATGTAATGTCAAGTTTGCTTCATTGCAACAACACTGTAATGCGATAGGAATAATCGTTAGTTCGTTAAAAATTTTTAATAGTTATATCTTTAGTAATGTAAATATATTTGTAACATTGTATGCAAAATATTCTATTGTTTTTTTTGATACTCCTGTACCTATTAAAGAAATTGTCAGATGACTTGTTGCTGTATTTTTTGTAATAATAGACTACTTCTTCGCATAGATAGCATGAGGCGTAACGATTCTTCATGTTGTATCTTTATCGCATCGGCAAACAATAGTGACAATATGGTCGTCGTGAATTTCCTCAATTAAATCTTCTTGACTAATTAATGATTTGTGATATGTATTGTTGGTATTGCGCTGTTCCAAGTCAAACACTAGATCGACATATTGTTTGTTCTGTCCAATATTAGATTTCCTCAAACAGTCACAATCGCGTGTTGTCACAAGGGGCGGCAAATGCGTAATAACGTTTTCGTTTAAGTATATAAAATATGATAACTGCGGACAAGGGTTCGAATGTTCGATTGAATATTTGCCGCTACTTTTCGTGTATATAATCAATTTAATGGCTACTTCTCTGAAAGTGTAATTCATGTAAATCAAGTTATCCCAAGTCGAACCAAAAATTTGCTGTTCAAACGTTTGATCAAAATTACATTTAGACAAAATTCCGCTTTCACGATTAAAGTTATGGCTTTGCAAACGAAAAGTTACAAAATTACAATCTTTGATTCTGCCACATATCCAGGCGGCCGTATCATCCGCCAAACATAACGATTTTCGATCGTCTTGACTTATTTCGCCTAATAAAACCATTTTGTCGACTATAAATTTAATTATTTCAACAAAAAATATTACTTTATTTAATCTTTCACGAAACCATTTCGGTTTCATAATTGTAATGGTTTTATTCATATTTGTTTGATTAACGTGTTCAGCAGTAGCAAACACTAATACGACTGCACATTTATACAATTAAGATTTCAGAATTAACTAATTTTAAAATCAAATTTCGTTTAGTTTTGTTTAGTTGAAAAGAATCTAAAACAGATTTCAGAATTGGCTAATTTTGAAATCAAGTATCGTTTAGTTGAAAAGAATCTAAACAGATTTCAAAAATAAAGTTTGGTTTAATTGAAGAAAATCTAAAACAGATTTCAGAATTGGCTAATTTTGAAATCAAGTTTCGTTTAGTTATGTTTAGTTGAAAATGATCTAAAACAGATTTCAGAATTGACTAATTTTGAAGTCAAGTTTCGTTTAGTTGTACAAAATTTAAAATAATCTAAAACAGATTTCAGAATTGGCTAATTTCGAAATCAAGTTTCGTTTAGTTTTGTTTAGTTGAAAAGAATCTAAAACAGATTTCAGAATTGGCTAATTTTGAAATCAAGTTTCGTTTCGTTTCGTTTCGTTTCGTTTAGTTGAAAAGAATCTAAAACAGATTTCAGAATTGGCTAATTTTGAAATCAAGTTTGGTTTAGTTGTAAAGAATTTAAAATAATCTAAAACAGATTTCAGAATTGGCTAATTTTGAAATCAAGTTTCGTTTAGTTGTAATTTAAAAGAATCTAAAACAGATTTCAGAATTGGCTAATTTTGAAATCAAGTTTGGTTTAGTTGTAAAGAATTTAAAAGAATCTAAAACAGATTTCAGAATTGGCTAATTTTGAAATCAAGTTTGGTTTAGTTGTAAAAAATTTAAAATAATCTAAAACAGATTTCAGAATTGGCTAATTTTGAAATCAAGTTTCGTTTAGTTGTAAAGAATTTAAAAGAATCTAAAACAGATTTCAGAATTGGCTAATTTTGAAATCAAGTTTGGTTTAGTTGTAAAGAATTTAAAATAATCTAAAACAGATTTCAGAATTGGTTAATTTTGAAATCAAGTTTGGTTTAGTTTAAAATAATCTAAAACAGATTTCAGAATTGGCTAATTTTGAAATCAAGTTTCGTTTAGTTTTGTTTAGTTGAAAAGAGTTTAACTATATAAACGATGCAATCTACTGGTGATTACATTATTTTTTAAAAACGAGCTGCAATGGATAACTATTCAGTTCATAATTTTTACAACAACAATCGTGCTACTTTAAAACCTACAACGCTTCATAACGGAAACATTAAGCAGTCGACATATGAAGATGTGATGTATGTTCGAAAACTAATGTGCAAAGAACATATGCCCGGCAAAAACGACTACAAATTCAACAACTACGGTTACAATAAAGAAAACAACATCAAGAATAAATAACTATTGTATTGTAATGATATATTAATCAATAAACATTTTTTTTAAAACACGTAATGTTTATTTTTATTGTATGATGTAATATAATGATGTAATCTATAATTGCGCAAACAGATTGCGCAAAATTGTATTTCAGAATTGATCGATTTTGAAGTACACTTTTGTTAAAAACATGTTGATTTAAGTTTAATTTTGTAAAAATGATTTGGTTCACAATTGTATCGATATTGATATTAGTAGTATTGATTATAATTTCTTTAATTAGCGTTTTACTAACTAATGAAACAATTGTGGAACAACCATTGCTACTGTTTGATAATAATAGTGTCCCTTTAATTGAACCTCCTACTGAAATTTTTGTTGAAGGCAATACACACGAATGCCATAAAAATTTAACGCCATGTAATACGCACATGGATTGTGATATTTGCAAAGAGGGATTGGCAAATTGTCAATATTTTAACGATACCACTATAGTGACAATGCACGACGAATACGGCAATGAAAAAGAATATACCATATTGCCGGGCGAATCGTATTGTATGGCGTTGAATCGGGAACGAGCTAGATCGTGCAATCCTAACACGGGTATTTGGATATTAGCAGAGAGTGATGTAGGCTTTTCGTTGTTGTGCAGCTGTTTAACGCCGGGTCTGGTAACACAAATGAACATGTATGAAGATTGCAATGTGACTGTGGGTTGTCAACCAAATGGTCGTATTGCAGATTTGAACGAATCGCCTATGAGATGTTTATGCGACGAAGGCTACGTATCGGATTATGATAATGAAACCCAAACACCATATTGTAGACCGTTAGCAATTAGAGACATCGTTTACGACGAATCTTTTTTTCCAAGAGCTCCTTGCGAAGACGGCTTTGTTAGATTAGATCATCCGGCTTTGGATGACACCTATAGACGAGAATTGCGATTGCCGGACATTTGCGTGGTGGATCCCTGTTCCGTTGATCCGATTAGTGGCCAACGTACTTCGGGTCGTCTCATGTACTACAAAAACGACGATGAAAACATTGAATACAAATATTGCAATTGTCCGTTGTGGGACAATTTATTTTCGGTTTATAGCGACGCACCATCTATGATAGGAGAATCTAGCGCAAACGTTTCAAACGCTTGTATTCGACCATTTAACGTAAACATATTTCAGTTGGCTCGTTTGGATTACAAATTTTTCTGGGCTCAAAATGATACGACTCGTTCAGACGACGAAATTGTAGCAGTGCTTAGAATGCAAGAACTGAGCGATGAACGCTATAGACGAGTGGCTTATTCGTTTCTCAGTGGCCATCCCGAAGTGTGGAATACGGTCGGTTTTGTTTTAGTAAAATTTAGCACCGCCTATAGTCCTCGTCATTTGTCAGATTCGTTTCTAGATTATTATCATCAAAATTTGTTTCAAAGATACATCATTACTGCCGCAAAAACGAGCGCGCCTTGTCTATTCCCTGGCGAAGGCAGATGTATTACCGCCAATCACCAAGATTGTATCAGACGACATGCATCGGGTCAAGTATGGACAGCAGAAACGTTTACCGGATCGTGGTGTATATTAAGTAGAGAAGGTGACAACCTACGCATTTGGAGTCCGGCTACTCGTTATCCGCACGGAGAATACCCTGTCGCATTAAGGGTAAACGCTTTGTTCGGTTTATCGTGGAACAATAGAGATTATACAACTGTGAAACTAGTTCACGGAGGTGTAACTACGAGCGGAGGCAATAACGTCGACAATTTGGCCGTATTGCTAAATACTTACAGAAACTATTCTATTAATTAGACAATGAGTGCAAAATTATTAATGGAAAACGCCAACGAAGCTATGTATTTGGCCGGACAATATTATTTGACATTTATGTATAGGAAAGCGATCGATTGTTACAATTTAGCAATTCATTTTTTAAATAAAGCCCTCGACAATAAAGCGGATTTGCAAGATGTAGAAACATTAATAAAATTTTGCACTCAACATATTGAAACAATACAACAAAAGATTAAAGAAAACGAAAATATATTTTTAAAAAAAATTGTTTTAATACATTCAGATATTAACATTTAATGATATTGTACTTTACACTTTTACAAACACACAATTTGAAAACCTAAAAAAATTAAAAACGGTGTAATTGTTGTTGGTGTCGACGACAGTAACGTTGGGTTTATTCAGTAAATCTTTAACTATCTTGTCAATGTTATTAACCGAAGATTCCGTCGTTGGTTTGATTTCGTTTGTTTTATTTTCGGTCGACGGCAATAACACCACTTCCACAATCGGTTCCGTGTCCACGGAATATAAATTTTCATCCACAGATCCCAAAACAGTTTCATTTATATCAGTTTCATTTTTTTTATCAATTTCAGCGGTTTCGTTGTTGATTTTGTTAATTTCGTATCCGGTTATTGTTGTGTAGATTGTACCGATTGTATCGACGCTGTCCGCAGACTCTGGATTGGGAATTTCGTTTGACATAATTTTTGGATCAATTTTACGTGCGGTAATCGCACATTTATTTTTTGGTTTGTAGTTCAGTTTCGATTTGTTCAAAGGCGCACATTCTTCCGATGGACTTTTGTAATCACTGATTCTCGTTAAAATTGAACTTGCTTTATTGGCGAAAGTCATCGGCTCACCTTCAAATTTAATAGAGTTGCGCATTTTGTTTCCGATATTGATTGCTACATACATACTCTGCTTAGGCATTTTTCTTTGAAAATACGTATAACCGCCCGACATTTCCTCGGTGAGCAAACACTGTTTATTGGGAACTGTAGCGGAATATACATGGCCACAATCGTTTATACACAAATAATAACAATATTCAGCGTTTCGCAAGAGTATGTTTAAATTATGCGCAAATCGATGCCACACAAGTCCGTGATCGATATTGTCGGCGCTGGTTCCATCACTGGTTCCGTTGATAATTCCGTCGCTGTGGCCGGTCAACCATTTGTTGCCCATATATATCTTTATATGTTTAGAAGTGCCGGTAATAGCATCTAATTCAGATGTATCCGAGTTTAACGGTATAGAATATACAGTCGAAAAGATCGACGTTACAAACAATATCAATACCGTTGAAAACATTTTGTTCGATGTATAGATAACAATGTTGTATTCTTCAGCGTTCAAACTGTAATGCATAGAATGCTTCTAGTCACTTTGCATTTTATACCATGCAATCGAGGTCAACTTTAACTCTTATACTAATATTTAAATTATACTTAATATAAAATATTACAGTGAAATTAATTTATTCAGTATTAAATTTGATTTCAAACCAGTTTGACCTATACTCTCGACAGAATGGAAGAAAAATTAATTTATCTGCAATGCCACAATGTAAACGAAAATTGGCAACCGGAAACGTTATTAGAACGATTTAGCATATGTTGGTTTGAACCCAATCGACAAAAGTCTATGAAAGCGATGATTACGATTCGATTCATTTGTTTTTTACTTTCGTTGACTATGATTGGAACAACTTTTTTAACAGCTTTACATAAAGGAGAATATTTTTTGTATTATTCGAATTGGGCTCTCATTGTTATGGCTGCCATGTTTGCCACTGCGCTTATTAACACAATTGTCGCCCATAAACAAAGAAAATCTACAAACGTCTACTCATTAAACTGCCAAAGCATTGGAATCATCGAAGAATACAAACATTTGCCATGGTACATAAAACTACAATGGATGTTATTCAACATGGCGATATGTGTAAATTTGTTGACCACAATGACATTTTTATTTTCGATGAATGTATATTTAAATAGCATTAAGAATCTTGGCAACAGTGTTATTACAATAAATATTTTGTCACATACCATTAATTCTGTTTTAGTCATAATTGAATTAATATGTGCTGGCATTCCCGTGTCATTTGTTTTTATGTTTGTGCCGTGTGTATTTAATTGTGTCTACGCCATTTTGTATACTACATATAAACATGTTGTTGGAAAAAAAATTTATAAATTTATAACAAGTGACCAAGAAATTGTCTTGGCCGTGGTTTTAACTATCCACATGATGCTTTTATATGTAGTAATGTACACTATTCATTATTGTAAATGTAAATGCAGGAAAATAAAATATTAAATATACAAGTATAATTTTTTATTTAATTAGTTTAATGTAACTACAAGAATCACTATGTTTAACGTGGTCAATAATATGTACATTGTCTTGTCCGCAACAAAAAGTTTTAAAACTTTTTTCACCTATATCATAAAATAATCCTTGAGCAGCATATTCAACGTTGGCTTTTGCATTTTGCAAAGATTTAACTCGTTTACTATGATCAAAATAATCGGTGTATTTGTAGGTGACCATGTTTGTAACTGACGTATCTTTAATGCAAACATAGCCGTGTTTTTGTAAAATTGTGTTGCAGGCGGTATCGCTGTCAAAAATACTTTTGCAAAACGCGCACAACAATTCTCCGTAACGATAATATAATCCCGCAGTAACGAGCATTCTGACTTCTTCATTTTTATACATGTGTATTTGATTTTTAAACGACTCTAATCTTTTGTCATAATCTAAAAGTTTTTTATCGATTGTGTTTCGAGCAACATAAATGTTAAACATTTTTTGTTCATTTTGCTTTTCTTGTTTGCAAAACTTTTCGTCTCTGTTCACAACGCTGGCCACATATGAATTTTTAAATTTGACCACGTAAATACAAATCGGCGAATCGAGCACATACATTTGGCGCTGCATCTGTCTATAATGCGGATCTGTTTTTTCTACAACGAAAAGCGGCGGTCCCGTTTTATTGACCGACAGTGCGGTGTGTTTAACTCTGTAACGAGGTTTGCGTGTGTTCAACGAATTGCGCATTTCTTCGACGCTAATATTTTCGTACGAAATCGGACATTTTATTTCCATAGGTATAAAAACATTTTCTTTTGTGACAAAATAGGCGTCCGGTGAAGCAGCACTCAATCCCAGCTGCGTAAAAAACATTCCACAATCCAAAACAGATTCGACAATGCGAGTTTTTAAAGTTTTTTCGATACACTTTACAATGGATTCAATTAATTCTACATTTTCTTTTAGTAATGTCTCTTGCGTTATGCCGTAGCTCATGGCTGCCGTCGGTGGTACTTCGCACATGTTCGTGCTGGAGTTTGAAGCGGTACGCCTGTCTAAACGCAAAATGTTCCACAAAGGATTAGTTGATTGACCACGAGTGCATTTTTCAATGTGTAAAATGTCCTTTCGAGTCAAATGCTGCCAAACATTTTTTAAATTTTTCACATAATTTGTATAAATAAATTTATGTAGAATATCTTCCTGTTCACGCGTCAATTCAGCCATGTTATTGAAATGTTTATGAATGAATTTTAATGTCAAAATCAAATAATTGAATTAAAATGCGACAATAACGTTTCCAACACTTTGAATAGTATCTAGGATCCCAATAGCAATAGGGAAAATTAATTTGATGTGTGATATCAATCAAACTGTTTGTAAAACGTTTCATGCAATACAATTTGACAATTGTTTCTGCTCCATTTCTAGGTCCTAGAGCATATAATATCGATTTAACATCTTTAATAGTGTAATTAACACTTTTGTCAATCATCATAGTCGGAACGTTTTGTTCGTTACATGAATTCAATTTACTCGATATCATATTATAAAGTTTGTCAATATCATTTTCGTTTACATTATTGTGAAATACTTTAAACATGATGGATTCCAATTGATCGCATATCACTTGTTCGAAACTATTGATGTAAATATTTTTATTGAACATTTGACACTTTTGCACTTTGTCCATAATCGTTAACGGTTTGATGCGCAAATTTAAAAAATATAAATCCAATGGAAAATATTCAATAATTTTACTACGATCATCGTTAGTATGTAACCAAATTGGATTAATACTTTTCGCGTGAACATTAAAAGAATACCGAGCCAGTATATGATCTTTGTCGCCGACATTATTGTTCACCGAGCATACGGTCATTTTTATCGGCATAATGGTGTTCAATTTAAAATAAATCCCGGTGGGCGCAACAAATTCCACGGCTTCATCTGTATATGATTTGAAAATGACAATTTTATTATCGTTTAAAAGTTTTTCTTCAATTATATGCGACAAATTCATTTTAGACACAATATTTTCCATTTCTTTTTGGTGATGTTCGGTGATTTTTTGTAAATTATTTTTCAAATGTTGCAAAGGTACAATACTATATACATTGTCGATTGTGACTTCGACAAAATTGTTCGTAATAACTTGTAAATCTAAATTATTTAATGTGACGGACAATGGATTTTCATAGGCGTCGAATGCGACATTTCCCTGAATAACACATTCGTTTTCGATTGTGGACAATACGATATCTAAAGTTTTTTGGTAAAAATTTTTGTCTAAACACGATAATGCGTTTTCGCAAAGCCGATCATTAACTTGTTTTTTTGAAATGTAAGGTAAAGTTTTGTCGTTAAACAATTGTTTACGCAGCGAATTCATTCTAGTTTGCAATGAAAATTAATAAACAAAAACACTATCACCGAATTGATGGCAATTTTCTTCACGCTATTGGCAATTTTAAAAATTTAATTAACACGTCCGATGCAAACGGCCAACGTTTGTTTTATAATTTGTGCTATAAATTTATAGCTACGAATGTGCTTGGTTGCACTTCTGCGACATTTACAACTTTACAAACAATATTGGACGGAATTATTGAAACTGAACGAGTGTTATTCGACAAAAGTCGAATTTTGCATTATGTTGTAAAGTTTTTAATTGTGCATAGTGATGGAGATAATTTGCAATGTTTTATTAATCTAAAGCTATTGAATTATTTTTTGACCAATTACGATTGCATCATAGATACGTAAATATCCCTAAGCAACTTATTGTTATGTTATCGACAGTATTGATTTGTTATTGATAGTATACTATATATAATGGGTTGTGGGTAAATTTAATGTCAGTAAATAAATTGTATTTAAAATAATTATGTCTAAATCATTATCGTATTTAAATTTTCCTCCTAAACGCGTTAAATTAAACAGCAGCGTTGAAACTGCCGAAGAATTGATGAAAAAGTTTCATCAATCTCGCATTGAAAATTCTATGAACAAATGTGATCCTCGACGAATTCGAGTTTTGAGTTCTTTGTGCCAAAGTGTGAATCAAAATGCAAACAACAATGGACGTAATGGTGGAATTGTCTATTGGATGTCTCGCGATAGTCGAGTTCAAGATAATTGGGCCATGATCTATGCTCAAGAGCTTGCCAACGCTCAAAATTTACCCCTATATGTAGTATTTTGTCTGACAAAACGTTTTTTAAATGCATCATTACGTCAATTTCATTTTTTGGATTGAGGGCCTCAAGTTGATACACAAAGAATGTAAACAACTAAACATAACGTTTGTCGTGTTAAACGGAAGTGGCGACGAAACGTTGGTCGATTGGGTAAAAAAATATAATATTGCGGGAATAGTTTGCGATTTTAATCCTTTGCGCATTGTAAGACGTTGGACGGCACGAGTAAAAACTCAATTGCCATCCGATGTGTATTTTGCCCAAATTGATGCGCATAATATAGTGCCTTGTTGGGTGGCTTCTCAAAAACAAGAAATTAACGCTCGCACAATGAGAAATAAATTGAAAACAAATATGAAAAGTTTTTTGAAACCTTTTCCGCTAGTAATGAAACATTCAATAGATTCTAAGGCACGCATCGATCCCGCTACTTGCGACGAAATTGATTGGAAGAAACTATTGGAATCTAGAGATGCGGACAAAAATATAGAACCGGTGACATGGGCTCAGGCCGGATACAATAATGCTTGCGTTGCTTTAGCCAAGTTTATCGATGACAATTTATGGCATTACAAAGAAACTCGTAACGATCCCAATGCCGATTCTCAGAGCAACATGTCGCCTTGGTATCATTTCGGTCAGATATCCGTGCAACGAGTCGTTTGGTATTTGATTGTCGCCAAAATGCAACATTTTGAATCCAATGTAGAGACGTACATAGAAGAGTGTTTTGTTCGACGAGAATTGGCAGACAACTTTTGCTATTACAACATCAATTATGATCGGTTTGAAGGCGCGCCTGATTGGGCTAAAGAAACGTTGAGTCTGCATGCAAACGAAGGCCGGGAATATTGTTACAATAGAAGAGAATTAGAAAATTCCGAAACTCATGACATATTGTGGAACGCTGCTCAGACACAGCTTAAAACGCAAGGCAAAATGCACGGATATATGAGAATATATTGGGCTAAAAAAATATTAGAATGGTCTATTTCGCCTACAGTGGCTTTAATCAACGCCATATATTTCAACGACAAATACAGTTTGGATGGACGCGATCCCAACGGTTATGCCGGTTGCATGTGGTCAATATGCGGAACTCACGATCGTGCCTGGATGGAGCGACCAATCTATGGTAAAATACGACACATGAATTTTGAAGGTTGTAAACGAAAATTCAATATAGATTGTTACATTAATAAAAATAAATAATTCAATTTCATATTGTTTTATTATTTTATCAATTATCGATTTCCTCGTCGATTTCCTCGTCGATTTCCTCGTCGGTTTCGCTGTCGCTATAATTGCTACTGCTATCGCTGCTACTTGACGATGTATCGTATGTAGATTTTTTCTTCCAAAAGCCGCTTTTAGATTTTACATAATGTTTCTTTACAACACCCCAAGCCACCTGAGCCGGATTGTCGTATTTGTTGTATGAACTATTATAAACATGCATATACATTCTTTGTGCTTTTACTGGTAATTTACTTTTAACGTTATTAGGAAGATCTTGTACGCTACGATATGGCATAGTTTAAAAGTTGAATTTTATTGAAATATTAAAATGAAAATTTAAATTGATTAGTTTGACTACTTTCAAAGTAAAATGAATATTCCGTTTTAGTTATATAATTTGAGTTTAAGTTACTTATTGTTAAAGATAAATAGGATAAAGGTTGTTCAATTTCATCGAAATCGAGTTTATGAAGATTATTTGACTCGCTAACAACATTATTAATTGATATCTGTCTACTTTCAACATCTTTGAGAATAATTATCGGGAAAGCAATTACAACTTGGATGCTATTATCGTTAGTGGACACGATAAATGCTTTTTGGTCTAATTTTGAAATTGTGGTTGTATCGTGTTCGGTAGTATCGTGAGCGAGTAAACTAAAACAAGCAACACCGACACCTTGATTAACCAATTCATGGCTAATATTTTGTTCTATAGTTTGAGCGCCGATTGTGTCGTGGTTTTTCAAAACGAAATTGGGTAAAGTGGCAACGTTTATTATATTATGATATTTAGCCGTTATACCGTTGTGTGATTTTATGTTGAATGCCGCGGTCCATTTGGTTTCTCCAATATTCTGTTTTGTGTCTTTGGAAAGGACAATACATGTGGCGTTATAAGATAAACGAGACAGACTTTTGATTTTATCATATAACTGGAACATGCCGTATCGATGATACAAACTATAGCTATAAAATTCTAAATTTAATTCTTCTGATCGTACATGTGTGGCCATCAATCCGGCATTGTCAGTTTTACATATACCCGTAGACGTTAACATTGATTTTGTTTTTTGATTTTCAGAATAATTCGATTCGCTTTTGTCTATAGTGAGCACACCGGATTCTAAAGGCAACATTGCCGGTCTATATTGAATTACAGTATTATTAGTAGACCATATTTTACGAAACATTGCGTATAATATGGTTTGCATTGGATTCGAAGTAATGTTAATTAATTTTGACGACATGCCCAACGCTGAAGCAAAATATTTATCGTTTCGAATGGTTAAAATTTTGCTGTTGTCGGCAGAAAACACACCATTAGGATAATCGATAAAATAAGCGACACAATCGTTTGCATCTACAATTGCAGGATTAGTCAATCCCGAGCTGTTACTAATTAAAGAAAATGAATTGTACAAGTTTGACATATTAACTGTGTCATCTCCAAACATGAAATTGTAATATGAAAAAGTGTAATATAAATAAATTAAAGAATTGTAATTTCGCACATTGCTGTCGTCGAAATATACATAATCATAGTGAATGCCTTTGCCCGATTCGACGAGAGATTGAGAAATTAAATTTAAAACATATTGCACTTCTACTTGTGTTGCAATTTCGTCAAAAGTTAATCCGCGAAGCAACTGGCCGTAGCAATATGGTAGACACATTCGCACGACGTCGTCGTCATTTCTTCGACGACCCATAGAAAATGTAGGCGATGGTAGATAAGCGTCGAAAATGGCAATGCAAACATTGTCCAAATTGTAATATCCTTTTAAAACTATACACGTATGTTGTAGGCATTCGAGCATCGTAATGCTAAACACGTACCAATCGTCTTGAGTGCCCCATGGGACTTCGTCGACAAGAGCGGGAAAAGGTAAACGATTATATAATTGTAAAATGCTCACGTACAAATTGAAAGCCAATTCTGGGTTCAGATATAGTGAATCTGATGGATTTCTAAATCTAACACCGTATCCTATTAATGTTTTCAAAAACACATCTAAATCGGATGCGCTTGTCCACGGTTTCAAACCTAGAAATATGTTTTGGTCGTCGATAAACACAGTGTCCGGATTGTATATTTTCTTCGGCTTTTGCAAATATTTGTGCAATAATGTTTCAATATAATACTTTTCAAAAGTAAATAAATCTATTCGCTCTAAATCTGTAACATCATACTCAGCAATGGCTGCGGTATCGTCTTCGTCATTTAAACTATCAGTGATGTTGGTGGAGTTGTTGGATCCCATTATAGTTTTGTACTTATCCAAATAAAAACAAATTAAATAGTAGATATAAACATTTATTTATTTATTTATTTAAAAACACTTTAGTTACATCCATTTCAATGTCGTCGTCGACATTTTCGTTGTGACCGCCATAATGCGCACCACGATTATTTTTAACTTTAACAATAGATCCACATTGAAAACAAGATTTTAATCCGAAACATAATTCGCTACAAAGACAAGACCACATGTCGCAGCAACAACGCGGACAGCAGCATACAAATAAAAAGAATATAAACAAAAACATGGAAAGGATGACAATTGTAATTAATGCCGAATGGGCGACATGGCAAGGCACGTTCAATAAATACGCAAACCAACAAAACCAACTACTGTCGTCTGTTTGGGCAATTTCAGAACCAGTAAACATAGTATTGTTGTTCATACGTTTTCGTAAATCTATTAAACGTTCAGTCATACCTTTTAAATTTTTATGATCCAAATCGCTGTTGGAACGAAGCGAATCAATTTCAAATTTGTCAATATCGCTTAGAGCCCAACTAATGTTAAATGATGTTGATATAGGCAATTCAATTACCGAATACAAACTAGATTTTATTTGCACTAAAGGCAGGTCGGCTTTAGACGTTCCTATTTTGCAAGAATATTTAGAATTTTTACTAGAAATGATGCCAGTGCCAGATTTAAGCCACAGCGGAGCTATTTGGATATCAACACAATCTAAAATTAGTTTTGTGTCCTTTTGCAAAACATACAACCATTGGTTATAATACGAAATGGCGTAGAATATTTCATCGTCAAACTTGCCTATGCGCACGTCGCAATCTTTGTTCACATCAATCATGTCCTTGCTTTTTGCATCTAAAAATATCCTAATATCGCAGGCTAGGGCTTCGCTAGAAGAGTACACAATTTCGGGTTTGTAACAAAGCAAGTTGTCGACAGTTACTTTGCAATGTTTCGTAGCTTCATCGTCTAATCTCACATAATTATGTTGATTGGTAGATACGCCAATGTACTTGCTTTCTGGTACAATTACGGCACATTTACCTTTAGAACAAAAAGGAATCGGCACCACTTGATACACGTTAAAAATTTGTTGATTAATTAGCGGCATTTCCAGAATAAAGAGCAGTTTTCTGTCTTTTGTTATAAACACATGGCTCTTTATAATTTTATTCTGTATCAAATGATGCATATTATCCAATTTTAGCGGTACCGGCCATGTTAATTTGGAAGGAACATGCGCCGTCACATTCAGTAATTCTTTTAACAACCGTTTCGGTGTCATTATCATAGAGTTTATTTTGTTATTCATTGCATCGTCTACAGCTCTATCTAACCTGAGATACAGTCTGTCAATTTCGTTCAATTGCGATTGTAACAATTGCATTTTAGCGTCGATATAAACGCAAACGTCGTTGATTTGTGCGTTAATACATTGAGTGTGTTCTTCATAATTTGCTATAGATATTAATTCATCGTTTAGCTGTTTCACTTGATTGTTCAGCGCATTTTCGTTTTGCGCTACTTTGTGAAGCAAATTTGCGTCGTTGTTGTCCATCACGCCGAAAAGATATTTATCAACATTGCCCACAAAATTTAACAATCCGCGCCGTTTTCTATTCAATATCTTAGGTGAACTCAAGCTGAGTTCGGGATGATCGGCGTATTCGCCTGATTTTGATATTTTCGAATCAAGATCATTGTGTTTTTTCACCAAAGCAATTATTTGATTCACGACAAACTGATTCAATTGGGTCTGTATCAATTTTTGCGAAGTGCAATTATTAATCGAATTGCTGTTTATGTAGTTTACAAAAGCATGAGTCTCGTTGTACAAGGAATCCAATTGTTTATAGATTACGCCGTGATCCATTTCGATTACAAAAGTCCATAAATTTTCTACAGATTGCATTTTGTTAATAAACTGGTAATAAAAACCTGACGTGTGAGGCAACTCTTTCAACTCAATCACTTCATTGTGGTTAACGATTTTTTGACTGTTTACCATCGTCGTCAGTATTGTAGCCACAATCAACAGCAACATTTTAGATATCAATTTGATAGCCATTGTGCCGCACTAACACTTGTTGTTATTCCTTCGAAAACTTCAAGTTGACTGATTGTGCTCGCGAACCTTTCGTTTATATATACCCAAGATATTAAATATTCATAAATTAATAATGTGATGTTCACATAACATTCTTATTTTGACATTAGAGAAAAGGGCACGTAATTATTCCGTCTCATAAATAAAATGATAAAAGTGTTTTTGGTGGTGATACCGTTATTAGCGGTAGTGACGGCCACCAAACAGTTTAAGGATGATGATTTTCCTGCCAATTTGCGTGATAAGAATAATGTAAATTACATTATCGACGATGTTTGCGTACATAAAAAATTCAGAGATCCAGTGTTGTGCGACGGGCTCACGTTTTGGAACGAATTTGAAAAACAAAGTTTCAATTTTCGTAGAGCGGAGGATATTGAAAAATATGGCGTTTGGTTGAGGCTATTCAACAATTTGGAATACTACAATCCCTACAACAAATCGAAACTAATCGAAATGATATCCAACAAAAACATGGAATGGGCACTTATCAATGGAGACACGACAGCCGACATGAAATATAATGCAATCGAAGTATTTAGATGGGTTTCCGATACATGGATAAAATTTCACATTAAAAACGACTACGCTATTTTCGAAAGCACTTTATCGTCTTTTATAAATTTTTTTAATACGTTTCCCGTGTGGTGTGGACTCAAAACTGAATATTTTCTTAAAGTGGCGCTTGTTGCATATAGAAAAGTTCGTTTGACTTATAGATTACATATGAAACGCATTGATATTGCTGCCGCAAACATATTAAAATTGGCTATTGATTATCCTTTGTTTTTGATAGACACCGAAGAATTGAAAAGTATTTTTTACGTTTCTTACGTATCAAAGGTACAGAATCAAACTTTTTTTAAGAATTTGTACACTGTGGTCAATGAAAATAAATATTTGCCGTATGAAAATGTGTTCAAAATTGAAAACACCACTTTTGTTGTTCATCACAACGTGATTGATAAAGATAAAATTGAAGCAATGCGTGTTGAAACTGAATTTACCTATTACAATCTAAAAAAATTTTTAAATAAAACACAATTAAACGTACAGCAACACGCCGCCCAAAGAAGACATCAATGTGTACGTACACGATAACAAAAAGTTATATGAAAGAATGGGTGATTTGTGGTCAATACTGACAAACAATGGAGGGTATACACATCGCAATCGTGACACTAAAAAGATCGAAAGTCATGTGTATTACAATGCAAAAGCGGTGCCTTGGAATTATGGCCACGAATTGGTTCACGCGCTGATGAATGTACACCATATAACCCGATATCCGCCGTCTTGGTTTGCCGAAGGGTTAGCCAATAGAATTGGCAATCACGAATGTTTTGTTTATGATCACGATAGCATGAAGGCTCACATAAATGCAACTGTAAAAGAAATTGTATTGTCCGATTATAACAGCCCGTTATTGTACGGAATGGGTAGCGCGTTAGTAGATTTTTTATATGAAACTCGTCCCGAACAATTTGGTGAAATGATTTTAAAAAATAAAATTAAACTAAATATTACAAAATATATGGAATATGACTTTTACAATTTTAAATTGAATAAAATTGCTTACTGCAATAACGTTTTGATGCATGAGCCGTCGTATAAAAATACGGTTTTGCGGCAGTATAGTCGAGCAATACAAAATGTGGATTTTGGTGGATGTAAAAATTGGATAAAGATTGAATTTAATGATATTGTGTTTTACATGACTCGTTACAGATTGTTTAAAGCATCTAAAAGTAGTGTTCCTCAGTTGGTTTTAGCGTCGCCGATCAATCGTTATATTGGTCAATATGATTACAATTGGTTTTTAAATGGTGTTCTCAAACGCACTTTTATGTATTTTGGTGATACAAAAAATTATTTAAAAATAGACGACGCATATTCGTACGCAAATAATGTGTCGTGCGATACCGATTATGTCGACCCGACGCCGACCGTGGCTCTTTTCGGTTACAAATCTGGTGTTTGGAATAATGTAGAGTATCTAAAAAATAAAAATTTTGACGAAGGTCGCCTGATTATACAAAATTATTTACAAAACTTGAAAAGTTGTAATGTGTTTTTGAATCCCGCGGTGGCAGATCGCAGTATTCCCAGACGTTTAACTAATTATGCCGATAGCATAATGCAACTGAAAAACATTAAAATAAACGATTCGGAAAGTTACGTTAGATTGGACGCGAGAGGCAATACAATTTTACATTTGTTGGCTCTACATAATCACAAATTGTATAATGGAGTTTCATTTAAACACAATGTGTTGAATTACGACAGTTTGTCTGCCGAAAACTTGTATAATTATGTAAAAAATTATGTATTTACGTATGGAAAGTTTCCAAATCGATATTGTTATACTATGATTGAAAATGTTGAAACGTCTATATCGACAATGTTTCCTACATTAACAGTAGACTACTCGAAATTTATTACTAAAGACATAAATGATATACCGTTTGTCGCCGAAACAGAAGCTACCACTAAAATATCAACGTTTATACCCATCAATACGAAAAAAATTGAATCTTCAACATTTTCAATAAACAATGATATTTTGACCGACAACGGTATTGATTATATGGAAACTGACAATAATAGTAAAATTAATAAAGATGATAGGTATATAAATAAAATCATGATATTGTTAATTACGTTTATTATATTCATAATACTGGCATTTATAGCTGTAACAATATCTTTTGTTTCGTTAGTAATTAAAAACAAAATAAATAGTAGTAAAAATAACAGAAGCAACAACAATTTTGTAAAGTTTAACAAGCATAAATTTTACGAAGACAACGATTGCACAACTAGATTGTTTGAATAAATTATTTAAAGTTAATATTCGTGTATCATTTTAGAGATTCACCCCTAGTACATTTATTATATATTATTAAAAAAACTTAAGATAAATTAGGACGTTTCAAGTAATTATGCTACCCGTACACAAAAATTAAATCTATAACTAATAGTAGTGGACCGGTTTTGCATTCGACGGGTGCCCAAGTTGTGAAATTGGACAATTGGGCATCGTCTTTTGCAAAACTGTGAACCGTTTTGCTTTCATCTATACAACGACGCACTTTGGACGTGAGATATGTTTCGTTGCAGTCATCGTCAGCAGCATCATCATGGGCAAGAAAATCGTTAAACCACATTCCGTAATACCATTTGCTTTTGTAATCATTGCAAATTATAGCCTCGTTAATAAATATAGTAAAAACAGTCTTTTCCATTGTTTGCGCCATTTCAATTACGTTTAAACCGTGCTCTTCCATCAATGGGTTTAAACGACGCACTACAAAAGGTTTAGTTTTAAATTCATCTTCTTCACTGGCAAATCCATCAAAATAGCAAGGATTTGTTTTATTGTTAGCATTTACCACACATAGATATTTGGGCGGACACACAAAAGTCGTTTGTATATATTTGTTATTCGAGTTCACGTTAATAGTTAAAATTTTATCTTTCATACAATTTTTATCAAGTATATATTTCATCTTGACTCTTTTATTATCGTTCTGACTATAAACGATAGACGGATTTGTTTTAATTTTGTTTAAGTACACCAAAAGCGGATGATCAATTTCCATGTTTATACACTGTTGAATATTTCTTTTAAATCTTTTTCATAACTGTCTGCGTTTTTAAAATCGTCAAAATACACACTTTTGTTTGTAATATTCAAATTTTGGTATTTTGTCTTTGCCACCGACACACAAACTGATCGATCTACATTTGGATCTTCGCTCAATTTATAAATCACTACTCTGAAATTTTTAACTTTAATCAGAGTAGCGTTTGTGTAAAACAAAAACTCATTTTTATTTCTGACAATAATTATGTAGCGTTTGGTGAAGTTTAGTCGTTGTCTTAACATTTGCATTTTTTTAGTTTTTTTATTTAACAATGTTCGCAATCTTTGCAGTTTCATTTCATATTCTCGTTCGTAATAGTTTGCCATATTTTTTATGCATTTTTCCATTTTCTCGTTTGAATTCTTCAATATAAAAAAGGCTTTAGATATTTTTCTAAAATTGTCCAACGAAATAGATTTTGGTTGATTGCATTGTTGTTGCTTCGTGAACAACTGTTGACTTTTCTGTTGATTTTTCACTTCACTCAAATTGCTACTCAATATCAAAGCGTTTGTATTTAAATATTTAAGCAAACATTTATTTCGCAAAGTAGACATGGTGATGTTGCCTTTAACAGTTTCGGCAGTTTAATAAACTGAAAATGGCCAAACAGCGTTTATAAACCTATACGATGCGTAATTGTATTTGCGCACAACCCACGTTAGCCGCATTGACGTGAAACGGAAAATAAACTCTAACTACATTAACATAAATCCTATATTATAAATAATGGGAAACACAATCTTTCTACTGATAAATATTTATTTGATTTAAACAGCTGCAAAAAAGGTCATGCGCAACAGTTGCTGGACGTGATTCACGCTAGAGTCCGTTACAAACGGTATAAATATGTAGGACATTAAATAATCACTGTAGCTTACGTTGGCCGCTTCCGTTTTCAAATCAAAAGCCATGCGTCGATTTTTGTTTACTGTACTTTTGATGACGTGCTCGGTGTACCAAATGGCTTTATGTTCCGAAGTCATTGGCTGGTTATGAATCAAATGACGCAATTCTTTTAAATTTTGACGATACACATTATTAGTAGCAACGTCGTTTATTACTTTGGCCATTTCGTTGCTGTCGACTGTAAGAGTGTCAACGACACGACCAATGCCAAGATCAATATATTTGTTTGTATTGAATGCTTGGTCGCCCATCATTGGAATTCCCACTAAAGGAACCAAAGATTCAATAGCTTCATCGGTAGATTGAACGCCTCCCTGTGTCACAAACGCTTTGACGTTATTATGATGCAACAAACTATATTGATCAAACCAAGATTGAATTAGCACATTATTGGGAATCTTGTAATTGGACAGCGAGCCGTCGTATTTCCATGCGATGGAATATGGCAGTTTTTCAAAAGTATTCAATATCATGTTTATAAATTCAGATTGTAATTCTTTGGTGTCGATTGTTGAACCAAAACTGACATAAATAACTCCATTAACAGATTTATCTAAAAATTCTTTTACATAATCAATTAGAGAAGCGACTTTTTTCCTGTGTAAATGAAGTCCACCTAAATATTGGACGCTGGGTGGTACAGGTCGATTGTTGTCAAAAATCGAATGTACATTTATTAGTAACAGCTTAACGTTTTGCTTCAAATTAGATATAGTCGGTGTGTTTATTCCAAATTGTTGTTTAAGCATTTTATTTTGTTCTTCGGCCAATAAGCTAAATTCATTTTGCAATCGCAGTTCCATGTACAGTTCGTTGATTGTTTCCCACATGTTTAAATCTCTAAATTTGTCTCGCCACAGATTGGGATAGTAAACGGGATGTCTAGCCACGGCACCCATAGTTTCAAAATTCTCCGCCAAACCGTAGCCAGATGAAATTTGAATTACTGGTACATTTCCAAATAGATGTGATAGCACAATTGGATAATCAATAAATGCTTCGGTGATGAGAAGATCAAACGATTCAGAATGTCGCTTTTCGATTAAATCTTTAACTGAAGGCAAATCGAGTTGATCTTGAATCATTTTAACTAATTTTATGTAGTTGCGAGCGGTGACCGTTGAGCTGTCCGAAATCACTCCACGTTTTTTAAAAACGGCAGATTGCTTGAGTAAATTTTTAAAATATTCTTCGGATAGTGTAGCGTCGAGTTGAGTTATATTGTACATTGTGTCGACCGGAGAAATGTAATCAATTTGCGTGGTTGGTTTTACAACAACAATGTCGTGTCCTCTGCTGGCCAAAGCTTCAATGTACACCTTGAAGACACTCTGATGACTGTAAGAAGGCGTCGGGAAAACGGCTAAAATCCTGGCGCCGTGCACTTGATCGGCCAACCATAACAATAAAACTAATATGTAATACATTTTATAATAAAGAATTTTCAATAATGACCGTGCCTTTGTCGACTTTACAATGAGGTTAGTGGGACGATTTTTTCATTTATATGGTCACAATTCTCATTAATTCAATTGTTCTATGTGTGTCGAATGTATATGTATGTGTTCAATTTTGAGTCACATTATAATTTAGTTCTTTAATGGTAATCTTTTCCAAGGCACAATCTTCAGACATAGGTTTTTTTTTAAAACATGTTATCATTTTGTAGAGTTTTGTTTTAAAGGAAAATAGTAAAAGCATAATCAATAATATAAATATCATTCTAGTGTAACTGTTGTCCGAAACTTCGTTTTTTTGAATGTTACTAATTTCGTTCATAATCATGTTAAACAAATAGTCAATGTCATTGTTGTTGATGGTGCTATTTAATAATTGATCAGAATGGCGTAACAACATGAAGAGTACGATAATAGTGATTGCCATGACTTTATGTTTAATACTTATCCGAGGCAATAATGTAGACAAAGCGGCATCGACACATTAGTCACACAGACGATTTGGTGTAGAGTCAACATGTATAAAACACTTGCTAATAAATATACTTTAGAACAAGTAACTTTAATGTGGACTTCAATTGCGTACAATGATTGTAGACAGTTTGCTTTTTTTGACGGCACATATTGGCGTCATCCCAAAACATATTTCAGCGATGTAAACGAATTTTACACGTACATTTGCCGGAATCGAATCAGTGATGTTCATGTAAAATCACTACCTGACAATGGAGGTCGAGAATGGATCATAGACGTGGACATCAAAGAAACCGATAATGACAAGTTGAAATTAAAAATTGAAGTTTCTAAACAAGTGTTTAGACATTTTTTCGGCAATAGTGTAACGAGAATTATGTATTCTGGAAATCGAGGAATTCATGTGTGGCTGAGAATTGATCGTTTTCGTATGAGTGCCAACAAAGAAAGCCGTGGTAAATATTACAAAGCGTTTGTCGAACCAAAAGTTATTTTATTAAACAAAATTGAACCCGGCAGTTTCATATATAGCATAAAAAGTGTACTCGAAGACAAAGAAGTGAAACACAAAATTGATCAGTTATATAAAGACGACGTTGGAGATTTGAAACAAATGTTACACGAATTCTGGCCGGCCGTGGATCGACACGTTTTTTGTAACTTGAATCAAATTCGTACACCGTATAGTTACAATTTTAAGGGAAAAAAGTTTTCCACGCCATTGAATTAAAGACAAGATGGAATTTTTGAATCGAATATTCAATTCATTATTTGGTCAATCCGCAAACGAAGAATGCACTAACGAAAAAGAAAAACACAATAATGTCAAGATTGATTTTTGTAAAAATATATCGCAAACGCCGCAAAATTATTCGTATTTATTGAAAAGACAAACTTTCAAATTCCACAATCAATTTTTATTTGGTTTGCGGTATATTGTAGCGGAAGAATTGTGGATGGTGGGTTGTGATTTTGCATATGGTGTCGGTTTTGATGATGCCGAGAAAGCAATCAAAAGTTTAGTCGACGAGCGCTATGTTAAATTTCTAAACACAATTGTGTTTAAAAACAATGTCGCACAAGATTCTAACCATGCCGGCAACGTAAAGTGTATAAACAAGACGGGAGCATTTCAATTGCTGAACAATATTGATTTTGACAACAAAGCAGAGTTTATAGCTTATCTTTTGGAAAACTTTAAAAACTTGGAGTCTAAATTGACAACGAATAAATCTTTGTCGTCAGATGATGATAAACTTTCAAAAGTGTTGACTGCTATAGAAACAATAAAAAAAGACAATGCATCTTTGCTGGATCGCAATGAACATTTTAAAAACCAAGTGTTTGATAAGTTTGGTGCTTTTGAAAGGCGATTTAATGAGCAAATAGTAGAATTGGACAAAAAGATTTGTTTGTACGACAATGTTGAACAATTGTACAATAAATTGCGCACTTTTCACAAATCCAAAGAAATTACAAGTTCGTTTTCAAATTTATCATTTTTGTCTAATGAGTCGCATAATAACGACGATTGTAGATATGAAACTGTCAAGTTTCCCAGAGATTCATCAAAGTATCCTCGTTTGGCGGTTTACGTTAAATCGAATGCAACTCAAGGAACAGATTTGGCTTTTTTGGCGGGCCAACAAAAAAATATGGGTGCTAGAAAACGCAAATATCAAGACATGGAATTAGTTTATGATGCTGTTCATCCTAATCCTTTATTGGCACTACATTGTATTAATGAAGAGTTGGAGAATAAAAATTTTAAATTTTGTAAAAAAAGTAAACGTATGTATTGTATTGATTCTGACATTGACACTGTTAAATCTTTTATAAATGAAAATGTTTAAATGTTTGGTGATGGTTAATCAATATATTTTATATGGTATATGGCATTTTTATTTTTTTCCGCTCATTACTTCATTTGTAATTCTCAATAAGTAATTTTGTCCTTTCGTAGAAGATTGTGAAAAATCAAATACACCATAATGTATACTCGCTATAGCTATAATCCTTCTCTGGGACGCACATACGTTTACGACAACAAATATTACAAAAATTTGGGTGCCGTAATCAAGAACGCTAAACGCAAGAAGCACCAGATCGAACATGAAGTTGAGGAACACACCCTTGATCCGCTAGACAAGTATCTTGTCGCCGAAGATCCTTTTTTGGGTCCGGGCAAGAACCAAAAATTGACTCTTTTCAAGGAGATTCGTAATGTTAAGCCCGACACGATGAAGCTTGTGGTTAACTGGAGCGGTAAAGAGTTTCTTAGGGAAACTTGGACTAGGTTTATGGAAGACAGTTTCCCTATTGTGAATGACCAAGAAATTATGGATGTTTTCTTGGTCGTCAACATGCGTCCTACTAGACCAAACCGTTGTTTCAGATTTTTGGCTCAACACGCCCTGCGTTGTGACCCCGATTACGTGCCTCATGAGGTGATTCGCATTGTCGAACCCAGCTATGTAGGCAGCAACAACGAATACCGCATTAGTCTGGCCAAGAAAGGCGGCGGATGCCCTGTCATGAACCTGCACGCCGAGTACACCAACTCGTTTGAAGAATTTATCAGCAGAGTAATTTGGGAGAACTTTTACAAGCCCATTGTGTACATTGGTACCGATTCCGCTGAAGAGGAGGAAATTCTTCTTGAGGTGTCTCTAGTATTCAAAATCAAAGAGTTTGCGCCGGACGCACCACTTTACTCTGGCCCAGCCTAT